AAGGGCAACAATGGCACGGCTGGCTCCGGCACCACTGGCGGTAACGGTGCTGGCGGTGGCGGTCATCGGGTGCTCCTCGGGGTTCGGGGGCGGGGGTGTCGCCCCATCAGGTACCGCTAAAGCGTACCGCGCCCAGCACTGGGGCGCAATACTGAAAATCAGACGCGCTCCTGCCGCGTCTCCAGCGCGTGCAGCGCACCGAGGAGCGCGAACTCCTGGTGCTCCCAGAACGTCCCCGGCTCCGGCTTCAACGCGCCCCGGGCGTAGCCGACCTCCCGCAGGTGCTGCACGGAGCGCTCCGCCGCCGCGACCCGAGCCCTCAGCCCGTCCTCCTCGAGCGCCAGCTCGTGCAGGCGCGCCGTCGACCACGGCAGCGAGTCACCGGGCCCCATCATCTTCTTCGACTGCCCAGCGGCAGCCTGAGCCGCATTCCAGCCGGCCACCCACAGCTCGCGCTGCTCCGGGGTCATGGCGTCGGCCTGCAGGCGGCGAGCCTCGGTGTCGTCGCTGCGGTAGACCTCGGCGACCTCGGCGAGGCGCCGGGCGCGCTGCTCGGCGCGGCGCGGGGCCTGCTCGCGGCGCAGCTGGGCGGCCATGGCGGCGGGGCGGTAGTCGCCGGACAGGACAGACGTGCTCATCGGGTGCTCCTTCGGGCTGGTGCCGGGGGTGGTCGGCACGCGGTTGAGTGTCGGGGATCGAGCTGGCCCCCGGTGGTCGGGGGCCAGCTCGCGGCGGGCTCAGGCGGCGAGCTTCGGGGCGAAGACCTTCCAGGCGTCCTTGGCGGCCTTGATCGCGGCGTCCTCGTCGTCCCAGCCGGCGGAGTCCACGGCCATCGGGGTGTTCAGCAGGAAGGGCAGCGTCATGACGATCTTGCGCTGCTTGCCGGAGTAGTGGATCCAGCCCCGGGTGACCCCGTCGGCGTCGATCAGGCCGGTGGCGGACTTGCGGGTGAAGCGGACGCTCTCGACGGTCAGGTCGGTGGCGGCGGCGGTGGCGGTGATCTTGGCGAGCATGTCGGGCTCCTCGGTGGGGGTCGCTCTCTCGGGTACCTCTAAAACGTACCCAGGGGCCGGGGTCTGATCAACACCTCAGCCAAGATTTTTCAGTATTTCTTATCGGCGCTGGTCAGCGCCCACCTCAGTGGGCTCCGTGGCCGGTGAGGATCAGCGCGAGCAGGACCAGCGAGGCGAGGGCGCAGACGGCGGCTCCGACGAGCGGGAACCAGTGGGCGACGCGGTCGCGGGTCGTCGTCGTCTCGGCAGGGGTGACGGTCATCGGGTGCTCCTCGAGCTGGGGTGTGCGGGGGGCGGAGGCCGGGCCCCGGGGGTGGTCGGGGCCCGGCCGTCGGTCACAGCTCGTCGTCGGCCAGCTCGTCCAGGTTGACCTCGCGCTCGGCCGGCTCGTAGGAGTCCCAGGGGCGGTTCCGGTACGGGGCGAGCGCGCGCTTCGGGTTGTAGGCGGCGGCCTTGAACATCAGGTTCGGGTAGGTGGCGGCGCAGTCGGCGACGCGCTCGTCGATCCACTCCTTGGGGCCGGCGGAGGAGTCGGCGCACAGCCAGCTCTTGTCGGTGGGGGCCTTCACGACCAGCATCCAGCGGGTGTCGGCGGGGGCGGTGGTGGTGTCGGTGGTGGCCATCGTGTGCTCCTCGGTGGGGGTCTCGCTCTTGGGTACCTCTAAAACGTACCCCCGGTCAGAGGTCTGATCAACACCCTGACCAAACTTTTTCAGTATTTCTTGTTTCCGCTGGTCAGCCGCGACTTCTGCCGAGAATCGCCTCCAGCTGCCCCCAGTCTCGTCGGCCGACACGCAGAGCCCAGCACACGCCACTCCCCCAGCTGACCCGCTCGGGGCCAGCTGGGGGCGCGCCGGTCAGGTCTCGATGACCCTCGGCGCGGCCGGCGCCGCCACCGTCGGGATCGGCAGGGGCGCGGTCGTCGTGACCGCCGGGTCGAGCTGCCCGGGCCGGTACGTCTGGTGCGGCGTCGTCAGGCCCGCCTTGTCGGCCAGGGCGAGGATGGCGATCAGGAAGGCCAGGGCCACGAGCGCGATCACGGCGAACGCGGGCAGGCTGCGGAGACGGCGGGACAGGGACATCGGGTGCTCCTCGAGCGATCGGGCGGGGCGAGCCCGGCGGCGGGGGTGGTCGCCGCCGGGATCGCACGTGCAGGGTTCAGGCAACCAGGTGGCAGGTCAGGCGCCGCACTGGGTGTCGGTCCAGCCCGTCGGGCAGAACACCCACTGGTGGTCGGAGGCGATCCAGGTCGCGACACCCTCGGGCGTGCGGACCTGCTCGCCGTCCTGGGCGGTGGCCGGCGCGGGGAAGGTCGCAGCGGGGGCGGGGGTCGGGGTGCTCGTGCCGGTGGCGAGGGCGAGCAGGACCATCGCGAGGAGGAAGCCCAGCGGGGCGAGGACGCAGATCCGGATCGTGCGGTGGCGGCGGCGGTGCTGGGCGTCGCTGGTGACGCCAGCCTGGATGGTGGGGAAGGTGGTGGTGGCGAGGTGGTCGGTGGCGTTGTGGGTGGTCATCGGGTGCTCCCTTGCTCGGTGGGTTGGTACCGGTAAACCGTACCTCGCTCCCGAGGGCTGGTGAAGCCCTGCAGCCAACTTTTTCAGTATTGGATCTCAGGGCCTCTGACGGGTCGGACGTCGAGCTGGAGCCCAGCACCCTCGGGCACCCAGCTCGACGTCCCCAGCGCCCACCCAGCGCCTCCCGCCCGGGACCAGACGAGGCCAGCTGCCCACCGGCTTGTCGGCCGGCAACTGGCTCGTCAGCCTGAGCCCCGAGGAGGCTCCGCAGCGAGTGCGGAGCCTCCACCGGGCTCAGGCGGTCAGGCCATGAAGTCCAGCGCGAACGCGGCGGCGTCGGCGAAGACCTCGGGGACGGTGCCGGTCTCGAACTCCTCGGCGTCCTCGGTCACGGCCACGACCCAGCTTCCGACCAGGACCCCAGCGACCGACTCCTCCTCGGCGATCAGCACGTCACCCTCCTCGACCTCGTCGCGGTCCACGGCGGCCAGCGCCTGGGCGGTGGTGTCGAAGTAGTGCACGGCGTAGCGGGCGACGGGCAGCTCCTCCACGACCAGCGGGGCGGGCTCGACCGGGGCGTCGGCGGCGGGACCGAAGTCCAGGGGCAGGGCCCACTCGTCGGTGGGGACGACCACGTCGGTGGTCTTCACGACGGGGGCGGCGAAGAGGGCGCCCTCGGCGGCGAGGACGAGCGGGTTGTCGGCGCGGAGGGGCGTTCCGAAGATGCCGGTGATCGGGGCGGTGCGGCGGGTGCGGCGGGCGGTGGTGGCCATTTCGGTTCTCCTTGCTCGGTGGGTTGGTACCTCTAAAACGTACCCCCCGCTGGGGAGCTGGTGAAGCCCCCAGCGAACTTTTTTCAGTATTTCTCGTCGGCGCTGGTCAGCAGGCGGTCAGCTGGTCGCGAGCAGCTCGCCGAGCCGCTCCAGCGCGATCTCAGCGACCGCCCGCCGGGGCACCGTCCAGTAGCGGTTCCCGTCGCCGCCCAGGCGCACCACCTTGACGTCGCCGATGCCGGTCGAGCCCAGGACGACGTGCGGCAGGTCGGCCGGGATCTTCGCGTTGCCGGTGACCAGGACGGCGGCGCCGACCACGAGCGGCGGCAGCAGCTCCTGGACGGGTGCCTCGCCCTCGTGGGCGACCAGCGCCGCGCCCGGGCCCTTCAAGCGCTCGCCGGTCTCGACGTCCTCGATGAGGTACGTCTTGCGGCGGCCGCCGGGGGTGTCGACGACGCGGTACACGCGGCCCGGCTTCGTCGGGGTCGTGACGAGCTGGTCGTGGCGGAAGTACACGGTGGGCGTGGCGGTGCCAGGCATGGCAGTTCTCCTCAGATTCGTCGCTGACGGGTCAGTGGTCAGCGCAGGATGTCGGCGGTGCGGCGGGCAGCCTCGGCGGCCGCGCGCTGGTCGCTGGGGCGGCCCAGCATCTCCGCCTTGTACTCGATCCAGGTCTGGCGGCCGTTCGCGCGCCACCAGTCCATCAGCTCCTCCGACGCGTACCGGGCGGCGGCACGGGCGGGCCCGTGGAACAGGGTGTAGGGGTCGATGCCGGCGGCCTCGCCAGCGTCGTTGAGGAGGTGGCCGCGGCACTCGTCCTCGGCCTGGTGGTAGCGGATCAGGGTCTGGGCCCCGTACATGCGGTCCACGGTCTGGTCCAGGCTCTCGCCCTCGCGGCGCTCCTGGCGGACCAGGTCGCGGCGGCGCTCCTCCTCGGTGACCTCGGGCTCGTCGACCTCGGCGTCGCGGCGGTCGATCTCGGCGAGGACGGCGTCGAGCTCGGTGTCGGTGGTGGCGGTGGCGACCATCGCGACCAGCGCGTCGTCATCGACCAGCGTCAGGTCGGTGGCGGGGGCGGTGGTCGTGGTGGTCATCCTCGTTCCTCTCTCTCGGTCGGTTGGTACCGGTAAAACGTACCCCGCGGGAGAGGACTGGTGAAGCCCCTGACCAAACTTTTTCAGTATTTCTTCCGTGCCACGGCCTGACCAGCCAAAACGCCGCAACGAGTGCCCAACCGCCACCGGCCGGAGACCAGCCCAACCGCGCCCGACACGCAGCTCGACGAGCAGCAGCCGCCCGCTCGACACCGGCCGACGACGTTCGCGGCCAGGTGAGTTCGCGCGACGTCGACACGCAGGGCCCCCGCGCACTCCCCATCTGGGGGTATGGCCGTCGTGTCCACTGTGGGCGGTCGGGTCGGCTGCTCTGCTGGTCGCGGGCTCGGGGAGGCCCTGGGGAGGCTCCTGCGCTGCGGTGCGGGGTCGGCTGGCCGGTTGGGGTCGGTTCGGGGTCGGTAGGCGGCCGATGGCCAGCTGGTTGCGGCTCGTGGCCCCCTGTTGCTCGCTGGAGGGGCCAGCGTGCCTCCCGGGGAGCGGGAGGCACGCTCGCCCGTCTGGCTACGCCAGGGCGGCCAGAACGGCTCCTGCGACGGCGCTCACGGGGGTGGCGCTGCCGTCCAGGCGGACCTCCCACGGGTCCCCGTCGACGGCGAGGCGGTCCACGAACACGCGCCAGCCCCACGGGTTCTGGCTCCGCTCGACGGTCACGCGGCCGGTGGGGTGGGTGAAGCGCTCGGTGCTGCCGGACTTCACGGGCTCGGAGAAGTCCAGGCCGGTGAGGAGGGCGTACAGGGCGGCGAAGTTGGCGATCGTGGCCATCGGGTGCTCCTTCTCTCGTGGGGGGCGGGGTGCCTCCCCCATCGGGTACCGCTAAAGCGTATCCCCTCCCACCAGCCTGATCAATATTTTTCAGTATTAGCCACGTCACATGATCAGGTGTAGACCAGTGATCCCCATACGGGTACGTTTTAGAGGTACCCCACAGGGGGGTGCACGAGACAGGAAGGAAGGTGAGCGCCCGTGACACCGTTGGGACACGCGCTGCTGACCGCCCTCGCGGAACAGGGCTGGACCTTGATCCGAGGGCGCGTGTCGGTGGTCGTGATCTCGCCGAGGACGGGGCAGGACTTCGTGATCCTCCAGCGCGAGCTGGAGGACGAAGTGGAGTTCGAGCTGCGTCTCATGGTGCTGCGCCTCGTGGTCCACGGCCTGGTGTGGCCGTGGCCGCCCGAGCACGACGGCATCCACGGTGAGATCCCGCGCTTCATCCGGTAGCGCGCACGAGCCCCCTCCCTCCCCGCTGGCACCGGGGAGGGAGGGGGCTCCGCCCAACGATGACACGCAGCTCCGGCATCGACCAGCAGTCTGGACTTTGAGTCTAAGATTCTGGGCGTGACACCACCCCTGAGCCTGACCATCAGCATCGAGCTGGCCCAACCGCTCCCCGACCAGCCGGCCACCGACCAGCCCGACCCCAGCGAGACCATCACCGCCCACCGCATCGGCCACGACGTCGCCCGCCACCTCGGCCGCGACGCGCGGCTCGTCCTCACCAGCGCCGACCCCGACCGGCGCCGCATCAGCTGGACCATCGCCCTCGACAGCGTCGCCCCCGTCAGCGCCGAGCTGACCCAGCTGGAAGACGCCGTCGACATCGCGCTGTACGCACACCTCAAAGACCGGCCCGCGCTCGAGCACCGCGTCACCGAACTCCAGGCCCTGACCATGGACGAGGTCGACCGGCGCCTCGCCCAGTCCACCGTCCCCGAGGTCGTCGGCATCGACGAAGTCGCCGAGCTCCTGGGCGTCAGCCGGGCCACCCTCTTCAACCGGCGCGACACCGACCCCGCGTTCCCGCCGCCCATCGCCCGCGGCGTCTGGCTGCGCTCGACCATCGAGGTGTACGCCCGGGCCCACGAGGCTCCGCGGCGCGGCCGACCCGCGAAGCCTCGCCCCGAGAGCGACTGACCCCGAGCACGACGAAGGCCCGCCACCGTGTGTCTGGTGGCGGGCCTTTCGCCGGCGCGGGCGGGGCGAGCGCACCGGGATGGCTTCCCGAGGGGTGGGTGAACGCTCGGTGAACACTTCACCACCCGGAAGATCCCCACGTCACCCGTGCCGAAGGTCCCAACCCGGACACCTACTTTCGGTAACCGAGTGGTTTGGATCACTCCCCCGGGCGGTACCAGCGGCGAGCAGCCCGCTTCGACAGCCACGCCAGCACCCCGTACGCAGTGCCGGCGAACCGCACACCCCGAGCGCGAGCCCGATACGCGTACACGAGCGCGTCGCCGAGCTCCTCCAGCAGATCCTGGGCCGGATCCCTGGCCGGGTCCTCCACCTGCAGCGGCTGCCCGTACTTCCGCAGGCCGAACGCGCGCCGCTCCGCGAGCATCTCCCCCAGCGGCGTCCCCACCGCCCGCAGCTCCGCGATCACCAGGCTGTGCACAGACTCCCCACCCGGCACGAACACCGGCGGAGGCTGCGCCGTGCTGGGCCTGTCGTCGCGGTCGAAGTCCGGACGAGCGCTCACCGCCGAGCCCTCCGTCCGTCCAGCCGCCGCGGCGCCGGCCCGGCCCCCCGAGCTCGCCGAGCCGCCAGCGCCGCCTCCCGCTCCACGCCGTCGACCGGCCAGCGGGTCACATCGGCCTGCGTCAGCGTCGGGCCGAAGACATCGCGCACGATGTCCGCCCACGCCCGAGCGACCTGGAGCACCACCTCCACGAGCGGCCGAAACGCCTCCCGCACGGCGTCGAGCATCGGCCCCGACCGCTCCACGAGCTGCGACGTCCGCAACCGGCACGCCGCGAGCTGCTCGTCGGTCGACGCCGTCGACCACGCGACCTGCAGCGCCGCGACGTCCGCAGCCCAGTTCCCCGTCTGCCGGGGCAGCCTCCAGCCGGTCACGACTGCTCCTCAGCGAGCGGGGAAGCTGTGATCGTCGCCGACGCGACCTGCGGCGGAGAGCCGTCTTCCCCGGTGAACATCACCAGGTGGACGCTCTCGACCCGGTAGTAGCCCGAGACCTCGCCGGCGCGGGGCCGGAGCTCGAATGTCCAGCCCTTCACCGGGAGCTGCGGCCAGCAGCCCGACCACACCTGCTCGTCCCCATCCTCGGTGGGCACGTCGATCGTCACCTGGATCACGGCAGCGGCTCCCCGTCCTTGCCGCCGAGGAGCGCCTCGGCGAGCTCGTATGAATGCTTCGTCCCCAGCGGCGACAGACGGCCTGCCGCGGCGTCACGCATCAGCCCAGCGACCTTGAGGAACGTCCACGCCAGGTCCGGGCCCTGCGCCTGGTCCGCGATCCGGGCCGCGCGGTGCAGGCGCTCCGCGGCCAGCTTCATCCGCTCCCCGTTCCGGTTCGACATCGCCGGGTGCAGCGCGATGCGGAGCGGGATGCCGAGCGCCGGGGTCGGCGTCGGCGCGTTCACGCTGCGGCGCCCTGATCGGCCTGGACGCCGATGATGTTGGGGAACCACGATGCGAGCGACCAGCGGACACCGGCGACGTGGAGCTGGTAGACGTGTCCGGGCTGCAGCTGCCCCCACACGTCGGCGCTGTTCGTCTTCCCGTACCAGATCGGGGAGTCTTCGTCGGCGAGGACGCCGCACTCGCGGGTGTAGACGCGGTAGTTCGAGGACCCGTCGGAGGTCGCGCCGCGGTCCATGTTCTGGACGGTGCAGGTGGCGACGTGGTCGTTCGCGGTGACGACCTGGTGGTCGACGACGAGCCCGGCAGCGCCGAGTAGGACCATCGCGGCCAGCGCGAGGCGGCCGAGGTGGTCAACGATCCAGTCCATGGTCAGGGGTTCTCCCGTCGGGGGTGGCTGAACGAGGTGAAGCCGCGCCAGGAGCGGCTGGGGGTCGGTCCGCGCTGGCCCTGGTAGTGCGATCCGGCCGCGGTGGAGCCGTAGAGGTGCAGGACCGGGGACGACAGGCCGAACACGGCGAGCTGCCCGATCCGCATGCCCGGCCACAGCAGGATCGGCAGGGTCGCCACGTTCGAGAGCTCGAGGGTGACGTGGCCGCGGAAGCCGGGGTCAATGAACCCGGCCGTGGAGTGGGTGAGGAGTCCGAGCCGGCCGAGGCTCGACTTCCCTTCGAGCCGGGCGGCGACCTGGTTGCCGAGGCCGACCTCCTCGTACGTCGAGCCGAGGACGAACTGGCCGGGGTGCAGGACGAACGGCTCACCGGGTGCCGGGGTGACCGGGTCGGTCAGCTCCTGTTCCTGGGCGGGGTCGATGACCTGCGTGGAGGCGTGCGACCGGAACGCGCGGAAGTCGTAGTCGAGCCGCACGTCGATGGAGGAGGGCTGCAGCTGGGCGGGTTCCATCGGGTCGACGGAGACCTGCTTTGCGACCAGCGCGGCGATGAGGTCGCGGTCCGAGAGGAGACCGGTCGGTCCGTGCCACGGGGTGACCTGGGGTTTCACGTTCGTGGGGTGCGGGTCGTCCACCGACCGGAGACCGGCGCCTGTCGCGTCCTGGGCGGTCTGGGGTTCGCGCTCGTCGGCTCGGCGGTGCGCCTGCTCGATCAGCTCGCGCATCGTGCTCACCGCTCCAGGAGCCTCTCGGCGCGCTCCCAGCCCCACACGGCTGGCCACAGGATCGCCAGCACGACGTGCAGCAGTACCGCCGGGAGCTGCCGGGCCTGCAGCGGCCCGCGACCACGCAGCGCCGCTGAGATCGCCACCAGCGACGCAGCGAGGCCACCGAGGTAGAACGACGCCACAAGCGCCAGCCCGGCCAGCGTGAGGACGTCCTGGGCGGTGCTCACTGGACCTTCCGGAGGTCGCCGAGGAGGTCGAGCGGGTCGGCCACGGCAGGCGGCTGCAGGAAGTCCAGGGCCTGCGCCGCGTACTCCAGCATCGCCCGCCGGTCGGTGGCGGTCAGTGGCTCCGGGTAGCAGGACCGGGCGTGCGCGAGCGCGGCCTGCGGGTTCGAGGTGCCCAGCTGGTCGAGCAGGTCAGCGCGGATCTTGTTCAGCGACAGCAGCATGTCCCGCTCGCCGTGGTCCGGGGCCAGCGCGCCGCCGTCGACCCAGCGGGACGCCGCGCGGGACACGAAGCACAGGTCGCAGAGGAGCACGTTCCGCGGCTCCTGCCCGCGGGCCTGCCAGTCCTCCCGCTCGACGGGGTGGCGCGGATCGTCCGCCCTGAGGTCCCAGCCGCAGAAGTCGCAGCTCACGTCGAGGTCAGGGGTCGTCATTCGAAGTCCTCCGGCATGTAGAGGGTGGCGTACTTGAACATGCGGCGCGCGTACTGCGACCAGTCGCCGCCGGTGTGCTTGCGGGCCCGGGTCAGCACGAACCGGTAGCCGGCCCAGCTGATCCGGAACGTCGTGTGCCGGCGGCCGCCGCCCGACCACATCGCCTCGACCGTGGCCTGGTCGAGGTCGCGAGGATCGGCGGCGGCCCTCACCGGCGGGCCCCGTAGCGCCGCTGGGAGGCGCCGATCTTCCACTTGAAGTCCCCGAGGGTGCGGGTCTCCGGGCTCGTCCTGGGGCCGGGGACCTCCCCGTACGGGTTCGGCTCTCCGTGGGCCAGGCACAGCGACACTGGGCACCAGGTGTCCGGCTTCGCGGCCTTGTCCAGGAACGCGCGGGCCGGGTGGTAGCCGTCCTCCAGGAAGACGACGGCCAGGTCGGGCGGGTCCTCGTCGAGGACCTGCAGCGCTGCCGAGACGCGGCGGGTCCTCCCGCCGGCGAGGGTCCACACGCGGGCGGCGTCCGACTCCAGCTTCCCGCCGGAGTGCAGCAGGGTCGCCACACCCCAGCCGCCCTCGTACAGGCGCTTGATCTCCGCGGTGACGCGGAGCTGGTCACGCCACAGCGCGGAGCCGACGACCAGGAGGCGGAGCTCGGCGCTCACGCCGCGGCCCGCCGGTACTCGCGGCCGGGCGCCGGGATCCAGCGGCCCGACGATGCGGCGCCCTCCGCGAGGAGCTGCTCGACGGCGCCGTGGAGCGCGAGCGCGGCGGCCGCGACCTCGGACGTCGGCGGGAGCTGCTCGACCACCCGGCCGCGGCCGTCCTGCACGGTGACCCACCAGAGGTCGTCGTGGAGGTAGCCGACGACCCACCGGTCCTCGAGCTGCCGGTCCCACCAGGCGCGCAGCGAGCCGTGCCGCTGGCCTTCGACCTGCTGGGTCAGGCCGCGGAGCACCCACACCTGCTTCACGTGGCGGGCCCCAGCGGGCGGGCCCGCCACCGCGGGGATCACCGCGAGCTCAGCCATCCTCGCCCCCGAACGCCGCGGCCCGGGCCCCGGAGAGCCGGGCGCGGAGACGCCGGTTCTCCTGCCCGCACTCGCGGAGTGCCTGCCGCATCAGGTCGCGCGGCTGGGCGACGTCGAGGTCGGACAGCCGGGACAGCTCGTCGAGGAGCGCCGGGATGCCGAGGGCGTCGAGGACCTCGTCGATCAGGTACCGGTAGAACTCCGACGACCGGCGAGGCGCGACGTCGCCGTCGCCGTTCAGGGCGGTCGACACGGCGCTCGTGGCGGCCTGCCAGCGCTCGCGCGGGATGCGGTCCTGCGGGAACAGCACCGGGTTCGGCCGGGCCGGCGCGTCCGAGGACAGCGGCGAGACGTCGCGGTGTGGGCAGGTGTCCCAGTGGACGCCGTCGATGGTGTACGTCGCGCAGCCGCGGCAGCTCCCGTCCTCGTCCAGTCCGCCCGGCAGCGTGCGCGAGCACTGGCGGCAGCCCGGCGAGCCGTGCGCTGGGCACCGCGCCTGGGACCGAGAGGAGGGCGTGGCGGCGGACCCCGGCTTTCCGTTCGGCTCCGGCACACCCGAGGTGGTCAGCCCCCGACCCTCCGTGTCCCCGTGGACTCCACTCCGCTCTCCGCCCTCCCCCCGGAGCTCGATGTCGGCCAGGCGCAGCACCTGGTCGACGATGACCGCGCCCAGCTGCTGGTCAGGCCCGATGGTCGGCTGCCAGTCGATGCTCCGTGCGATGCCCACACGGTCGAGACCTTCGAGGCCGCTCACCGGGTCTTCCTCGAGGGAGCGACGAGCGCGGGCAGCTCGACCTTCGCGGGCTCCCACCCAGGGGCGTCGACGATGTCGTCCCGGTCGGTGTGCGAGCGGGTGCAGGGCCCGGCGCCGCGCGGGTTCGACCCGAAGATGTGCCAGCCGCGCCGGTCCGGGACACGGAGGGCGAGGCGCCAGTACCCGCCGTCGGTGCCCCACAGCGGCCGCCGGTAGGTGCGCAGCTCGACCTCCCCGATGGGGGCCATGTCGATGCCGCCGCGGAGCGGCTGGGTCGGGAGCCCGGCCGTGACGCTGGGGCGGCGGAGGAGGCGCTCGACGATCTTCGCCTGCCAGGTCTTCTGTCCGAGGCCGATCTCGATCGCGACGATCCGCAGCGCCCCGGCCAGCTGCGATTGGCCGGCGGACTCCAGGATCGCGGCGACGTCGTCGAGCTGGTCCGCGGCGAGGGCGGCGCGGGCGCGGGCACCGGCCGCGGCGGACGCGGTCACGCCGCGGCCCCGCGGAGAGCAGCGACAGCGGCGGTGATGGCGGTGAGGAAGTCAGCGATGCGGCCGTGCTCGAACGCGTGGAGCACATCGAGCTGCTCGACCTGCGGGACGTCGGCCCAGCAGGGGGCGCAGAAGAACGACCGCACCGGGGTCTGCGACTTGCAGCCCGGGCACGCCCACATCGCGACCGGCACCGCCGGGGGTAGGGGCGGGACCTTCGAGGGCTTCTTCTTCGGGCGGTACGGGGCAGCGGCGGGCACGGGCGTGCTCCTCGGGTGCAGGCGCCGGGGGTGGTCGGCGCGGATCGGGTAGAGCGGGTGGAGCGGTCAGGCAGCGCGAGCGGCCGCCCGGATGGCGGCGATCGTGCGGCGCGGGATGCCGAGCATCGCGGCGAGCTCGGCATTGGTGAGGTCGAAGGCGTCCCCGGACTGGATGTAGGCGATGACCTCAGGCGGGTACTTGCTCCGCCGGCCACCCGACGACAGGCGGGCCCGTTTGATGTCGTCGCGGGTGCAGCGCAGCCGGGTGGCGATCTGGTCGTCGTCCAGGCCCTGCTCCTGCAGCTCGCGGACGTCGTCGATGTGCGGGCCGCTCTGCTCGTCGCGCTCGTAGACCTCGGGCTGGGCGAGCGGGGAGTCGATGGTGTCCTCGTCCCACGCCCAGGGGTCAGGCCAGCCGGCCTTCTCCGCCCACGTCTTCGACCGCAGCGACGGGCCGGGCTTCTCGGACAGCTCGGCGTACATCGCGGCCACGGCGCGTTGCCGCTCCGCCGGGACCACGGTCATCGCGGTCAGCCTCTTGAGCTGCTCCTGGCGAGCGTAGCCGAGGCGCTCGGCCTGCCACGACAGCGACCAGCCGGCCCGGGCGAGCGCCTTCACGCGGCGGCTGGTGCCGACGCCGAGGACGTTGGTCTGCGCCGGGTGAGGCCGGTAGTCGACGGCGAGGATCGCAGCCTCGTACTCGCGGGAGACGAGGCTGCTCACGCCGTTGAGGTGGCGCTGCAGGCCGAAGCGGGCGATCCCGGCGGCCTCCGCAATCGAGGAGAGCGGTAGACCGAACACGTTGACGAGAAGGTCCAGGTGAGTGCGGACCCGATCGGACGGGACCATCGGGGACGGCTCGCCGCGGGACTTCCGCAGCGCGTACCGGGTGTGCGAGTCGTTCGGGAGCGGGCCGCGGAGCTTCCAGCCCTGCCAGCCGGCTACGTCAGCTCGAGGTCCGGCAGCAGCCTCCGGTGCACGGCGAGCACGGCAGCGTGTGTCCGGTCCTTCGCTCCCAGGGCGACGAGGATGCGCTCGATGTGCGTCTTCACCGCGTCCGCGGAGACTCCCAGCTTGGCGCCGATCTCCTTGTTTGTGTGCCCGATCGCGGCGAGCGTCAGGACCTGCTGCTGCCGCAACGTGAGCGGGCGTCCCGGGGTGCCGGGCCTGGTGGAGGTCACCGCGGTCACGCACCGAGCCCACCGGCGGTGCGAGGCCGGTAGGTGGTGTGGGCGCCGGAGGTCTCGACGGCGCGGTGGCGACCGGACGGTGACTCCGGGCGGGCGTGGCGGCCCGGGTTCGGGGACGGGGCTCCGACGGGCTGGAGGCGGCGGCCCTGGCGTTCGTCGTGGCGCGGCAGGCGTGCCTGCTGTGCGGGGATCACGGTCGTCTGCTCGATCAGCGGCATCGGCTGCAGGCGCGGCAGCGGCTGCGGGCGGGCCGGCATCAGCGGGGCTGGCTCCCACCGGTTCCCGGACGGGGTCGGCGGGGCGAGGTCGACGACGTCGGGCCGCGGCCGGAGCCGCGCGGTGAGGCGTCGCAGGACTCGTGTCATCGGGTGCTCCTGATCGGGGTTGGTCCGCCGGGGGTGGTCGGCGGGGTGGTCGGGGTCAGGTGGGTGGTTGCTTCCGGGCGTTGGAGGCGGCGAGCCCGACGGGCTTGCAGCCGGGGGCGGTCTGGCGGCGTTCCCGGCGGCCGGTGAGGAGCCGCTTGTGGTCGTCGACGTCCAGGCAGTTGCAGCCGAAGTTGGTGTAGCCGGGCTCGGTGCCGTGCTTGCAGCGGGGGTCCAGCGACACCCTCTCGCCGGTCATCGGGTCGAGGACGCGCTTCTCGCGCTTCTCGGCTCGCTGGCGGGACCGTGCGGCGTTGCGGCGGAGGCGGCGGCGGGCGCGGGCGTCGGGTTCGTCGTCGCCGGGGCCGGTCACCACCTGCTGCGCGGTCGGCCTGGCCGGTGCGCAGCGCTGGAGTCGGCGGCGTTTCCGCAGTTGCGAGCGGGCGGCGGAGAGCACGGGGTCGTCATCTGGGCTCCCGGATCGGGTGGCGATCACGGGGGCCTCGGGGGTGGTCGCGGCTCCCGTGAGCGGGACCCCACCAGGATACACCACCCCAAAGGGATGCCTCAGGCAGAGGGTCCGGGGGCTTCGCCCCGCTCCTCGTGCAACAGGCCAGACACTGATCCCGAACGGCCCCTGCGACACCAGCTCAGGGGGCCCGCTCCGCACCGGCGGCAGCCAGACGAGAGCCGCCAGGAGGACCGCGACCGCGGCCGCCCGGAAGCCTCGCGTTCGCGCTCGATGACCCGCGACGTCGCCGGCGGGCCCGACGGCTCGTCCCGCTCCCGCAGGAAAGCCGCGCGCTTCGCGGCCCGCTCCTGGGCGCGCCGAAGCTCCGCCGCCTCCCGCTCCTCCTCGGAGGGAAGCCACGGAAGCCCCAGGTCCGTGGGGTCTCGCTCCGTGTCCATACCTCACGAGATACACCTAACGGGCGACAGTCTGTGCTACGTCGCTGGGCGCGCCGCTGTTTTTCAGTGTTTGCCAGCCGGTGCGGAGCGCAGCCCGGTGATCCGGAGTCGACCTGGGCCCGTGCTCCGGCATCGCCAGGTTGAGATCCTCGGCTTCATCCTCGGCGGCACGGAGCTCGGCGGCGATGAGGACCGGGTCCCGGTCGTGCTCGCATCGGATCTGCGGCTGCAGGCGCATGCCTGGCCGCTCGAGCACGTAGCCCTCGCGGTCGCACCACCCGCGGGCGCGGCAGGACCGGGCGATCTCCTCCTCGGCACGGCGCGCGGCGGCCTCGGCCTCGGCGCGGCGCCGGTTGCGGTCGTCGAGCTGGCGCTGCGCTGCGCGGCGGACGCCGCCGCACGGGCCGCACGGAGGCCGGTACTCGCCGAGCGGGATCGGGTTCTTCGCGTGCTTCCGGCACAGCCATGTGTCGGGGTCGTCGAGGTCGAAGGTGACCACCGGAGGCGGGGGCGAAGCCGGATCAGGAGGAGGAGGCGGAGCGAACTCAGGCGCCTGGGGGGCGGACGACTGCCTGCTCTCCGGGCCCCCTCCTCCCTCTGATGGTTCACCTGACGGTTCAAGGGGTCCCAGAGCGGGACCATGAATAACGTCCCGCTCTGGGACGGGGGTAGTCCCGCTGTGGGACCTTGCAGGCACATGGTCCCGCTCCGGGACCATGTGCTCGACCTGCGGATCTTCGGCCCCATCCTCAGCAAGGTCCCGCTCTGGGACCATGTCCTCGACCTGCGGATCCGCGTCGTCCTCGGCCGGCTCGTCGTCGTCGAACAGAGCCTCCAGCTCGTCCTCTTCGGCCTGCGAGACCTCCCGCTTCCGGGCGGCCAGCGCCTCGAGGTTGAGTCGGTAGGCGTTCGACCGCCGAGACCCGTTCTTCCGGCGACGCTCGCGCCGCTCCAAGAGCCCGTCCTCTTCCTCCAGCTCCTTCAACAGGCGGAAGACAGTCGAGCGCGGGATCTGCGTCTTCCCCATCAGGTGCTCGACGCCTGGCTTGCACAGGCCCTTCGCGTTCGCGTTGTCGGCGATGCCGAGCAGCAGCATCCGCTTGTTGACGGGCCGGACGTCGGACTCCAGCACGAGGGACATCGCCTTGACGCTCACCAGGCGCCTCCGGTCGGACGGCGGCGCGGGAAGGCGACCCGCTCAGGATCAGGGGTGGCTTGCGCAGGCGCGGCGTCGCCGTCCTGCGCACGTGACTCGGTCACGTGCGGACTCCTCGGGTGCTCGGCCGTAACGCTGGAGGGGGTGGTCTCCGCCGTTACGGGTGTGGACTTCTCATGCGTTGGGGTGTCTCGGCATTGTGGCCTATGGATCTCCGTTCCGCCGCGCAGGGACGCTGCGTTGCGCAGCGTGATGCATGCGCAGTGCGACGACCTGGGGTTTCGGTCCGGAACGGTTGACCGTACAAGTTTCAATGACTCTGCGTTATCGCGGGGGTCGGGGCGACAGGCGCGATCCGGCGTGTCATGATGGCGCTTGCCACCCCAGGAGAGAACCTCACAGCAGAGACCAGCCTCATCCCTCAAACCCAGGGGGCTGAGGAGGACTTCTCGTCCGAACCGGAACCAGGCATCAGGGGTGGTGCCCCGGACGGCGAGGAGCGGAGCTGCGACGGCGCACCCGCGGTCCTCGGACCGCGCTGGAGCTGCCCAGCTCTGGAAGCGCGTCGGTCGGGTGATGGACACATATCGGGTGCTCTCACCCGGCCGACGCGCCCCAATTCCGAGCAGGGATTTTTGCCTGTCTTTTAAGCAATAGGCGTGCCCCTGCGCGATCTCCGGGAGCAGGTCCTCAGGCTTGTGGCCTGCGGGGTGTAGGCCCTGCCCTTCCGTCGATGCCTGCATTTTCTACCACCCGTCTGCGTTTAGAGCGCAACCCTGGGGGGCACACGGTCGTTAACGGACCGTTCACCGCAGGAATTGCGAAGAAATGGTGCGAAAAGGGGGGTTGCTCCCCCGTGGGCGAAATGTGCTAATCGAAGGCGATCGTAAGCAACGACAACGGTTGCGGGAGGTAACGATTCCTGCCGCCGCGCGTTTCCTCGACCCTGAGAAGTCCTTCGGCCAAAAGGGCCACCGTTGCCCGCTGAATGGTCCGATCAGATAAGCCGAGAGTGTCCGCCAGCTCCGCGACAGTGACGGCCGTCTCCCCGCCGCTCTCCTCCGAGCGCTTCACCAGCTCGCGCCACAGCGGTGCGGCCGCGGTGCGGCCGAGTCTTCCGGGGAGCGGCGTGTCGGGTTGAGGGCGTGCTTCACCCGCAGCTATGGTCATCGCCAACGCCTTTCTGCGTCGTACGTCTTCCTCGCGAATCCGCCAAGATCAACCGAGGGAGACGTCTGTCCCTAGCCAGCGGGACAGTGGGGCCTACGTCGTGGCGCGGAACCTACCGGTAAACCGGCTTGAGTCGGTGGAGGCGCGCGCTCGTGGGCGTGTCACCCCCGACGCCTCGCGCGCCCGACGCGCCGCCTCTACCCCGAACACCATCCCTGTGGGATACGTTGAGGGTCCCCATCATCCAGAGTCAGGACGTCAGTCATGCCCAGGAAGAACCGCACCCAGCTGCGGCTCCCCGCCCCGCTGATGGATGCGTGCGGCGCACTGGCCGACGCGACAGAGACCGAGCTCGTGCTCACCGACTTCATCCACCACGCTGTCATCACCGCCACGAAGGCGGCCGAGCGCGGCGATCACCACCTCCTGCCCCGGCGGCAGCCGCGCAATCAGCCGGCGCCCGAGGGCGGCAAGCGGATCTCCCAGTTCGTGGCGTCGAAGCGCGAGGCCGCGAGGTGCGCGGCTGCGCTGGAGGCTGCGGGCTCGTCGGTCCACGTCTGCGTGATCCGTGCCCTCGAAGCGCTCCGGGACGCCAAGGGTGTCTGGCTGGACACGGTCGTGCCGGGTGAAGCTGGCTGGTCAGAGCCTGCTGGACTTTCCGTCTAGCTTTCGATTGACCACCCCATAGGGGTGGGAGTAGGCTCTCCGTCGTGACGGGAACTGACGTCCCCGCCATGTAGAACCCTCCCGACGGGGACACCAGCTCCACCCCCCTGGCTGCGCACCTCGTCGGACCGTCCACCGCTCGACCACCCCCGAGCGGCCGCACCCGAGAGGCGACCCCCGCATGCCCGCATTCGCTCCCCCCGTCCGCCGCGTGGCCCCGAAGAACCACGAGCCGTCTGGCAAGCCGCCGTGGACGCGCCTGCTGCTCTCCGGCGTCCAGGGCTCCCGCAAGTCCGGCACCGCAGCCTGGTTCACCACCGACACCCGCCTCGGTGGCACGTTCTGGCTGGAGATCGGCGTCGAAGAGCGCACCGCCGAGGAGTACGGCATCATCCCCGGCGCCAACTACAAGATCATCGACCACGACGGCACGTTCGTCGACATCATCGAGCAGCTCGAAGCCCACTGGTGGCTCGCGAAGGACGCCGAGGACGCCGGCCTGCCGCCGATCGCGCTGACCGTCGACTCCATGGGCGGCCTGAACGAGATGATCATGGACATGGGCGACGCCCGTGCCCGAGCCAAGCGCGTCAAGGCCGTGGTCGAGAAGTACGGCGAGGACGCCCGCGAGCGCGCCACCGCCACCTACTGGTCAGCCGACTACGACGCCACCATCAGCTACGAGCTGCGCGCGCTGATCAAGAAGCGGCACAACCAGTTCATGCGGCTCGTCCACTCCTGGCCCGGCCCGGTCACCCTGCTCACCCGCGAGCGCATGGCCGCCATCTGGGAGAACGGCGCCCCGACCGACAAGAAGGACTGGTCGGTCGACTGCCGGAAGGAACTGCCCGGCCACGTCGACGCGCACGTGCGCCTGCACCTGGGCGGCAAGGCCGAGGTCCTCAAGCTGCGCTCCGGGAAGGAGATGATCGCCGAGAACCCGCGGGTCTGCCCGTGGCCCGCGAACGACTTCTCCATCGCGAAGCTGATCTTCGACTGGGTCGGCTGCGACCCGGCTGAGTCCCGCGCCCCGCTCGTGCGCGACTACGACGCCGACCAGGACATGCCCGACGAGATCACCCCGGACAACGCCGCCCAGCGCGCCGCGGAGCAGCAGGCCGAGCGCGACGCCCAGCAGCGCGAGCGCGTCGCGCAGCAGGCCCGCGAGCTGATCCGCTGGCTCCTCACCGTCGAGAACGTCGACCAGGCCGCGGTCAAGCACGGCAAGGCCGAGAAGCACAAGGCCGCCCAGTCCAACACGCTGCCGTTCCTCGACGAGGACGTGAGGGAGCGGCTCGGCATCGCCCCCGACGTCGAGCGGTTCACGCTCGTCGAGCTGGGCGCGCGGCACGTCGAGTACGTCGGGAAGCACAAGCGGTCCGCCCTGCACCCCCTCGACGACGCCCCCGCTGAGGAGCCGCCGCCGGCCCGGAAGGCGCTCGAGGAGCACGCGGACGAGATGCTCACCGCCCACAACGGCGACCAGGCCACCCGGCGCGAGCTGGAGGACATGGCGCGCGACTTCAACCCGCACCGCATGGCGCAGGAGGAGGGGTGAGCACCGCGACCCGAGCCGAGGTGCTCCGGGAGATCGCCTCCACCGTGCTGTCGGCGGCCGAGCTGCTCGCCGCCTGGTCCGGGAAGGAGGCCCCGACCGAGGAGCCGCGCGGCCGGTCCGGGCTGCTCGTCGGCGACGAGCACTACCTGGTGCGCGGCGACATCGTGGACATCCGGTGGCGTGGCGTGGCCGAGGTGGTGCCGCTGGCCGAGCTGCTGACGGTGGCAGCCGAGGCCGGCGACCAGCGCAAGGCCGACCGGCTCGCCGCCGCAGTCAAGGACCAGCCGCGGGCGATGCGAGACGCGGAGCGGTACATCCGGGCGCACGGCGACGGCGGGATGGTCCTGATCGAGGGCACCGCGGCGTGGCGCGCCCCGGAGTGGGCCGAGCTGCGCCGCCGACTGCGCGCGGTGCACGCCGAGACCGCGGCGTGGTGGAGCTCGGCCGAGCCCGAGCCTGAGCCGGGCGAGCAGCTCGACCTGTTCGACCTGGCGGGTGCCCGGTGAGCGCCGGACGCGCCCGCGGCGCCTGCACCCGCTACCCGGCGTCGAAGATCCGGTACCGGTCGAAGGTCCAGGCCCGCTCCGGACTGGACCGGGCCCGCCAGATCATGGCCGCCGAGGGCATCCCCGCCGAGCTCCAGCCCGTCCACATCGAACGGTGCCCCGCCTGCCGGGGCTGGCACACCCACCAGGACCGCGACGCGGTCGCCCGCTTCCGGGAGGAGGTCACCACGCTGCCCGCCGGCCTGGCGGAGCAGCTCGACGCAGCCTGAGCCGCGAGGCCGGGCCCGGCACGCCGCAACCACCCCTGCGGCCCCGGGCCTGGCCTCTCGGCGTCCCTCCCCCACACGAGGAGCACCCGATGGACACCACCAGCGACACCACGCCCGAGAGCGCCCTGCGCGCTCTCCTGATCGACGACGACGCCCCCGACTGGTCCGCCGCTCTCTGCGCGCAGACCGATCCGGAGGTCTTCTTCCCGGAGAAGGGCGGCTCGACCCGCGAGGCCAAGCGGATCTGCGCCGGGTGCCCGATCCGGCCCGCATGTCTGCGCTACGCGCTCGAGACCGGGGACCGGTTCGGCGTGTGGGGCGGGCTGAGCGAGCGGGAGCGCCGCAGGCTCGCGACCGCGAAGGGCGACTCGAAGCCGCCCACCGCAGCCGGGCAGAAGGCAGAGGCCCGCCGCCGGGTCGTCGCCCAGCTCGTCCACTCCGGCGCGACCAACGCGCAGATCGCCTCGAAGGTCGGCGTCTCCCAGCGCTTGGTCGAGCGCGACCGCCAGGTGCTGCGCGAGCAGGACGCGGCATGACGCCGGCGGAGGTGGCGGCCGAGGTCGCCGAGGTCATCCGCTGGACGTCGTACGGCCGCGAGTCCCGCGCGACGGCGAAGGGGCTCGCGGCCGCGGTACTGGGCGGGCTGCGCCGCCACTACTTCGACCGGGACCTGCCCGTGACGGTGATCTGGCAGGGCCCGCCGATCCTGGTCGACCACGAAGCCGAGGCCCGCGTCGCGGTCACGGTCACGACCGCCCCAGCTGGTCGAGCCGACGTGCTGCGCCGACTGCTCGAGCACCGGGCCGCGTCGAACGCCATCGACGCCCAGCTCGTCGTGTTCACCGGCGGTGCCGGGGTCGGGCTGCCCGCGATGCTCGGCGGGCTGCCGCTGTACGCGCTCCCGCTCGTCGGCCGGTGAAGCGCGGAGGACCCCTCAAACGGACGCCGATGCCGCCCCGCTCGAAGCCTCTCCCGCAAGGGAAGGGCATCGAGCGGGGCTCTGGCATGTCCGGGGGCGGAGAGCTGCGCAGGACGGCGCCGCTGCGCTCGTCGAGCCCGACCGCGCGGGCGAAGGTGTCCCCGCCGGCGAAGTCTGCGTCGAAGCTGGAGCGCGAGGCCGCGGACCGGGCGGCGGAGCGCGAGGCGAAGCGGCTGGTCCGCGCCAGGAGCGGCGGACGGTGCGAGGTCTGCGGGATCGCGGCCGCGACGAACTTCTCCCACCGGAAGGGCGCCGGTCAGGGGGGCGAGTGGTCGGCCGCGAACGGCCTTGACGCGTGCGGCTGGGGGAACACCTTGGGCTGCCACGGCCGCATCCACCAGAGGCCGGAGGAGGCGCGCGAGCACGGCTGGATGCTGCGCCGGAATCAGGTGCCGGAGGAGGAGCCCGTCGACCACGCGTGGCTCGGGCGGGTGCTGCTGACCAGCGACGGGATGGTCATCCCTGCCGACTAATTTTCAGTATTGACACCTCTCCCCTGCAGGGCTACGGTTTACCGGTACCCACCAATAAGGAGGACACCATGACCGCTCCCGCCGCTCCCGCGCTGCTCCCCCTCGCCGCCCTCATGGCCTGGTACCGCGCCATCCGCGCCGTCACCATGACCGGCCCCGACCAGCTCGTCCTCATCGACGGGGTCGGCGTGTTCACCTCCGCCGAGATCCGCGCCGCGCTCCGCGCCGCCCGTGGCGCCTACGCCGAGGGCGACCGCTACTCCGCCGTGTGCGCCATCGAGCGCGCCATCACCCCCACCGGCGAGACGCTCACCAGCACCACCTGGGCCTGGGCGAACAAGGTGCTGACCACCGTCGAGAACGCCGCCTGAGCCGCCCGCTCCCGGGTCGGACACACCCCACCGGCCCGGGAGCCCCTCCCCCCCTCGCTCGACCCCGCTGAGGAGCACCCGATGACCACCTTCGCCCCCACCCCGCAACAGAGGGCCGCCGAGGACGCGCTGCGCCGCCGCGAGGACGTCCTGATCGCCGCTGGCGCTGGCGCCGGCAAGACCAGCACCCTCGTCCACCTCGCCCGCGTCTGCCGCGAGCTGGGCCTGTACGGCGCCTACATCTGCTTCAACGGCTCCACCGCGCAGGAGGCCCGGGGCAGGTTCCCCAGCAACTTCACCTGCGGCACCGCGCACTCGTTCGCCACGCAGGCCAGCCGCGTGAACGGCGGCCGCCCGTTCTGGCACCACCGCCTGCGCTCGAAGCAGAACAAGCGCGGCTTCCAGAACGCGCGCGTCGTCGCCGACATCCTCGGCATCACCGACGACCTCGAGGTCGCCGGGGAGCACCTCGAACCGACGGAGGTCGCCACCCTCGCCGTGCGCACCGTCCAGGCGTTCTGCGGGACCGCTGACGAGTCGATGACCGCCGAGCACGTCCCGCTCCCCGACTACCTCGAGGAGAACGTCCGCGGCCCGCTGGCGGCCGCCCTGCTCCCCCACGCCCAGCGGGCCTGGCGGGACATGGAGCTGCGCGACGGGCTCGCAGGCCGCGAGCACGGGACGCCGGCCTCTGCCGACTCCTGCCTGAACGTCGACCACGCGTTCTACCTCAAGCGCTGGCAGCTCTCCGGCCTGCCGATCATGGTCAAGGGTCCCGGCGGGGTCGAGCAGCCCGCCGACGTCGTGTTCTTCGACGAGTGCCAGGACGCCTCGCCCGTCATGGCGGCGATCTTCGAGCGCATGCGGACCCAGTACGGGAAGCAGCTGGTCCTGGTCGGCGACCAGTGCCAGGCCATCAACGGCTTTGCCGGCGCGATCGACATCATGCCGAGGTTCGCCTACGCGACCCGCGTCGAGCTGACCAAGTCCTTCCGGTTCGGCCCGGCCGTCGCCGACGAGGCCAACGTGTGGCTGTCCCTGCTCGACGCGGACCTGCGCATCACCGGACACGACCCGGTGGAGTCCGTCGTCGCCCCGCTCGGTCCGGACGAGGTGCCCGACGCGATCCTCTGCCGCACCTCCGCCGGGGCGATGCGCGCCGTCCTGGAGCAGCACGCCGCCGAGCGGAAGGTGCACCTGGTCGGCGACGGCGACGACATCAAGCGCCTCGCCCAGGCCGCGATCGACCTCGACGAGAAGGGCTGGACCGGACACCCGGACCTGCGCGGCAAGTTCCGCAGCTGGCAGCAGGTCGTCGACTACTGCGAGAGCGGCGAGCTCGGCTCCGAGGACCTGGAGACCGGCGTCCGGCTGATCAAGGACTTCACCCCTGAGGGCGTCATCGAGGCGATCGAGAAGCTGGTCAGCGCGAACGCCGCCGAGGTCACCGTCTCGACCGCGCACGTGTCGAAGGGCCTGGAGTGGGACGTCGTGAAGATCGGCGACGACTTCCGCGGCCCGAAGCTCGACAAGAACGGCGTGGAGGTCCTGCCGGAGCGGGACGAGCTGATGCTCGCCTACGTCGCGGTGACGAGGGCGAAGCTGCGCCTGGACGTGGGGTCGCTGTCCTGGGGCCGGGCCTACGCCGGGGCACCTGCTCCGCGGCCCGCGCCGGAGCCGGTCCGGGAGCGGGTCGAGCTGCCCGCTGCCGCGCCAGCTCCGGAGCCCGAGGGTGCTGCCCCCGCGACGGGGGTCGGCCGGGGTGCAGCGGTGCTGAGGGCGTGGCTGGAGTCCGAGGAGGACGGTGCGCCGCTGACCGCAGAGGTGCTGGAGGGCGTCGTGCGGGACGTGGTCGCCGCGTACCTGGACCAGGGGGTGCGGCGGCCGGAGCTGCGCGTGGTCGCGTCCGCTGGGTGAGGCGGGTTTCCGCAGGTAGAGGGGTCGGGCTGGCTTGATCAGCCCTCCCCACCTAGGTACGGTTTACCGGTACCACCTCACCGAGCAGGAGGCCCCGATGGACACGCTCCCCCCGCCGCCCGACCAGCTCCCCCACCACGTCGCCTTCCACGCCCGCGAGACCGGCGCCGCCGTCATGGTCCGCGGCCACGACACCTACCCCGAGCTGCCGCCCGGCGGCCGCCTGTGGCGCTACGTCTACCCCGACGAGTCGACCGCCTACGCCGCCACCGCCACCAGTCACGGCCACGAGCTCGGCGGCGCGCCGTGCCCGACCCGCGACGAGGCGCTCCGCAACCTCCGGGCGCTGCGCCGCTCGGCGATGTTCCGGGGCTGGGCCGCCCGGGAGGAGCTGTGACCTTCTACCTCGGCTGCCCCGAGCCGTCCTGGCTCCGCCGCACCACCGTCCCGCTGTTCATCTCCCGCAACCGCCTCGTCCGCGTCCGCCAGCTCCCCGCCGCACGCGGGCCGTGGGCGCTCGACAGCGGCGGATTCTCCGAGCTGCAGCTCCACGGACGCTGGACGATCACCCCGCAGCAGTACGTCGACGAGGTCCGCGGCTACATCGCCCAGCTCGGCGAACCGGACTTCGCGGCGCCGCAGGACTGGATGTGCGAGGACGACCAGCTCGCCCGCACCGGGAAGACGGTCGAGGAGCACCAGGTGCTCACCGCCGTCAACTACGCCGTCCTGCGCCAGCTCGCCCCCGAGGTCCCCTGGATCCCAGTGCTGCAGGGCGCCACGATCGCCCACTACCTGCGCCACGCCGGCATGTACGCGGCGATGGGGGTCGACCTCGCCGCGCACCCGCGCGTGGGCGTCGGCTCCGTCTGCCGCCGCCAGGCCACGGTGGGCGCCGCGCTCCTGTTCGACCGCCTGGTGGACGAGCTGGGCCTGCGAAACCTCCACGGCTTCGGCCTCAAGGCCGACGGCGTCGAGCTGTTCGGCGAGCGCCTCGCCTCCGCCGACTCGATGGCCTGGTCGTACGCGGCCAGACGGGACGCAGACGACCCGGACCGGGCGCCGTGCCCGGACGGCCGCCGAGACTGCCGGAACTGCCTGCATGCGGCGCTGGCCTGGCGCCAGGTTGTGCTGGCCCGGTGGGAGCGCGCTCGTGCCGCTGCGTGGGCGGTGCCGGTCGAGGTGCCCCAGCTGCGCGAGCGCCGCGCGCCAGCCCAGGCCGAGCTGTTCCCCGTCTGACCAGGCGACACGCCCGACCAGATTTTCAGTATTGACACCTCTCCGCCCTGCGGGGTACGCTTTACCGGTACCAATCAAGCACGACCCCCACCGAGGAGCACCCGATGAGCGCACCGACCGCCACCACCGCCAACCTGGTCCGCGCCTACCGCGACGCCGTTGACTTCGCCGTCCTCGCCATCGAAGAGGACGACCAGGAGGCCGCCGAGGTCGCCGCTGCCGACCGCCGCCGGATCGCCCACACGCTCACCGAGCAGGGCCAGGGCTGGGTCTCCAAGCTCCTGATCGCCGAGGGTCGCGCCCGCGTCGCCTTCGCGACCACCCCCGCCGCCGACCAGCCCCGCTTCGCCGGCACCATCGCCGCCCGCACCGAGGCCGTGGACCGCGTCCTCGCCCGCTGCGCCTGACCTGACACCCTCGGGGCGAGCGGTGACCACCCCCGCCGCTCGCCCCCTTCCCTCGAGGAGCACCCGATGAGCACCATCGACCAGACCGCCCCTGCCGCCGAGCCCCGCAAGGGCCTGATCGTGGGCATCCTCCGCCCCGCCGACCACGGCGACTGCTCGCTGAACGGCGTGAGCAACCGCTACCGCCGCGGCGTGGTCGTCGGAGTCCACCGGAAGCCCGGCAGCACCTCCCTGGCCGAGCACGAGGCCGTCCTCCGCGGCGAGCACGTCCTCCCCCGGATCTTCACCGGCAGCGACGACGTCTGCGAGCTGGAGCTCGTGGTCCGCAACCTGTTCGGCGGGATCTACGTGAGCGCCGAGCCCGTCGAGGGACAGGGGCGCTGGGCGATGGCCGGTGGCTGCTACATCGAGACCACGGACAGCCGGTGGAACGAGACCCTGCGGGCGATCTACGACGCCGACCACACCATGCAGGTCGGCCCGATCCCGCTGCACGACCGGTACGAGAGCTGACCGTGCCCGACACCGACCCCGCGCTCGCCGCCGAGCGGGCGCGGGTCGTCCGCCACTTCCAGCGCTACACCGCCGAGCAGCGCACCACGCACGCCGCGTCCCACCGCCTCGGTCACCGACAGCGCACCGCCATCGGCGAGCACTTCTACACCCACCCCGACGTACCCGGTCGCGCCTTCCCCCGGCGCGACCTCGCCGCCCGCGCCGGCCTGGCGGCGCAGCACCCCGAGGAGCACCCGATGTCTCTGACCCTGTCCCACACTGCCGCCGAGGGCACCTTGCTCGACGGCACCAGCAAGGGCGACGGCTCCGCCGAGATCCTCCACGCGAGCGCCCAGAACTGGCGCTGGTCGCGGAACCTGGGCTGCTGGTTCGTCCGCTACTCCCGCGAGAAGCCGCCCCGCCTCGCGGCGATCGACAAGGACGCGGAGGCCCTCCGCGCCGCCGGGTTCGAGGTCGAGGTCGAGATCGACGGCCAGCCCCGCCGCTACGAGGAAGCCGAGGCCGACCGGGCGCAGCACTTCGGGGAGCGCGCCGAGCACCTGCACGGCAAGGCTGAGCGGCGCGCGGCCGCGAGCGAGGCCGCCTACCGGGGCGCGAAGCAGATCATGGACGGCATCCCCTCTGGTCAGCCGATCCTGGTCGGCCACCACAGCGAGCGCCGGCACCGCCGCGACCTGGACAAGATCGACCGCGGCTTCCGGAAGTCCTTCGAGCTGAGTAAGGAAGCCGAGGACGCCCAGCGGCGCGCCGAGCTCGCCGAGAACCACATGCGGTACCGGGAGGACCCGTACGCGATGGCCCGCCGGTTGAAGGACCGGACCGCGAAGCGGGCGAAGGCGCAGAGGAGCCTGGACGGGCACTCGCGGAACTTCCTCAACGGCCGCGGCGAGGTGATGTACGTCGAGGAGCACAAGCCGGCCACCGGGACCTGGCGGGAGCAGCTGCTCCTGGAGGTCGCGCACCTGGACGAGGAGATCCGCGGCCTGACCGATGCGCTCGAGGTGGCGAAGCAGGAGGGCCGCTACCTCGCGGTCACGAAGGACGACGTGAAGAAGGGCCAGCTGGTGAAGATCGACGGCCGCTGGTACCTCGTCGACAAGGTGAACCGCACGACCGTCTCCGTCACCTCGTTCGGCCTCAGCTTGAAGTACCCGCTCGACCAGATCCGGGGCGTCAAGGACGCGCCGCCGGAGGTCGCCGCCCTGGCGGGCACCGAGGTCTAGTTTTCAGTATTGACCCGTCGCCGCTCACGCGGTACGGTTTAGCGGTACCAACTGGCCGACCACCCCCGGCCACCGAGCACACAGGAGCACCCGATGACCGAGCACACGATCCTGCTCGTCGGCAACGACCACGACGTCCGCGCACACCTCGCCTTCCTCGACACCGAGGTCATCCGCGTCGAGGACATCGAACAGGCCGACGCCTTCCTCAACGCCCGCGACCACGACCACTACCTCGTGATCGTCGCCCCCGACGTCATGCGAGACCTCCGCGAGCGCCCCTTCCACGGCTGGGACTTCGCCGTCGCCGTCGGAGAGACCGTCTCCGGCGTCCCCGGCTGGCTCTGGACCGCCGCCCTCATCACCGGCGCCCGCTCCGTCCTCGAGCTGCCCACCGCGCTCCCCTGGCTGGCCGACACCGCCCGCCACGGCTGGCCCGCCCTCGCCGCATAGCGGCACCTGATCTCGGGGCCCGGTGTCGCGGCGGAAGGAGACACCGGGCCCCGTCCTCATCCCTTCCGCACCGGCCGACCACCCCCGGCCCCGACCAGGAGCACCCGATGACCGCCCTCCTCCCCGAGGTGGAGGTCTGGGGCCCGCCGCCACCCGCTGACGACGACCTCCCCGAGCCCCGCCCCCGCCCACACAAGATCCGCATCACCTGCCCGCACGGCTGCAACCAGCTCGTCGGCTGGATCAGCAACACCGGCCACGGCCTCGACTTCGACGACTACGGCCAGCCCTGGTCCGCCGAGGCACCCGAGCACATGCCGTTCCACGCTGAGATATTCGCCCGGCCCGGACCAGCGGCCCGCTGGGTGCTCGACCAGCACGACCAGGACGTCCACCACGCCGCGCGCCGCACCGACCCGCACAGCGTCCGCGTGGACGAGGTCGTCGCGGCATGCGAGCGCCTCGCTCTCGGCGACACGGAGCCGCTCGTCGGCACGGGGTTCTGCCTGCGCTGCGGCGCCGCGATGACGATGCGCGACGGCGTCTGGTCCGACGACCACGACCGGACGGCCTGCCCCGAGCCAGTCGACCTCTGCCCGAACCTGTGCTCACCGAACAGCGACTACGGCCCCGAGGTGTCGACCTCCTGCCCGCACTGCCACGGTTCGGGCTCCCTCTTCGACGTACACCACCCCATACCCGACACTGCGGCGACAGGCGCCGTGCAGGATAGGAGCGCACGATGACCGCCCCCGCCGCCGTGGAGACGCCGACGATGCCCGAGCAGCCCGACCAGCAGCCGCCGAAGCGGCCCCGCGGCCGCCCCCGGATCGCCGCTGACGCCGGCAAGTCGAAGCAGGCCACCTGGACCCCCGGACCGGACCAGAAGGACCGCATGGCGAAGCTCAAGGCGAAGATCGTCATGTCGCAGAACGCGATGGTCCGGACCGCGCTCGACCGGCACCTCGCCGCCCGCGCGGACGGCGCCAGCTACAAGGACCGGGAGCAGATCCCGGCCGCCGCCAAGCAGGCCCAGTGGATCCCGGACGCCGGCCAGGTCGACGCGCTCGCCGCCGCGGCCACCGAGGACGGGATCGCCCAGACCGAGGTCCTCCGCTTCGCAGTGGAGGACTTCCTGACGAGCTGGGGAGCCTGATGACCGAGGAGCAGCGCGAGCACCCGCTCGCCCCGGTCGTGCGCCGCGTCCGGCAGGTCCTTAACCACGGCGATCCGGGCGACCTGGAGTACGCGGACGTCGACCGGCTGACGCGCGAGGCCGAGCGCACGGTCCGGGAGGAATCGACGACCCCGGCGCCGTTCGCCCGGGAGCTGGCGACCGGGTTGGTCGAGCCGGGCACGGACGACGCGAGGTGCATCCGGTGCGGCGCCCAGGCGATCCTCTACGCGCTCGACGTGGAGCAGTGGCAGTGGTTCACGTGCCTGGATCACCACGGCGTCGTGATCGCGGAGCTGCTGCGCGGGAAGCACGACGGGACGCGACCGCCCCTGCCGCCTCTCTGAGTTTTCAGTATTGACGCCTCTCCGCCCACGCAGTACGGTTTAGCGGTACCAGGGAGCGACCACCCCCGCCCCCACCGCACACCCGAGGAGCACCCGATGACCGCCACGCTCGCCGAGCCCACCACCGACCTCCCCGCCCTCGTCACCGCCTACCGCAGCGCCGACCTCGCCGCCTACAACGCCGAGAACGCCGAGCGCTGGAGCGAAGGCAGCAAGGCCGTCCTCCGCCGCCAGGACATCGCCGACCAGCTCCGCGCCACCGGCCACGACGAGCTGGCCCGCCTCCTCCGCCGCGAGCACCACGCCCGCCGGGGCCTCGTCAACACCCTCGCCACCGACCCCACCGACTACGACGAGGTCGAGCAGGAGCTGGACGAGCGCCTCGCCCACCTCGCCGCGACCCGCACCGCGATCCGCCGCTACCTCAAAGCCTGACCCACCGGCCGCCCCGCACCCCGCGGGGCGGCCATTCTGTGTTCCGGCCCGACCACCCCCGGGCCCCAACCGAAGAGAGCACCCGATGCCACAGCAGCTCGACCCTGGCGAGGTTCCGACCGTCGCCCTGACCGCGTTCGAGTTCCTCCGCGCCGCGACCGGCCACCCGATCCGCTGCCGAACCCTCCACGGGCGTGACGTCCTGGTCCGCCTCTACACCCCAGACGAGTTCCTCCAGGCCGTCACCGAGGCCCGCGAAGGGGTCCCGGCGGACCAGTTGCCCCCGATGCCGACCCGCGAGGACGCCGAAGGGCTCTGCGCACCGCTGGCGGTGGAGGGATGACCAAGCCGATCGTCTGGGCAGACCCGACCGTCCGCGTCGGCGTCGTCCCGCCCGGAACCCACGACCGCGACGGCCGCCGCTCCGAAGGCTGGACGCTTGCCCTCAACAGCCCCACGGGCATCCTCATCCTCGACGCGAAGGACCGCGGCCGCGCCGCCCTGTTCACGCTCGTCGAGCGCATGTGGCGCGAGCTGGTCTCCGCGTGCATCGGTGAGCACGCCCAGGGCCTGCACACCAGCCCGGAGCCAGGCTGCCCGCGCTGCGAGGACGACCAGTGCGACCTCCCTGCCGAGCAGATCGCCCGCACCAGCCGGGTCCCGTACGCCGAGCTCGCCGCCCGCGCCGCCGCCGTCGGCCTGCCCGCCCCCGCGCCGGCGATCGGAGGTGGCCGCTGATGCCGGTCGTCACCACCCCCGACGGGAGCGTGCTGACCTGCGACGGCTGCGACGCGCCCATCGAGCGGATCAACCACGACACGATGGTCTTCGACGTCGAGCCCGAGGTGCGGAAGCTGTTCCACGTCCCCGAGGGCGCCCAGCTCGCCTACGTCGTGTGCGAGCCCTTCCCCGGCCGCCCCTCCTGCCTGGAGAAGGCCCGCGTCCGCGCCGCCGAGCCGGTGGAAGCCGGACCGCACTGCCCGTGCAAGGCGTGCCGGGACCGCCGGAAGGGGCCCACCCAGTGACCGCCGACCAGTTCGACCTGGCGATGGGCATCGTGTTCCGCCTCGCCCAGTACCTCGCCTGCGGCTTCCTCGTCGTGGCGCTGCTCCACGCACTGGGCGAGGCGAAGGCCCGACCCCTCGGCATGGGCCCGATCACCGTCGGCGGCCTCCTGGGGCGCGCCTGCCTGGTCGCGCTCTGGCCGGGCACGCTGATCTTCTGGTGGGTGATGTACGGCTGGGAGCTGCTGGAGATCGAGCGCCGCGACCAGTAGCCCGGACACGACGAAGGCCCCCGACCGATCCGGTCGGGGGCCTTCCTCATGCCCGGGGTCAGGCAGCCTCGCGCTGCTGCCCCGAACCCTTCACGTACGGCTTCCCGCGGCCGCCCGGCTGCGAGATCAAGCCGCCCTCTTCGAGCGCCCGCAGGTCGTTCTGGATCGTCTTCTGCGACGGCACCGGATCCCAGGTCGCGGACGCGGCGAGCACCGCGGCCAGCTTCGTCGGCCCGTCACCCACGACCTCGAGGATGAGGGCGCGCCGCCGCTCCACCGCGGACGGCTCCTCCACCACCGCAACCGGCGCAGACTGTCCGCCGTACTCCGCGGGCGTCTTCTTCGGCTCCGGATCGTCATCCGACACAGCGCCGTCCAGACGGTCCCGCCACATCGCCAGGTCGTACCCTCCAGCCTCCGCGTCCGAGGGGTGCAGCGGCGAATCTGGGGCCGCCTGGGCGTAGCCGAACGGGTCCGCCACGACCCAGGTGCGGTGCATGGCCCGGCGCCCGTCCGGCCCGTACAGGTACGTCATGCCCTGCAGCGGGATCGTCTCCCCCGGGCGCGCCGGGTCGGGCTGAGTCTCGGGAAGCTCGTGCGGCTCGCACCCGGCCATGCCGCCGGCGAAAGCCATGCCCTGCTCCGTGCTCGACCTCGTCTTGAAGGCGAGCACGTTGCCGGCGACCAGGCGGCGCAGGTCCGCGGACCCCATCTCGTCCTGGCCGAGGTTCTGCCCGCACAGCACGAGCGCGACGCCGAGCGAGCGGCCGCCCTGCGCGATCTCGATGCCGAGCCGGATGGCCTCCTGCTTGAGCGCGACCCCGCCGGGCAGCTCGAGGAGCCGCTTGAGGAACTTCGGCCACTCGTCGACCACGCACCGCACGTAGCCGCGCCGCGCGAGCACCGGGTCGAAGTGCGAGATCCCGCGCCGCTGGCGGCCGCGGTCGTCGACCCACTCAAGGTTCGAGAGGTCGTACTCGCGGCGCCGCATGATCCGGACCGTGCTCCGGAGCATCCGCATGATGTTCCGCGGCGTCTCCGCGTAGTAGCCGAGAGCCTTGGACCGCTTCCACTCCGGGAAGCTGTTCCCGCCCTTCCCGTCACCGAGGAAGGTGTGGAACAGGGCGCGCTCGACACCGTCCGCGTCGACGAACCGCGGCCGCGACGTCTCGGACAGCATCGTCTGCAGGAACGCCGTCTTCCCCATGCCCGGCGCCCCGGCGATCAGCCAGTTCACCGCGCCCGACCCCGGGATGTAGAGCTGCATGTGCGAGGTCATGCCGTCGACGTACCGGCCCGGCTTGTAGAGCCCCGTCGCCGGGTCGAACGTGAGGCCCGGCCACACCAGGTCCTCGAACAGCGGGTTCTCCTGCATCACCGTCACGACCGCGCGGGCGGCGTTCCGGTCGTGCGTCGGCCGGATGTCGACCGCATCGGCCGGCAGGAGCAGCGCGGCGGTGAGCTGCGGGGCGATGTTCATCGCCGAGCGCGTGGTCTGCCGTCCGCCTGGCGCGCACACGATCGTCGCCCGCCACCCGTCGGGGATCTGCTCGACGTCGACCAGCCGCGAGTTCGGCAGCAGCCCGTTCGGCCCCGACACGTGGGCCGCCCACTGGGCCTCCAGCCACGTCGCGTACTCGTCGAGCTCGGGCTCGAGCACGGGCGCCGGCGCGCGCAGCTCCCACCTCCGCCAGTACGGCCACGACGCCGCGGCCATGCCGAGGGCGCAGAGGGTGTCCGGATCAAGCATCGGCAGCCACCCACAGAGCCCAGACCGCGGCGAAGCCGCCGAACAGAGCGGCCTCCCCGGGGTGGCGGCGCCGCATCCGGGCCTGCCCGACCAGGACGACGGCGGCGATCAGGACGAGCATCGCGACCGACCACGGCGACTGGCCGTGCCGGGCGGCGAGGCGCTCGACGAGCGTGCAGCCCCACACGAGGGCGATCCCGACGAGCGGAGCCAGGCCGCGGCGCGCACGGAACAGGCGCGACCGCAGCCGGGACATCGCGGACGGCTTCGGCTCCGGCATCTGCGGGACGACGTAGATCGGGGCGGCGGGCTTGGCCTTCGACCAGAGCGCCACGGCTGCTCTCCTTCGTGCTGGTGGCCCGACCCGGCCCCGGGGAAGCGGGGTCGGGTCGGGCCGGTGGGGTGGTGCCCTGCGAACAGGTCTCAGGCGGACTGATCCAGGTAGGCGTCACGCTGTGCGGCGTGCTGCGCCTCCTGGTGCGCGGCGAGCAGGTTCCCGTGCCGCATGTGCACGTTCGTCTGCACCGTCGCGGCGTGCTCCTGCAGCTCGACGAACTCGGCCAGAGACGCCGGGTCCATGTCCTTCGCCGACAGGCCCTCACCCATCGCGGCGAGGTCGGCATTGAACTGGTTCACCAGCCGGTAGAAGGCGGGGATCGACGCGGCGTCCCGGTCGACGTTCGCGTTGGTGTTGGTCGGTGCAGTCACGGGGGTGGTCCCTTCGGTGTCAGCCGCCGGGGCGGCCGGGGAGGTGGTCGGGTCGGTCGGTTGGGAGGCGCCGTCGCCGCCCTTCGGGGTCGGTGTCGGCTGCGGTGCAGCCGGGGTCGGATCGGCCGTACGGCCCAGATCGCGGGGGCCGCTGTTCGGAGGAGTGCCGTCCGGCGTGCGGGGCCGGTTCTGGACTCCGCATGCGCACTGGTCGCACTGGCAGCCCCGGGCCCCGTCGGTGTCGCGGTCGAGCGACAGGTGCCCGCACGCCGGGCAGGTGACGCGCCGGTCGCGCCGCCGGACCGCTGCGGATCGGTGGTCGGTGCCGGGCGGGAACCGGCGGCGGTCCCACTCGGCCTGCTGCAGCTCCCGCTGCCGCCGCCGCTTCGCCGCGGTAACCGCGTCAGAGCCGTAGTCGGCCACGTCCTCGACGCGGTCACGGAACCAGGCGAGCGGGCCGCGCTTCCCGCTGGACGAGCCGAACGGCTGAGCCTGGCGCATCCGGCGCCTGGACGACGCGGCCGGCCTGGACGACGTCCAGCCTCCAGCCGTCCCGCCTCCAGGGCTGGACGTCCAGCCGGAGCTGGACGGGCTGGACGTCCTGGACGATCCAGTCCCACGGGATCCAGCCGTCCCGCCCGCCCGGGTCCGACCGGAGCTGGACGAGCTGGACGACCCGTTCCCGGTGATCAGCCCTCCAGGCGTCCCGAGGGCGTCCAGGTGTCCAGTCGCCCGCATGATCCAGTAGGCGATCAGGACGCAGCCGAAGAACGGGTCCATCAGCGCACCGCTCCGGACACGAGGTTGGACGCCCCGTTGGACAGGCTGTGCGACGCCGTCGAGACGATGCCCGGGATGGTGCCGCCGACGCTGGCCGCGACGATCGGCAGGAGCAGCGCGGCGACGGCGGTCATGCGGGTCGCGGCGCCCTTGTGCTTCGGCCACAGGTCGTGGACGACGACGAACAGCAGCACGATGAACAGCAGCACGCCGATCCCGGCGCCGATGATTGCGCCGGCGAGGCCGAGGAACATCGACAGCAGGCTCCCCAATCCGCCACCGGCGAATGCACCCCCTGCGGCGAACCACAGAAGCGCCGTGAATTTCGGCATCTTCCGCTTCCACATCAGAAGTGCGCCGAGGACCAGGAGCACGAGCCCGGTCAGCGAGAATCCGAGTGCCTGGAGCATCAGCCGGTCACCCCTCCGACGGTCTTCACGATGAGCACGAGCGCGATCAGTGCGGCCGCGACTCCGGCGCGGGCCTTCCGCTCGAACAGGAACGCGGCGAAGTACAGGACGACGGTCGCGGGAACGGACCCGACCGCGAAGGGCAGGTCGAGGAGCGCGCACTCCCAGCGGCGGCCCGCCGCCCAGGACTCGCTGACGGCCTCGCAGTGGTAGCTGAGGACCTCCGCGGGGCTCGGGGGGCGCTGCTCCCAGAACGTGCCCGCCCGGCCGTCCTCGGGGGCGCTGGGGGCCTCCCCGGTGCCGCGGTGGCCGTCCCGGAACGGGCTGGAGAGCGCGCCCCAGACGGAGCGGCCTCGCGTACGCGTGCGCGCGGGCGCGCGCGGCCCCGCGTTGGACCCCTCGGGGGTGGGGGCCTCCGGGTTGCCGTTGCCGTTGCCGTTGCCCCCCTCCCCCGCGGGGTAGGCGGGCTGCCAGGTCGACTCGTCGGCGGTCGTGGTCATGCTGCCGATCCCTTCGTCTCGATCGCGGCGATGAGGCCGCCGATGGTCGTGAGCGCTTCCTCGGCGAGGGCCTGGACGAGCGCGGGCGGTGCGTGGCGGATGACGGCGGCGAGGTGCTCGCCGCGGACCCGGACGGCGGCGGCCGGGTCGGGGGCCTGGGCGACCCGCTCGTCGAAGAACGTGGTCCGGCGCGTGGCCGCGGCGACGGGGCCGAGGACCTTGCCGGTGATCTTGCGCCTTCCGGGCATTTCTCCGCCTTTTCTTATTTACCCGAAACGTAATTGCCGATAACATTTCCGCGGGAATCGAGCAATTCAAGCTCGTATTCGCCGACCCGGCCGCGGCCATCCCGACCAGCCACGTTCTCCAGCGCCCTCCGCAGAACCTCGTCCGAGTCGCCCTTCGCGAAATCGACGTGGATCATGATTTCGCCGCGCTCGATCATGTAGCCATTTCGGCGGACCCGGCATTTCACCAGCTCGGCCGCCATCACACGGCCGCCTTCGTGAGGTGCTCGTCGGCGATCTTGATCAGCCGCTTCACCGGGCCCTCGCCGAGCCCGAGCTCCTGCATCAGCTTCGTCCGGCCGAGGCCCTCTCGGCGGAGCTTCACCGCCCGCTGGATCGTCACCCGGTCGAACTCGTCCGAGTCGCCCGGGACGTCGTCCTGGACGTCGCCGGGACGTCCAGCGTCCAGCTCGTCCAGCTCGTCCCGTCCAGCGTCCAGCTCGTCGGGGGCGGAGCCGTCCAGCTCCTCCTGCTCGTCGCCGTCCAGCTCGTCCAGGTCCGGCCGTCCAGCGTCCAGGTCCTGGACGTCCAGCCGTCCAGCGTCCAGCCGTCCAGCGTCCTGGGCCTCCGGACCGTCCATGTGCAGGACGGTCGCCAGGACGGGAGGCGGCAGGATCGCCAGCCCGACCGACGCGACCACCCAGGCGCCGCGTCCAGCGTCCACCGCGGCGGCGGCGTGCTCCAGCGCGTTGCCGACCATCGACACGAAGATCAGCGACAGCGACAGCCGACGGCCGACGGTCCGCTCGGTCGCAGTCGAGCTGCGCCGGCGCCAGGCGATCGTCCCGGCGAGCGCGCCCGCGTCGATCAGGACGGGCACGAGCCACGCGGAGTGCTCGGCGACACCGACGCGGACCGCGAGCGCCGCCAGGGCGTCGAAGCTCAGCCACGCACAGGCGACCGCCACGGCGAGCCGCGAGAGCGCCAGCGGGGCGCGGTCAGTGATCTTGCTCCACACGGTGGAACCTCTCGGGGTTGCGTGCGCGCGGTCGCGCACGGGCGCGTGCACGCGCGAGGACGGGTCAGGCAGCAGCACGCCGGCGACGGCGGACGCTGCGGATCGGAATGACGGGGGCGAGGCCCTGGGAGGCCGGAGGGGTCGGGCCGACGCGGAGCCACGCCCGCAGCTCCGGGCCGATGCGGTACCGCCAGACGACGAGGAACACCGCCGTCCCACCGGACGCCCACGCCCCGGCGGTCCCACCGAGGTGCGCCAGCTCGTACGTGGACGCGGCGATCCACAGCACGCACGCCGGGGCCGGGCTCATGCCGTCTCCGATCGGAGCGACCTTCGGGACGGGCCCGAACATCCGGACCAGCCGCCGCGCGGTGAGCCGCCGGGCCGACCGGCGGACCGCTCGCAGCTCGGGGCCGTCCGGCACGTCGGCCAGGCAGCGGCCGTCCTCGTCGCGCTCGCGCTCGATCACAGCTTCGCCAGCTTCCAGGTGCCCAGCAGCGCGGCAGGAGCGAACAGGGCGAACGGCGCGGCCAGCGCCACCGGCAGGCCGCCGGTCGCGGTCGCCACGTGGTCGCCGATCAGGCCGAAGAAGGCCAGGACCAGCGCCGCCATCACCCACCGCACGACCGCGGCCTCCGGCAGCGGCGGCGCCGGGGCGCACGGGTCGAACGGCTCATCGTCATCGTCGACGGTCCAGGGGTTGAGGTCGTCGGGCTGGGGCTGGGGCTGGGCTTCGGGGTCCGTGCAGGTCACGGGTACCTCCGGGTTTCGCGTGCTCGGGTACGCGCACGGCGGCGTGCGCGCGTAAGGGATTCCGGCCGCTCCCGCCAGGGACCCGAGGGGGGACCCGGTCCGGCCAGCGGGAGCGGCCGATGAGCCGAGTATTCACACGACGACTGAATCACGCTAGGGTCACCCCACAGATTCACTGGACGATTGACTCGATTGGAGCAGCGGGAGACACTGACCCGGCCAACACCGGGAAGGGGACCCCCGTTGAAGATCACGACCCTGCGCACCCTCGCAGGCACGCCAGGCTGCTCGGACTTTCCGACCTGCCCCGGCGTGCACGACCTCGACACGGACCCGGAGCACCGCTACGTGATCGCGAAGACCATCACCGACCCGACCGAGCTGGCCGCCTTCGCGGGCGAGCTCGGCGACGGCGAGGTCCCCGGCTGGATGCCTGCAGGCTTCCTTCCCGCCGGCAACGAGGTCTTCACCCGCACCCGCCGCCTCTGGCAGTCGGGTATGCGCTCGGACCGCGACTACGTGATCACCACGCTGGTCACCGATGCCGCCGTGCTGCAGGAGTTCGCGCCGCTGATGGCCGCGGACGAGCACCTCGGTACGGTGCCCGTCCGCGCGCTGCTGGAGGTGTGACCGATGGGTGAGCTGCTCGATGTGCAGGGCCTGGTCGACGTGCTGAACGAGGGCTCCAGCTCCTCCGGTGACGTGATCTTCCGGCTGGAGCAGATCCCTGAGTACACGGTCGAGTCCGACGGCGGCGACTTCCAGGCGTGGTCCCGCGGCGTCCGGGAGCCGAACTGGGACCGCAAGCGCGGCTACACGGACCTCCTGGAGGCCCGCACCGCAGCCGGGGTCACCTCGCAGCGCGTGCGCGTCTTCTCGCCGAACCTGACCGACTACGAGCGCTACGCCTGCGAGTGGGGCTACGCGATCAACGGCCAGTACGGCGAGGACATCCGCGTGCTGCACCGCGGCGAGCATCGCGTGCCGCCGCTCCTCGGCTTCGACTACTGGCTCCTCGGCCGCGAGACCGTGGTGCGCATGCACTACGACGAGGTCGGTCGCTTCTGCGGCGCCGAGCTGGCGCCCGAGCTGCTCCGCCAGGTCCTCCGCGAGCGCGACGCGCTGTGGCAGGTCGCGGAGCCGTTCGACACCTGGTACCAGCAGCACCCCGAGTTCAGACGGCGATTGGCGGCCTGACCTGCGATGACAGACAGCACTGCGGAGGAGCGGTCCGAGCGGAAGTTCGGGCCGCTCCTTCGTGCTGCACGGGAGGCGGCCGAGCTCCGCCAGCGGGACGTCGCGGACCGCAGCGGCATCCCGCAGACCCGGCTGTCCCGCATGGAGAAGGACCCGCCGCTGGCCATGCCCACGCCGGAGCAGGCTCGCACGCTGGCCGACCTCTACCAGCTCGACGACGATGACCGCGCGTTCATCCTCCAGGCCGCAGACGACCACGCAGGCCGGAAGGACCGCCGCTATCACGTCATGGCCGGGACGAACGTCCTCAGCACGCAGCGGCTGTTCACGCTCCTCGAGCGGGAGGCCAAGCGTCTCCGGGCCTTCTCTGCCGGCGTCGTCCCCGGATCCGCGCAGACACCCCGGTACGTCGCCGCGATCATGGGCGAGGACGACGAGGCCGGGCCCAGCACGCAGGCGCGGCTCCCCCGGCTGATCGGGCATCCGGCGAACGCCGGCAAGCAGTACGAGCTGGTCCTCACCGAGTCGGCCGCCGTCATCGCGCTCGCCGCGGACAACGTGATGGCCGAGCAGTTCGAGGAGCTGGTCCGTCTCTCGGAGCGCCCGAACGTCGACCTCCGGATCATCCGGCGCGGTACGCGGCTCACGCCCTGGACGGTCCCCGCCATCACCATCTACGACGACGGCCCGGTGGTCCTCGGCCAGCTCCTCGACGGGTACATCCGGTTCGACGAGGGCGAGGACCTCGCCACGAAGTACATCGCCGAGTTCGAGCGACTGCAGGCCGCGGCGGCAGGTGGCGACGAGGCACGCGAGGCACTCCGGGACATCGCAGCCTGGTATCGGTCGCGGGATTGATCCGGCGCGCCCTCTGGCCAGCGGGCTGAGGCTGGGTTACATTATACCGGTAAACCGGACCGCCGACTTAGGAGGGCTCATGCCCAGGCCCCTGCCGCTGCCGACGCACGAGCCCGACGCCGAGGCCCGCGAGATCATCGACCGCATCTACGCCTACGCCCGCGACACCGACGACGACACCACCAGCGAGGAACGACTCCAGCGCCTGGCCTCCGCCATGCACATCTGGATCGCCGCCGAGGCCAGCTGGGAGCACGTCCTCGTCGAAGCCAAGAGCCAGGCCAACCCCGGCTGGCTCTCCTGGGACCGCCTGGTCGAGAAGACGAAGATGCGGCTCTCCACGATGCAGGACCGCATCGGCAAGGGCCCGGCCCGGTACCGCGCCACCCAGGTCCACCACGAGCTGCCCTCCCCCCGGCGTAGCCGCGAGGTCGCGTAGCCCCTCCCCGCTCCGCTCCGGCGGTAGCGGTCTGACCTGCGTGTTGCACTGCAACATCGCGACATAGGAACACCCGCACACTGCGACGGCGTCACGGTGTGCGGGTGTTCTGCTGTTGCGGCGTTGCTCTGTCGCGTTGTGCCCCTGTCGCACCGCGACTCCGTTGCGGTGTTGCTGCGACACGCCGTTGCGCTGTGCGCCTGTCGCACCGTCACAGTGCTGCTACGTTGCCCAGCGACACTGCGACACCCGAACAGAGCAACGGTGTGCCACCCACACACCGTGTCGCTGTGCCACTGCAACACGACCCCAACGCGCCCGACCCGACCCCGAGGTGATCAGTGCCTGCCGAGACGATCTGCATGGCGAACTTCAAGGGCGGGGTCGCGAAGTCGACGACGTCCGTCAACGTGGCCGCCACGCTCGCCCAGCGCGGCCATCGGACGCTCCTGGTCGACTGCGACCCGCAGGCCAACTCCAGCGAGATGTTCCTCGACGAGGACGCCATCGAGATGGACCTCCGCTCGATCATCGTCGAGAAGGAGGAGACCGAGAAGGTCATCCAGCAGACGCGGATCGGGAACCTCGACGTCCTGCCGGCCAGCTTCGACCTGGCGTTCCTGGACAAGGAACTCGTCGTGTCGCCGAACGGCGTGCAGCGCATCGACCGCGCGCTCCGGCCCGTCCGCGAGCTGTACGACTACATCGTGATCGACACCGGCCCGAACCTGTCGCACCTGACGCTGGGCGCGCTCGCCGCGTCCCAGCACGTCGTCATCCCGGTCTCCGCGACCGTGTGGGCGTCGAAGGGGCTGCTCAAGTTCGTCCGGTGGATCGACGGCAACCGCGACGAGGAGGTGCTCGCCGCCGAGCTTCTCGGCCTCGTCGCGACGATCGTGCAGCCGAGCACCCGGATCGGGCGCGCCCTGCTCGAGGACCTGCCGCAGTCGGGCATGCCGAGCTTCCGCACCTTCATCCCGCGGCGGATCAAGGCTGAGGACGCCGTTATGGACCGGCTCGTCGTGGGGGAGCCTGGCGTCGACATCAGCCTCACCACGGCCTATCAGGATCTGACGACCGAGCTGGTCGAGCGGATCGCGAAGGCGAAGGGGCCACGCCATGCCCGGTAAGAGCCGCGGCTTCGGCGGGAACCTCCTCGGCGGGACCGTCAGGCCGATCCCTGACGACGACGAGCCGACGCCCGCGCCCACGACCACCCCGGAGCCCGCTCCGGCCCCGCCAGCGCAAGCTGAGGCGACGCAGCAGGCCGCCCCGGCGCCGCGGCCCCGAGCAGTCCCCGATCCGGAGCCGGAGCCGACCCCGGTCTCTGAGTCCAGCCGCGCTCGGAAAGGGCCGCCCGCGACCATCCGCCTGAACGGCACGGCGGGGGAGGCTCTGTGGCAGGCGTACCTCGAAGCCAAGGCGCGCGACCACTTCCTCAGCTATCGGCAGTTCGCCTCCGACGTCGTCATGGACGGACTCATCCGCCAGAAGCGGCGCCGCTGAGCCTCTGACCAGCATGTTGCACTGCAACACTGCAACACGGAGCGGTATAATGGCCCAGCGTGACTAGCCCTAGCGCGGAACCCAGATCCGACCTTCTCGCGCAGTCACTCCAGGACCACTCGGCCCCGGCCTCTACGGAGGTCGGGGCCTTTTCGTTAGCGGCCGTAACCAACCGCCCACAGCGGACGATCAACTACCCGAACGCCGCCCGAGCCGTTGACACCCCCAGCGGCCCGAAGCGTGCTCCCCGGCACCTGAAAGTGAGTTACCCCCCGATGGCTCACCCTGCTCTGCCCATGCCCGAACGCGCCGAATCCCCGTCCGGCCGCCACCACCGCCCCGAGATCTCCATCCCGGCCCAGCGCGCCGCGGCCGAGGACATCACCCAGGCGATCCCGAAGGTCCGCGCCGACTGGCGCGAGGCGCCCACTACGCGCTTCCCAGCCGTCCAGCGGCTGGTCGAGGTGACCCGCGCGCTGCCGCGCGTCCCTCGCGGCGTCGCGCTGCGCCGGCCGAACCTGGAGACCGAGGTGACGGTCAAGGCGAACCCGTGGCTCGTCGCCTTCCTGTTCGCCGTCGTCGGCGCCGCCGCAGCCGCATGGTTCTCGTGGCGCGGAGCCCCGTCCTGGTCGATCTACGGCATCGCCGTCTCGGTCCTCCTCGGCGCGAAGCTGCTGCTGTCGCTGCTCCCGCCGCCCCGCTGGGAGCCCGCCCCCGAGGGGAAGCGGGTCTGCGTCGTCGTCCCGATCTTCAACGAGGACCCCGAGATCCTCGCCCGCTGCCTCGCCTCGATCGACGCCCAGACTTACCAGCCGACCCACGTCCGGATCATCGACGACGGCTCCTCCGCCCCCGAGGCCCACAACTACGCGATCCAGTGGGCGATGGACCGCGCCAACGCCCGCGTGATCTTCCAGCACAACGCCGGCAAGCGTGAGGCGATGGGGCAGGCGTTCCGCGAGCTCGGCGAGCAGGTCGACCTGTTCGTGTGCGTCGACTCCGACACGGTCCTCGAGCCCGAGGCCATCCGCGAGGGCCTCGCCCCGTTCTCGGACCCGCGCACCGCCGCCGTCACCGGCACCGTCGTCGCCCTCAACCAGGACCGCGGCCTGCTGCCCGGCCTGCTCGACCTGCGGTACGTCAACGCCTTCCTCTACGAGCGGGCCGCCTACAGCCGCCTCGGCTCCGTCCTCTGCGTGTGCGGCTCCCTGGCGATCTGGCGGGCGGACATCGTCCGCGCCCACCTCGACGACTTCCTCGGCCAGCAGTTCCTGGGGGAGCCCTGCTCGTACGGCGACGACCGGCACTTGACGAACCTGTCGCTACTGCACGGCCGCGTCGTCCTCGCGCACAAGGCGATCGCGCGCACCGCCGTGCCAGAGAAGGGCGGGCACCTGATCCGCCAGCAGGTCCGGTGGGGCCGCTCCTTCTTCCGCGAGTCCCTGTGGGCGCTGCGGAACCTGGGGCCGAAGCGCGCCGCCTGGTGGCTGTCCGCCCTGGAGTCCGTGTCCTGGGCCGGGTTCACCGTCGGCATGATGTTGTCCCTGTTCGTCCTGCCGGCGATCAGCGGGCAGGCTCACTGGCTGGACTACCTGGGCTGGGTGTTCCTCGCCGGGTACGGCCGCTCGGTGCACGTCTTCTCGGTGCGGCGCACCAGCTGGGCGCGCTGGCGGCAGGCCGCGATCTTCCTCCTCGCCCCGGCCTACGGGATGATCCACGTCCTCGTGCTGCTGCCGCTGCGGCTCTACTCCCTCGCCACGCTCCGCGCGACGAGCTGGGGCACCCGCTCCGGCGGCGTCGAGGTCGCCGAGACGGCCTGAGAACGACGAAGAGGCCCCCGGCCGCCGTGTGGCGGCCGGGGGCCTCTTCGTTCAGCGCTCGTACTCGATGCCCAGGTGCAGGCCGCCCGGTGCCGCGTAGCGGGCCACGAGGAACGTGCACCAGCCCGGGAGCGGCTGCGCGGGCAGCGACAGGTTCCCGATCAGCGGAGCGTTCACCACCAGGTTCTTCACCTGCGGCGTCCGGTAGGTGATGTCGGTGAAGTAGAAGACCCGCAGGTACTCCAGGAACCCGGACGGCTTGAGACGACCCGTCGAGTCCACGGCTTCCTGGCCACCGGCCCATCCGCACGTGATGCTCGAGACCGAGCCGTTCCCGCGCCAGCCTCCGCCGCCTGGCACCGCCGGGACGAGCGCGCTGTGGACCTCGCCGGAGCGCGGCCACTGGGCGGGGTCGAGGTCCTGCCACCGGCCACCGGCCGGGTCGGCCGGGTAGTCGGTGGCGGGGAAGCTGATGAGCGCCACGGCGTCCTCCGAGCTGCGGCCCGCCGGACCGGCGGGCGATGGTTGTGGGGGAGCGAAGGCCGGGTACTGGCCGTAGTTGTCGGCCCGGATCTGGTCGACGTCGCACTGGACGCCGCCCACGTTCGTTGTGCCGACCTGCTGGTAGAGCTGGGAGCGGTCGTCGATGTGCCCGTACTGCCATCCGGCGGCGGACCAGCCGAAGGTGGCGTAGCCGCGGTCCAGGGCGTCGGAGATGACGGAGCGGCCGCCGTAGACGCCGAGCTTCGCGACGCCGACGACGGAGCCACAGCCGTCCGCGTAGGCGCGGGCCAGCGGGAGATCCTTCGTGACGACGTCCTCGTCGAAGGCGAAGTACACGCAGCCGACCCGCCCCCAGTCGAGCCCGAGGTCGGCGAGGTGCGCCTTCACTGCCTGGGCGTCAGCGACCCCGCGAGCTCGGCCGCCGCGCCACGACCCGGTGGTGTCCTCGTAGACGAGGATCAGCTCCAGCCCGTTCGCGAGGTAGTCGGACACCTGCTCGGCGCTGGGCGCCTTCCGCCGGCCCGGGGTGCCCACGTAGAGCGCGATCGCCCGATAGCCCGCGGCGCGGACCTGGGCGCCGGTCGGATGGCCGACGCAGTCGATCGCGAGGCCGACGACGCTCACCGATCACCGTCCTGGGTCGTGGCCGGCGGAGCGGCCGTCAGCTGCGGGCAGTAGTAGACGGCGCCGCTGTCGGTGGCGTAGCAGTCGCCGACCTTCACGCCGACGTGGATGTGCACGACCGGCGCCGGGACGGCGACGACCTCGTGCTGCACGACCGGGGCGACCTCGCCGACCGGGGTCGCGAGCCGCACGGTCGGGGCCGCGTCCGGGCGGCCCTGCCACAGCCCGAGGTCGGCGCCGAGGAAGGCGACGGACACGAGCGCCAGCAGCACCAGTCCAGCGGCGCCACCAGCGAGCAGATGAGGGGGCCGGAGGCTCCGCGACGCGAAACCCCGGCGGGAGTGCCTGGGGGACAACTGGGCCGCCTTCCGGAGGGGTTGGGGCCGTCGGGTCCGCGCCCTCTCCACACGGACCCGACGGCGATCATGGGACGCCTACTCGGCGGCGGCCGCGGCGGAGAGCACCGCGATCTGGGCTGCCGTCTGCCCGGAGGCGGGAACGGCGGGGAACTCGACGGTCGCCGGACCGGACGGCGCCGCAGGTACGTTGCCGACGGCGACGTCCGCGGGGGCGACCACGGTCGGTGCGACCGGGGCCGCTGGTGGGGCCTGGGCGCCGGCCAGCGCGGAGATCCGCACCCCGGCGACCTTGAGCAGGCACAGCAACGCGGCCGTGCCGCCCCCGGCGAGCGCGGCCCGCCAGTCGAACGTGTGCAGCTCGACCGCTGTCCCTCCGGCGGTGATTGCGCCGGCGAGGGACTGCACGAACGTCCAGCCGACGCGCTCGGCCAGGTCGATCCACGGCTTGGTGGTCATGACGGGTCGGGCTCCTTCCGGGGTGCCGTCCGCCGCCTGCGAGGCTTCGGCGCGGCCGGGGGCTCTGGGGTGTCGAACAGGCCTTCGGGGATCACCCCGTCGGGCACGGACACGGCCGGGGCCGGGGGGACGTCGCCGCCGAGGCCGCGGATCCGGTCGATGAGGGTCCGCAGGTATTCCCGCAGCCAGGCGATCTCTGCGCGCAGCGCGTTCTCCCGGCGGGCGAACTTCGCGCGCTCGGTCTCGACCAGCCCGGACCAGTAGGCGACTTCCTCCCGCAGCACGGGCAGTAGGGAGACGGCGGTCTTCACGGCGTCGGCGTCGGACTTCGACCGGGCCGCGCGGCGCTTCGCTCCGATGGTGAACAGGGCCGAGATCCCGGCCGCGCCACCGAGTGCACCGAACACCTGGCTGGCCTGGTCGGCGATTCCGCTCACGGGCTTTCTCCGAGCTCAGGTGGAGGGCGCAGCTTCTCCACCCGGTAGTCGAGCGAGTGCGAGATGTGCAGCACGGCGACGGCGAAGTAGACGATCGGCCCGGTCAGGGCTGCGTGCGGGTCGTGCCGGACGGCCTCGATGAGCGCGATTGACCACAGCAGGTACAGGACGCCGCCGAAGGTGAACGCCCAGCGCAGCGGCCGGAGCCCGGCACCACGCCCGGCGAGCATCGACGCCGCGAGCGCCCCGAACACCAGCCCCCAGGTCGTGGCGCCGCCGTACTGGCGGATCACCGCGAAGGACGGGCCTGCGACGCGGAGCGGGTCCCCGGCGAGCAGCACCCACGCCATTCCCGTCGCGGCGGCGCCGAGCGCGAGCCAGCCGCGGCGCAGGACGTCCTTCTCGTCCCACACGGCATCCACGTCCGGGGCGACGTCGAGCACCCGGGGGAGCTTCACTGGGTGGCCACCGGGGTGACGGGCGGCCGCGGGGCCGGAACGACCGTGGCGACCTGCCAGTCGTAGTCACCCCGCAGGCAGCTCCGGCTGTCCGGATGCCGGTTCGGCCAGGCGATCTCGACGACCCGGTAGTGGGTGCCGCCGAGCTCGATCTCCTGGCCCTCGATCAGCGGCGCCGGTAGCGCTGTCTCGGCGAGCCGGGCGCCCGTCTCGTCGACGACCCGCACCTTCGCGGGCGGGGTGCCGTCGACGAGACGGATCCCCTCGACCGCCGTCGCGACCTCCGGTTCGGACTCCACGACCAGCTCAGCGGAGGCGCCGTCCTCGGCGACGACGACGTCGAGCAGCGTGTGCTGCCAGGTCGGGTCGAGGCCGGGCAGGGTGATCCGGGTGCGGAGCAGCCCGTCGAACGAGTCGGGATTGAACAGGCCGGGGCCGTCCGCGTAGACGGTCACGCGCGTCGTGAGGGTCATCTCGGGGGGCCTTTCAGGAGTACGGGGCGTCCCAGGCGACGACCATCCAGGTCCCGCCGAGCGCGGTGTCCGACGACAGGGAGGCGCCGGTGTTCTGCAGCGCGCCGCCGCGGATCACGGTCCCGGCGGTGAACCGCTCGTAGAGGTGGGCCTCGACGTACACGTGCCCCGAGGCGGCCATGACCTCGTCGCCCATCGCGGCGATGTTCCCGGGGTTCGACGTGCCGTTGACCATGATCGCGGCGCAGCGGATCCCGGAGGAGCCGGACACGAAGCCGACGTGCAAGCAGATCTCGTACCAGCCCGCCGTCTGGATCGTGACCGTCGTGCCGCCGGCGGTCGCCATGCTGTCGGTGTCGAGGACCTCGTTGTCCCACGTGATCGTGTTCGGGGTCGATGTGATCGAGCCCGTCGCGAAGTTGTGCGCGTTGCTGGTCAGGTAGCACATCGGCTTCGTGGACGCCCCCGAGGCGAGGGTGCGGCCCAGCGTGTTCTGCGCCAGCGTGTCGACGTTCGTGCGCAGGTTCGACAGGTCCGTCGCGGTGACGAGGACGCCGTCGGTGAAGGTCGGGGGAGCGGACAGCGCCGACATCGGGGCTCCTCGGTCAGTAGGGGGCGTGCCAGGCGCACGTCCACCACGTGCCCCAGGAGCCGACGGAGTTGTTCGTGGTGAGGTTCAGCGACGCCCCGGAGTTCTGAAAGACGCCGACGTAGAGCGACGCCCCGGCCTGCAGGTGCTCGTAGGCCACGACCTGGTGGTGGTAGGCGCTGGTGGAGCCCAGGTTCTGCGTCGTCGTCGCGACGACGTTCAGCGGGTCCGCGATGCCGTTGATGAGGATCTGCACGACCCGCTCGGACGCGGCCGCGGACGCCCACCACGCCTGGGCCATGATCCGGTACCAGCCAGGCGTCTGGATCACCATGTGATCGGCGGGGGAGCCCGGCCACATGCCGTCGTTGTCGAAGACGACGTTATTCCAGGTGACGATCTGGTTCGTGCCGCCCGCCCCGGTCGGGACGGAGAAGTTGCTGGTCAGGTTGACCTTGCAGATCGGCTTCGTGGAGTAGCCCGCCGAGGCGGGCTTGCCCAGCAGGTTCTGCGACAGCGCGTCGAGGTTGAAGGACAGCCGGTTCAAGTCGGCCTGTCCGACGAGCGTGCCGTCGACGAACGTCGGGTTGGCGATGGTGGCGGGCACGCCGGCCTCCGCTCTCGATCAGTAGGGGGCTTCGTAGGTGACCGACATCCATGTCCCCCACGCGGAGGAGGAGGCGGCCGCGGTCGCCTGGGGGAGCAGGTTCAGCGCAGCGCCCGATGCCTGGTAGGTGCGGCCGAGGATGTTCGTGTTGAAGGCGGCGTGCACCCACGCCGAGACCTGCAGCCGCTGGTTGTTGTTGATCCGCATCAGGGTGTTGTGGGTGGCGACGACGTTGGCGTTCGCGGTGCCGTTGACGCAGATCGAGATGGCGCGCTCGGACGGGGCGAGAGCGCCCGGGTCCGACTGGAAGTCGTATGCCACCTGGAGCTCGACGCGGTACCAGCCGGGGGTGAGGATCAGGAACGTCGTCCCGACGTTGATCGAGAAGTGGTGGTCGGAGTCCACCTCTTCGAGGTCCCAGTTGATCACCGTGTCTGTGGCGTTCAAGATCGACTGAGTGTTCAGGAGCCGCGCCTTCGTCGCGGGCCTCTGGGTCGCCCCATCGGACAGCGGGTGCGCCGTCCCGAGCTGGGCGATCGTGTCGAGGTTCGTCGCGATCGTCTGCAGGTTCGCCGCCGTGGGCACCGTGCCGTTTGTGAAGCTCGGGATGCTGCTCAGCGACGGCACGGTGCCCCTCCAGGCTCAATAGACAGGGGTCGTCGACGTCCCGAGGACCCCAAGCGTGGAGTCCCCGAGGACCCACGCGGACGGCACGAACACCGGGGAGAGCTGCAGGTCGACGGTCCAGTCGCCCGTCTCCCCGTCGACGCGATGGTCGATCTTCTCGATGTAATACTCGCGCGACGTCGTCAGCGACATCGAGCGCCTGTTGACCCGGACCCGCTGGGAGATCTCCAGCGACAGCACGACCGGCCACAGCGCCGGGTTCGCCGACGGCTTCAAGGTCAACTTCGTGACCCGCGTCTTCGGCGACCCGTACCGAGCGAGGTAGTGCACACCGGCCTGCTCGACGTCGAAGTCCGTCGTCACCTGCAGCGTCTGCGTCAAGATCCGCTGCCCGTACGTCGCCTCCGCCGCCGAGTTGACCATCGGGGCGATCGCACTGTTGTCCGGCCGCGACAGGTTGGCCTGGGAGAACACGTACGTCGGGTCGTGGTCCGTCGTGAGGTCCTGGTACGGGTACTCCGTCGGCGACGCCCCGGCCGGGTTCTCCCCGAACGTCCACAGCGCCGTCTGGTTCGCGTACCTCGAGCGCCGCGACTCGACCCGAGCGTTGCCCTCCTTCGTCATGTAGACGAGGCCGCGCTCCGTCTCCGCCACCTCCTGGAGGACGTCCAGCAACGTCCGCCCGTCATAGGAGAAGTCAGCGGCCAGCTTCACCGTCCCGGCGTCGACCCATATCGAGCCGCCCCACCACTGGTTCAGCAGGCGGATCGCCCGCGCCCCGGAGTCCTCGACGCCGGAGTAGCCGATCCCGCGCCAGTACAGGGCCGCCTGCTCGGTGAGCGTGAGCAGCCGGTTGAAGACGGCGAACCGGCCCGTCGACATCTGCGACTGCGGGTAGCCGAAGCCGGTCGACGCCGAGAAGAACCCGGCGACGTTGAAGCCGATCTGCGCAGGCTGCGAGCCCACGGCGATGGATGAGCCGCGGAGGTTGTCCGTCCCCCGCATCCATCCACCCGTCGCGTCGAACCCGAGCAGGTGCATGTGCCACTGGTTGTCCTGCCACAGCCGCCCGCCGCCCGCGATGGCGGTGGTGATCGACGCGCCGCCCTCGACCGGCCGGTAGCGGTAGTAGACCTCCTCCGTGGTTCCGTCACCGGCCCGGATCGCCAGCTGGACGTGCGTGGAGTCCGTCGGGAAGTTCGACGCCCCCGGGGCCACGTACAGCCCCGGCGCCTGCCACGCCCCGATCGCCGGCCGGATCCAGATCACGAAGCACGACCCGGTCGTCGACATGGAGATGCGGCCGCCGATCGGCTCCATGTAGGTGTCGTTCAGCGAGCCGCTCCGCGACGGTGGGTTCTCCGGGTTCTGCTGCGTGAACGTCACCGCCGGGTGCCCGTCGGGGTGGCTGTCGCCCGCCCAGTTGATCTGCGACGACTGCGGCACGTAGTAGACCGGTGTCGCACCCGTCCCGGTCCCGAGCTGGCCTTGCCCCGCTGGCGCGGAGGCGTTGTCGAGCGGCATCGACGCGATCGGGCCCAGCCCAGACAGGACGGACTCGTAGTCCTGCTTCACCGTCGCCCGCGACATGATCGCGAGCCCGTCGACCAACGTCATGGGCTTCTGCGCGCGGACACCGCCCATGTCCCACGACGTGGGGAACCGTTCCGCGTAGCCCGTGATGATCGGGTAGAGCGACGGCCCGGTCGCCTGCCACGCCGTGAGCGTGGACCCGAACTCCAGCTGCTGCTCGTCGACGTAGAACGTCGGCGTGGTCGCCCCCGACCCGTAGACGTAGACGTCCTCGAGCGTGTCGACGGGATTCCAGGCGACATAGATCCTGGTCCAAGCGTTCACTGCCGTGGTGGCGGTGCCCTGGTGCCAGTTCCCGGCGGCGTCCATGATCCCGCAGGTCACGGTGCCGTTGGTCGGGTACACCCAGACGGAGAAGGTGTAGGTGACGTCGGGGGCGGTGCGGAACCCGTTCACCACGCCGAAGGACGCTCCGGCGGCGCCCTGGGTGACCAGCATCGACTTCGCGCCCGAGTGCTTCTGCACCGTCGACAGGGCGGCCGTGGTGCCCACGTCGACCGGCACCCACCCGGACGTCGTCCCCTCAAACCCGGGGTCGTAGCCGGACCAGACGGTCGGGTTGATGATGTTCCCCGAGCCCGGCTGGTTCGGCCACATCGCCCAGATCCACGCGGCCCGGTACGGGGTGACCCTGGCGTTCGAGGTCGTCGTGGTGCCCGCCAGCGGGAAGGTGTCGCCGCCCGGGTACACGCCAGACCCGGGGGACGTGCCCCCGGTCGTCGTCGCCCCGTTGAAGGGCGAGTTCCCGTTGTCCGGGTTGAGCAGCTCCAGCGGGTCCGGCAGGTCGAGCTCAGCGGTACCGGCCTGCACCTGGTCCAGCTCGTACTGGCGGCCGCGGGACGTCGACCAGCGGCGCACGAACAGCCGCTTCGCCACCGCGTTGATCGAGTTCCGGGCGCCTGTCGGCCTGCCGGGCGGCCCGGAGGTGAAGTCGACCTCGAAGCCGACGAGCGGCCAGTTCGGGTTCGCCAGGGTCGCAGGCTGCCCCGCCCCGACGAGGACCTGACTCGTCAGGTCGACGCCGCCGACGCTCTCGGACAGGGACCGCGGATAGGTGACCAGCCGAGAGGTGCCGTCCGCTCCGCCGACCGCCTCGGTGGTGGACCGCGGCCAGTACCAGGAGGTGCTGTCCGCCCCGCCAGCCGTCTCGCTGATGGACCGCCCGTAGGCGACGGCCCGGGTGGTGCTGTCAGATCCGGCGACGGTCTCGGCAGTGGAGCGGGGCCCGCCTGGCGTGGTGCCTGCGTCGAGCGCGTGCCGGATGACCGGGCGGAGCGGGAAGGAACGCCCGAAGCGTGCCACGGCTCAAGCCCCCGATCTGTTCGGCTACTGGGACACGGTGGTGGTCACGACCATGACGTCACCGGAGGCCGCGAAGTTCGCGGTCGCGATCGTGGCCTCGAACGCCATCCGCCCCGACACCATTGACGCGAAGGTCCCGACCTTGGCCACGGCCACCGGCAGCGCGTCCGCACCGTTCGCTGTGAACGTGCCGGTGAGCGTGTAGGAGGAGGACCCCGTGGTGTGCGCGAAGGCAGCCAGGCGCCGCACCAGGCCGCCGCCGCTGGTGGTGATCTCCCCGGCGAGCGTCGTGTCGGTGGCGACGGGACTCGAGGTGTTCGCGGACAGCGCCATGCAGGCCGCGGGTGCACCGCCGGGGGTGATGACGTAGCCGCCGACCCCTGGGGTCGACGCGGTCCCGCCACCCATCGAGGACGCGATGTACCAGCGGTCGATGGTGAGCGCGGTGCTCGTGTTCGAGACGACGATGCCGTAGGTCGTGCCCGTCGCCACGATGTGCCCGACCCACTGGTTCGTCGTCCAGGTCTTCCCCGTGTCGGTGAGGGTGGTGCCGGTGACCGCCGTGGACGTCCCGGAATCACCGCTGGGGTCGCCCAGGCTGAGGGCCTGCCAGTCCTGCCCGGCGTTCGTCTTCACGCGGTCTCCCAGTCGTCAGGGCGGCCGATCGGGCAGCCGTAGTGGTCGGCGAGCGCCCGGGCGAGCTCAGGGGAGTCGGACTCCACCCACGCCGGCGCAGCCGCGGTGGAGTGGACGCGCCACAGCCCGAGGAGCGGGCCGCCGCTGTCGTGGGCGACGGTCTGGACCTGCTCGGTCAGCGTGTAGCTGTCGGGGATGTGCGCGACCGTGACCTGCTTGCCGAGCGGCTGACCGCGGTCGACGGCGGCCGGGTTGCCGAGGTGAACGGTGGGCATGCGTCGGGTCCTTTCCCGGGCGGAGAGGGGCTGGAGCAGGGGACCGCCGGGGTCACTGCACCGTGAGGGTCAGGTCGTCCGAGCCGGCGCCCGTGGCGGTGTACCGGAGGACGAAGGTGCCGATCTGGGAGTCCGAGGGCGGGCTGGGCCGGGTCGACATCGTGTAGCTGTCGCCGTAGACCGACCAGGAGAACGGGGTCAGCAGGCTGAACTTCCCGGCGCTGATCAGGCTCCTGTAGATGGTCGAGCGCCCGTCGCTCTGGTAGTCGCCCCAGGACTGCAGGACGGCGTCGCGGAGATCGCAGATCTTCGTGAGGTAGGCGCTCTCGGTGCCACCGGCGGATGGCGGCTTCGACGTGCTGGCGCGGGCGGCTGCGATGATGCCGCCGTAGCTCTCGGAGTCGGTACCGGGGCCGTGATTAACCAAAACGTCGTAATGCAATGCGAGGCCGAGTGGGCTAACCCCGTCCTGCAGCGCGTTCTTGAGCGCGTCGTCCCAGTAGATGCTCTTCCGCAGCTCTCGCTGCGCCTGCCGGAACAGCGGGTCGGTATTCGCCGCGCTCGCCCAGGCCGTCTGAAAGGCCGTGCCGAGGTTGGACGCAGCAGCGCTGGAGGCGCCCGAGCCGTAGCCGACGTTCGCGCAGTTCTGCAGGCCCGTGAGGTACGACGACAGCGGGTTGCTCGTCGGCTTGAGCTGCACATACCGCTGCACCAGCTGCAGCATGTCCCCGGTCGCACTGGTGAAGCCGATCAGCCCGCCGGTATAGCCGCGCTGGTCCCCGATGTCCTGAATGTAGTTGTAGGTCGTCGTCCAGTCCTTCGTGGAGTTCTCCGCGGTCTGGACGATCTCGAAACACATCTCCTGAATAACCGGCTGTCGCAGGTCCGTGGTCCCGGACGGGGACGACCCGATCGGCCACGACAGCGCCGCCGCCGTCCCGATCGTCGTGCCCTCCCCGAGCGGCCCGGACACGATCGTCCAGGCGCGGCTGGTGATCGTGACGCCGGTCGGCTCCGTCGCGGTCCGCGTGAACGTCGACCCGGGAGCGGCAGTCGCGTCCGCGCCAGCGAACAGCGCCCCGGAGGAGGTGGAGCCGCCACCCGCCGCGTTGCTGGTGATCGTGACGTCGGTCAGCACCCACGCCCCGGCGAGCGCGCTGTACTCGGCGGAGGCGAGGAGCACCTGGTTCTGCGGCACCGAGTAGGTCAGGGTCGTGACGCGCGTCGACAGCAGGAAGCCCGACGCGAACGTGCACGTCCGGGCGGCCCCGGACGCCAGCGCGAGCACCTCGTAAAGCTCGCCATCGGTGACCGCACCCACCGGGACGGGGATCGTCGTGTCGGCGGTCATCGTGAAGTCGGAGATCATGGCATCGTTCGTGCCGGTGTTCCCGGCCCCACCGGTGCCGCCGCCCAGACCCTCAAGGGAACTGACCCGGCCCTCGACGGCGTCCAGCCGGAGCGACGCCTCCTTGATCCCGGCCTCCTGGTGGTTCAGGCGGCCGGCGCTGAGCGGGGTCCCTCCGTTGGGCCCGTCGACCCACGTCTGCTGGTCGTAGGACATGCTGCCTCGCTTACTTTCTTGCAGGTGCAGGAGGGGGCGCGCGTCACTCCTCGAAGGCGAGCCACGCCTTCGCGTTCGGGGTGACTGAGGCCGGAGTGGTCACGCGCAGCCCGATGCGCTGCGTCGAGGTGCCGGACATCTGTGGCTCGCGGCCCAGCGGGAACTGCAGGACGACCAAGCCGCCGTAGGGCTGGACGTAGAAGGACCGGAGGATCTCGACGGCGGTCGGCTCGGTCGTCAGCGCGACGAGCGACGAGGTGTTCGACGCGGCCGAGTCGGCGGACCCGTTCTCCTTCACGACCGTGGCCGCGGTGCCAGCCGGGCTGCCGATCGTCGTCGACCGGTAGAGGTCGACGGTCACGGCCGCCGAGCTCGCGGACGAGTCGAAGCTGATCCCCAGCTCGGTGATGACGTACGACGTCGTCGGGTTGATGAGGATGAGCGACTTCGTCGCCGACGCGGAGAGCGCGACGGCGCCGGAGTTGATCGTGTAGGTGCGCGCCACGGCGCCCTCCTTCGGTTCAGCGGGAGGCCGCGCGAGCCGCGGCCTGGGGGACGATGAGCCGCCGAGGCGGGGGAGCTGCGGGCGCAGCGGCGGCCTTGAAAGTCGCGATCGAGCATGCCCACGTCGTGCTGGACGGGCTGGCGGTGAACGTGCCGGTCTGCGCCCCGGTGGCCGAGACGATCTGGTCTTCGAATGCGGTGTCATAGATGCCGCCCGACCCCGTGAGGACCAGCTGCTGCTGGACGAGGTTCCCGAACCCCGAGCCGACGCTGTAGGTGTTCGAGCCGTCGTCGGTGATGCCCAGACAGACGACCAGCTCGTCGGCCTGCGTCGTCGCGGAGCTGGCACCCGATGACAGCGCGAGTCCTGTGCCCTTCGCTGTCTTCGCCTGGTCGAGCGGGGAGGCGGTGAGCAGCCCGCTGTACTCCCGGATCCACGCGTTGAACAGGTGCGAGCCGGAGAAGCTGAACGTGAGAGTGATCGTGCCGCCGGTGGTGATCGGCGCGTACCAGAGGTCGAGGCATGCGGCGCCACTGGACGAGAAGTTGCTCGCCGCGGTGACGCGGCTCCAGCTGTTGCCGGCGTTGTCCGTGGTGGTGATCGCGTTCGTCACGCCGAGGCCGGAGACGCTTGCGCCGACGATGAGCGTGTTTCCGGCGGCGCAGGTGACCGACTGGGTCTGCGCAGCGCCGGACGCTGTCGCGTTGTTGACCAGCTTCTGCGTGGTGTTGACCAGGGCGACCGCCACGGCCCACACCTCCCTTCGTGCTCGAGGTGGGGGCCGTGGCGGTCAGCCACAGGCTGAGGTCAGTCGGAGACGATCAGCTGGTTGACCTCGACGTCCTGGCCGGTCCAGAAGACGCAGTAGCGGACCGGGATGGCGGCGGAGGCGTACGAGGTGTAGGTCAGTCGCACGCTGGGATTCCCCGAGTCCTGGCCGTGCCCGAAGCCCGTCAGCGCGAAGCTGGCGTTGTCGGCGGGGTTCACCGGGCGCGCCCAGCTGAGGTAGAGGTCCGGGGTCTCGTCGTACGGGTAGGCGTCCTGGTCGGCCAGGGGGATGAGGATCTCCCGGGTGGCACCGGTGGGAGCCGGGTCGAGGTTGAGGACGCCGTGCAGGATCCGGCGGATGCCGAAGGTGCCGCTTGTCTCGTTGTCGATCGAGGCGTTGAAGCTGAGCGGGTAGGACGGCATGGGTCGCTCCGATCTCCGGTCAGCCGAGGCCGAATCCGGTGTAGTTGGTGCCGTTCTGCGTGTTCCGGATGCCGTGCCGCACCAGCTCCTGCTGCAGCTCGGTGACCAGGTCCTTTGTGGTCCACACGTTCCCCTGGACAGTGGGGTTGAGGTGGACGACGGTCACGTTCGTTGCGCCCTGGGAGAGGCCAGGCAGGACCGCCGGGGAGGCGGCCTGGAGGGCGCCGGGTCGGACCGTGACCGGCATGGCCGCCCCGTCGGTACCGAGCGCGGCGGCCGTCTGGCCGAGGGCCTGGAGGTTCCGGTTCGTGCTCTGCGTCGCCGACACGACCCGATCGGCTACCGACTGGGCGGCGGTGACCGCCAGGTCGGCATGGTCGTCGATGCCGTTCGCGAGGCCCTTCATCAGCCACATGCCGGACTCGTGGGCAATGGTGGACGGGGAGGCGATGCCGAGCGCGGACTTCACGCCACCCCAGAGCGATGACGCCCAGCCGGTGAGCTTGTCCCACACCCACGACGTCATCGAGGTGATGCCGTTCCACAGGCCGACGAGCAGGTCGTGACCGGCGGAGACGAGCCAGTTCGCGGCCCCGGAGAACAGGTTGATCACGGTCTGCGGCAGCCCGGATGCCCAGCCCCAGAACGAGTTCCACATATTCTTGAGCCCATTCCAGAGGCCCTCGATTATGTAGCCACCGATTTCCGAGAAGACGGTCGAGGGCGACTGGATGCCGAAGCCGCTCTTGAATCCGTCGATGAATCCCTTAATGAAATCGGTGATCCCGTTCCAGATATTCGACACCCAATCCGTGAAGCCTTTCCACAGACCGGTGAGAATATTCTTTCCGTGCTCGTAGAGCCACTGCGGCGCCTCGGTGAAAAACGCCTTGATCTTGCCTGGCAGGTCCTTGAACCACTGGACCGTGACCTCCCACTCCAGCTTGAGGCCGGTAGTGAAGTTGTCCCAGAGTTCCTTCGCCTTGTCGACCAGCCAATTCTTCGCGTCAACGAAGAAATCCTTGATCTTGCCGGGCAGCGCCTTGAACCAGGCGACCGTTTCATTCCAGGCGTTTGTGACCCCGGTCGTGAAGCCGTGCCACAGCTCCTTCGCCTTATCGGCGATCCAGTTCCCCGCGCCGACGAAGAAATCCTTGATCCGGCCCGGCAGCGCCTTGAACCAGGCGACCGTTTCATTCCAGGCGTTTGTGACCCCGGTCGTGAAGCCGTGCCACATTTCCTTGGCCTTGTCGACCAGGGTGCGGGCCAGCTCGCCGAGCTTCTCGCCGATGATGTGGCCCCACTCGCCGGGGCTCTTCGACATGATCGTCTTGACCAGCTCCGCGCCCTTGCGGAACGGCGTCGTTAGCCAGTCCCACACGTTCGCGAGGGCCCGCTGGATCATCCCGCCGAGGCTCGACAGGCCCTGCCCGATCTTCTCCGGGATCGACTTGACAAACCCGACCAGGTCACTGATCCGGTCCCCGCACCAGTTGACCGCGGTCGTGAAGGCGCTCTTGACCTTGTCCCAGAGCCCGGAGAAGAAGTCGGCGACGCCCTGCCAGTGCTGGATCAGCTCGTAGATCCCGAAGGCCAGCAGCGCGACCGCGGCGATGATCGCCAGGATCGGCCAGGTCGCCGCGATCACCCCGATGGCAGCCTGCGCGGCCGCGATGCCGAGGGCGACGAACGCGGCCACCAGGACCACGCCGATGATCCCGGCGACGATGATCGCGACCGTCTGGTGCTCGGTCATCCACTTCGTCGCGTCGGCGAAGACGCCGACGATCTTCGACGCGACCGGGAGGAGCTTCTCGCCGATCGAGATCGCCAGCGCCCCGAGGCCGTCCTTTGCCTGCGAGAGCTTCGTGTTGAACTCCGACTGGATCTCGGCCCAGCCCTTGACGTGGCCGCCGGCCTCGGACGTCGCGCCGGAGATGTTCTTGATCGCGTCGTTGGTGTAGTCGGCGTTCTCGCCGGTCGTCATCAGCGCGACCTTGAGCCCGGTGGCGTCGCCCATGGCCTTCTGCATGGCCTGGCCGTAGGTCTGCATGACCTGCTCGCCGGACATGTGGGCCTGGCCGAGCTGGTGGGTCTGCCCGGCCAGCGTCGCGAACGACGTCGCCTGCTTCGCGGAGATCGGGTCGAGTTCCTTGGCCTGCTTCGTGAACGCGGCCATCGAGATCGACCCGTCCATCACCTTCTGCGCGAGGCCCTGGACGGCGGGTGTGCTCTGCGAGACGGCGTTCTTGAGGTCGAGGAAGACCTTCTCCGAGCCGGGCGGCATCGACTTCGAGATCGCCTGCTGCAGCATCTGCATCGTGCCGGCGAGACCGCGCTCGCCGAGCTTCGCCGCCACGTCGGAGGCGTCGATGCCGAGCGTGGCCATCTCCTGCCGCATCCCGGCCGTGGGCGACTGGAGGTGGCGGATGGCGTCCGCCATGTTCTGCGTGGCCTGCTGGGCGGAGATGCCGTGGCTGGTCATCGACGCCAACGTGCCGAGCATGTCGTCGAGGGAGATGTGCGCGGCGGAGGCGAGCGGGGCGACCGAGCTGAGCGACCCGGACAGCTCCTCGAACGTCATCTTGCCGCTGGCGGTGGCCTGCACCATCTTCGACGTCACCGTCGCGGCGTCGTCCGCCTTGAGGTGGTAGTCGATCAGCGCAGTGGTGACCGCGTCGGCGACGGTGGTGAGGTCCGCGTTCTCCGTCTTCGCGCCCTCGGCCGCCGCCTTGAGCACCTTGAGGCCGTCCGCGCCGTGCTGGCCGCCGGACTCCACCTTGTACATGGCGGTGGCCAGTTCGTCGGCGCTGTAGCCGACCTGGCCCGCCATCTCGAGCATCCCCTGGCGGACCATGTCCAGGTTCTGCCGCGACTCGTTCGCCGAGGTGACGAGCCGCATCGTGGCCTGGTCGTAGTCGCCGGCCATCTTCACGGCGATGCCACCCGCGGCCGCGGCCGCGAGGCCCATCATCGCGAACTGGCCGCTCGTCAGGCCGACCACCGCGGCGCTGTCGGCGAAGCTGGCCTTGAAGGTCCCAGCCGCCACGGACAGGGTGCCCATGCTCGCGGCAGTCCCGGCCATCGTCGTTCCGACGAGGGCGTTCGCTTCGGCGGCGCGAGCCTCGGCCGCCTCCATCGCGGCCAGGTCCCCGACGACCTTGTCTCGCATCAGGCCGTAGGCGGCTGCGGTCTCCTCGGCGGCCGTGGTCGACTTCGCCGCGAAGGCCTCGGCGCTGGTCGCGGCCTCGCTGTTCGCGGCGACGAACCGGCCGTTGGCGTCCCGCATCCGGCCGGACGCGTCGACCCACGTCCCGGCCGCGGCCTCCGCTCCGGCGGCGATCCCGGCCCCGGCGGCGGCGGTGGCCTCCGCGAGTCCGAGCTCCGCGGCGACGGCGGCCTCGATCTCGGCCTGGATCGCCGCCATCGCGGCCCCGGCCTCACCGGCGGACGCGGTCATCTCCGCACAGGCGGCAGCCCAGGTGCCAGCGGCGGCCTCCGCGGAGGTGCCGAGCATGGCGTTCTGCTCGGCGACGCGGGTGACCTCCGCGGAGACGCCCTGGAGCGACCCGGCGACCTGAGTGGCCATCCGCTCGCCGGCGGCACCGGCCTCGGTGAAGCCCGCGGTCATCGGGGCGGACTCGGCGCGGAGAGTTACGTACAGATCGGCGACCTCATCGGACACCGGGCGCACCCCCTCTGAAATGGGACGGAGGTGCTGGCACGAACAGGTGTTCGGAGAGGGAGGCCGAGCACCATGAGCAGATGGAGCTGATCGCCAAGGGGCGACTGGGCGCGTCCGTCAGGTTCGACGGGCAGACCGTGACCGTCGCGAAGTCCAACCGGCTGATGCAGGGCTACGGGGAGCGCTCAGCGCACATCTCGCAGATCGCCGGCGTGCGCTGGCAGAAGCCGGGCCTGATCACCAGGGAGGGCTACATCGGGTTCACGGTCGCCGGGGTCGTCGCGCCGCGCGCCCGGATCGGATCGCAGATCAACGCCGCCCGCGGCGACGACTGGCACGTCACGTTCTTCCGCGGCCGCCTGGCCGAGTTCGAGGCCATCAGGGACGCCGTGCAGGCCGCGGTGAGCGCCCTACACCAGGGGCCGACCGCTGGGCCGCTGGGCGGCAACTGGGGGCCGCCTGGAGAGGCTCGGCGCTAGCCGACACCCCACGCGGCGCCCATGATCTCCTTGTAGATCGTGTAGACGGACACCCGGCCGACCATCCGCAGCGCCGGCACGAGGAACGGGAACCGCTTCCGGCTCTTCCCGACCCCGGTCACCTCGAGGTAGTAGGCGTACATCGACGACGAGGTGCGGCGGTCGTAATAGGGGTACAGGCCCGGGGCCATGCCGACCTTGACCGCCCAGCCGATCGCGGTGCGCTCCACCCCGGAGTGCGTGATCGACCGCACCAGCGACCCGGAGATCCGCGCGGGACCTTCCGGGTCGCCGGGCGACGGCGTGGGCGTCCGGTAGGGGTGCTCCCCGTTCGACGCGTTGATCTTCGCCTGCCGCTCGACGGCGAGCGCGACCGCGGTCAGCCCCACGGACGCTTTGAGCTCACCCTCGGCAGCGAGCCGAGCCATGACCTCCGACATCACCCCGGGCAGCAGCTCAGGCACGTCCCGCCTCCGCTTCTCGTTTCGCCTGCTCGTGGGCGTCGGCCTCGGCCTGGCGGCGCAGCTGGATGAAGTCCCAGCAGTACCGGCGCACGTAGGCCGGGGTCCGTTGCAGGGCCTCGAACGACCAGCCCATCTCGCGCATCAGCTCGAAGTCGATGAACTCGGCCGGGGGAGCACCGGAGCCCCAGGTGCCGTCGTAGATGGACTCGACGGCCAGGTAGACGTCCTCGAAGTAGGGCTCGCCAGGCCCTACTGAGGGTTTACCGCCTCCGTCATGCGCTTCCCGATGGTGTTGACGATCTCCATCGGCAGCTTCCGCACCATCTCCACGGTGGCCGGGTGAGTCTGGTCGACCTTCGGCAGCAGCGGCTGGTCGAGCTGCTCGCCGGTGTCGTAGTCGATGGCCGGCGCGGTGGCGTCGTAGACGTGCCACGCCACGACCAGCCCGGCGATGGTCTCGTACATCGCCTCCACGGCCTCGGCGGCGTCGGCCGGTCGCCCGTTCTCGTCGAGCTTGAGCGGCCGCGGCTGCACCTTGTCCGGGGGCTGCTGCTTCGGGTTGAGGATCGCGACCCAGACCTTGTCGTCGTCCTCGGCCAGGTCCGGGAAGTCGAGGTGAATGATGCGGTTGGCGTAGCCAGCCATGAGGGGTGACTCCTTGCAGGTGAGAGGGGGGTGGAGCAGGTCGGAGAGGGCCGATGCGAGCGCCATGCCGAGCCACAGCCCAGCGAGGACGTGCACCGGTGCGCTCCCGGCCGCCAGGAGCCCGGCGGCCAGGAGCGCGACGGTCAAGCGCAACGCTCAGAACGCGGTCGTGCGGAAGTTCTTCAGCACCGCCGAGACGGAGCCGCCGTCGGTGGTGTTGTAGATGCCGGACAGCGAGAAGGACGCCTGCACGTAGCTGCCGCCGATCTCGCGCTTGCCCTTCACCCAGCCGGACTTGCTCATGGTGAGCACCAGGGACTGGCCGCCGACGGCGGTCGGCTGCTGCAGCGTCGCCGTCGCCGGGAGCTGCGTGTACTGGGTGTAGAGGTTCAGGTCGGTCTGGTTCTCGAAGATCGCCTTGTACGAGCCGTCCACGGTGATCGGGCCCTGGAAGTTCTCCCGGGCCGCCTGCGTGCCGTCGCTCGAGTGGATCGGGTCGACCGTCCGCTTGAGGTTCAGGTCGTACGACAGGCCGCGGGTGGAGGCGCCACCGGCGTTCGTCATCGTCCACTGCCAGCCCAGTACCGGGGCCGTCGAGGTGAAGGTCGGGGTCATCGCCGAGGCGGCGATACCGGGCAGCGTGGTGAACTTCGCCGAGCTCGTCACCGCGCCCTTCGGGTCGATCTTGAGGCTCAGGTCGGAGATCGCCGCGTAGGAGTACGACAGGGTCTGCAGGGTGTCGAACACGGTGATCGACAGCGTCGGGTTCGGCGCCGCGGGGTTCTGCTTGAAGGTGTGCGTGGTCTGCGAGACGACCGTGGCGCCGGAGGTGTGGGCCTTCGTCAGGCCGACGGCGGCGGAGTCGCTGGTCGTGACCGTCAGCGTGTACGGCCCGGAGCCAGTCACGGCGGTGACCTTCGCGTACTCCAGGTTGTTGCCGGTGTCGATCGTGATCCACGAGTTGGCCGCGATCGTCGCCGCCGTGCTGATCGTCGTCGCGCTCGCCGACGACGACGACGACAGCGTCGTCGAGACACCCGGCGTGATCGTGTCCGGGCCGATCATGCTCGCGAGGAAGTGCCCGACCAGGTCCGGGTAGGCGAGCATGTCGATCGACCAGTGCGCCACCACGGGCCCCTGGTAGACGCCCTGCAGGACGGAGTCGTTCGCCCGGATCGACTCGTCCTTGATCTCCGAGTACTGGTCCTCGAAGTCGGCCTTCGTGAACGGGATGTAGGACGTCGGCACGACATACGTGCCGGGCGTGGACTCCTTCGCGATGCCCAGAACTGCGAGCCGAGAGAGCTGCGTCATCGGGAACCACCCTTCCGGGTCGTCGTGGACTTGCGGGTCACCGCGGGCGCGTCGGCGGCCTCGTGCTCGCCGTGGCCGTCACCGGCGGTCTGCTCGGGCTCGACGGGCACCGGCACGTGGTCGCCGGTCGCCTCACCGTCGGTCTCCTGCTGGTCGGCCCCGACGGGCATGAACCCGGCGAGGAGCTGGTCGTGGTCGATCTCGCCGCCTGCCGGCACAGTGACCGGTGGGTCGAGCGTCGGAAGGTCGAGCGGGTAGCCGCTCGTGTTGCGCTGGCGCATGGGGTTGGTCGGGTCCTCCCGGTCCGGGGCGTCAGGCCGTGAAATCGCGGTCGTCTGCCAAGTAGGTGATGTCCGCCCTGAGTGCGGCCGGAGAGGAGCCGGAGTGCTGCTCGGGGTCTGAAAAGGACACGTTGATGCGGCTGCCGTCGGGGGCTTCCGCGACGGACAGGAACCGGCCGCCGTGGGTGTGGTCCATGAGGGTTCCGCGCACGCGCTCGAGTACGAGGTCGACGGCCTCGTCGAACGCCTGCTGCTCGTCCTCCCACAGCCCGGACTGCGTCGTGGTGGCACCGATCGGCCACAGGCACTTGAGCCGGAAGGTGTGGGTCTGGAGCTTCCGCTGGTTGGACAGCCGGGTCTCGGCGAACTGCGGACGCAGCACGTAGATCGCCGTCTTGTGTCGGGGTGGCGTGCGCGGCCAGTACGCCTGCACGACGTCCCAGGGGCCGCCGTCGGCCTTGAGTAGCGACGGGAGCCCGTCGCCCATGCTGGTCGTGCAGAGCCACTCCGCTTCGCGCTGCTGCGGGGTCACGGTCACCTCCTCCTGCGGGCCCACACGCGGTGGGCGCGGGTGCGCTGGACGTGGCGGAGGCGGCCGCGGCCCTTCCGGACCCGCGCGGGGCGGAGGCGGCCGACGTAGGAGTGGTGGTAGCCGGCCCCAGTCGAGATCAGGGCGAACGCGTTCTTGTGGTTCCCGTGGCCGTGGTGTCCGGAGATCATGCGGCCCCCGCCGGGCGCCCTGACGATGTCCGAGCGGCGCGCACCGCCCCGCAGGTTCTTCCGGGTCGCGGCGACCTGCGCGCGGCTCCTGGGGGCGGTCTGGGCGGCACGACGCCGCGGCGACGAGGCGCGCTCCCGCCGGGACTTCGGCTCCGCCTGCGAGCGGTGCGAGGTGGCCGCGTACCGGGCCCGCAGCGCGGCTGCGATCTTCGCCCGGGTCTCGTCGGACATCGCGTGCCCGCGGTGCGGGTGCCGCTTCCCCTTGAGCGCCGCGCTGATCTTCGCCCGGGCCGCCGCCGACATCGGGCCGCGCGCGACCGCCACCGGCTACACCCCGTTCCGCGTGTAGGGCACCAGCCATGACACGGCGAGGGCCTCGAGCGATCCGGGGTCGTGCTGCCCGGACCGCTCCGGGTCCAGCTCCCGGCACAGGATCGCGGCCGCCATGTACTTGCAGGCGCGCCGCAGGTCCGCCGGGATCGTCTGGTAGCCGCCGCTGTAGGTGACCTCCACGATCGAGCCGATCGGGAGGAACGTGCCGATGTTGAACCACAGGAGCCCGGTGTCCGGGTAGGGCCCGGCCATCGGGCTGATCTGGTTCTGGGAGCCGCCGTAGGCGTCCCGGATCACGATGTGCACGTTCGAGTAGGTCCACATCTCCGGGAAGTGCGCGGCGTGTTCCCGCAGCCACAGCTTCCGGACCATGCCGCCGACGGAGGCGCCGAGGGCGTTGGCGTAGCTGGTGCCGAGCGCGGCCTGCAGGTCGAGCTGCAGGCCCGTCCCGGTGGCGCTGAGCTCGTCGGGGTCGACACCCTCGGCGCGGTGGGACTCGGTGGCCGTGAACGGGACCAGCCGGCGGCCGGTCTCGGTCTCGCACGCCCTGGTCGCCTCGACGAGGATCTCGCCGAGCGCCTCGGGTTCGAAGTTGCGGGTCAGGTCGGCGAAGGCGCCGGTCTGCAGCTCCGCGGAGGTGCACAGCGGCGTCGGGTTGTCCACGGCCACCGCGGGCTCAGTCCTTCGCGGGTGCGCGGCGGGCGCGCGGCTTCGGGGTCGGCTTCCGCTCGACGGGCTCGTCGGCGACGTCGTCCTCGGCCGGGCCGTTGGGCTCCTCGTCCGGGTCGCCGTCCTGCGGGTCGTCGCCCTCGCCAGGCTCCTGGCCGCCGTCGTCGTCGCCGTCCGGCTCCTCGACGGGCTCTGGCGCGTCGACCACGCTGATGCGGGCGTCGGTGATCTCGACGAGCGAGGCGACCAGATCGTCGGCGACCTCGATGACGGACCCGTCCTCCGGCCACACGTGGCCGAACGAGTCACCGCCCGCCTTCTCCTTACGCAGCCATGCCACTGCGGTTCTCCTCTCAGGGGTCCCCGGACGCCCCGCGCCTGGCCCAGCACGAAGCTGGGCCGGGCGCGGGACTGGGGAGCGGATCAGACGAGGTGGGTGTCCACGTTGTAGAGACCGCCGATGTAGCGCGGCGCCCGGAGGGCGACCACGGTGTCGGTCTGCAGCGCGAACGGCAGCGTGTCGGGAGCCGCCACGGTGGTGGCGACGTTGAGGCGCTCGGCCTCCCGGACGTACGGGCGGCACAGGTAGTCCTCGTCCCGGGGGACCAGGAAGATGTTCTCGATGTTCGCCGACAGCGGCGGCTTCTTCGAGGCGTTGGTACCCGCGTAGGAGCCGACCAGCACCTGCGGCTGGGTGGCGCCGTTCTGCGGGATCAGCTGCGTGCCGGTGTCGACGATCGAGGTCGTCTGGATCGGGGTGACGCCGTCGGTCGAGAGGCCGACGGTGGCGTCCACGACGCCCAGCAGGGTCTCCGTGCCCGTCGCTCCACCGGCGGTGGTCCGGTAGACCTTGTAGAGCATCGGGGACAGGCCGTCGAGGCCGGTCGGCGGGGTGAACGACAGGGTGATCGTGTTCGTCGCGGTCCCGGCGCCGGTGGCCTGCGTGACCTCAGCCGCGGCGAGGATCTCGCCCTGTCGGTGGATCACCGCGGACACGTAGTACTTGTAGGTGCTCGACGCCGGCAGGAAGCCACCCGTGGTGGCCGTGGCCGAGGTGACGGTGCCCATCGACAGGCCGCGGGTCGACAGGAACGACGTCTTCACCAGCGGGATGCCCCGGTACGTCGGGACCTGCAGGCCCGCCGCGACCTCCACGCGGTCCACGAAGCGCTGGTTGTTGACCAGCAGCTGCGAGAGCCGCGAGTACGCGGTGTTCGACAGGACGTACATCCAGGAGCCGTCGAACACGGACATGGCGGCGTTGGTCTCCACCATGTCGGCCAGGCGGTCGAGCGAGCCCAGCGACATCGAGGCGCCACCGAAGTCGATGGCGTTCTGGTTGATGCCCGAGTAGGTGCTGACCATGGAGTCGAAGCCGTCGAACTGCGGGTACGCGCCGTTCGCGGTGGCGGCCGCGTTGCCCCAGCAGGCCGCGACCTCCATGTCCCAGTACATGCCCTTGAGGGCGCCGTCGACCTCCTTACCGAGGAGGTCGCCGATCTGGCCGGAGGTAACGGCCTGGGCGTAGCCGGTGACGCCGCCGATGATCTGGTTGTGCTTCATCTGGAAGCCGGCCTGGTTGTACGTGCTGTTCGTCATCGGCCGGGCGCCGCCGTCGGTGACGAAGCCGCCGGTCGGGTTCGCGTCCCGGCGGTTGAAGTAGTAGATGTCCGTCTCCCACTTGAAGGACGGGATGGACGCGATAACCGGCGCGTAGCGGCGCTGGTACTCGAGGAGCGCCCGGGAGATGACCTTGGGGACGAGCGCGGTGGCGCCGGTGGCGGTCAGGGCCTCGCGGATCTGCGAAGACATGAGGTGGTGCCTCTCTGGTGGCAGCAGAAAGGCCCCCAGCGGGATCGCTGAGGGCCTTCGGGGTTGGGGGAGTGGTCGACCATCGCTGCCAGGCGGCACCAGCCCGTGGGGCTGGCGGTCGGAGAGGAATCGGGGACCAGCTACCGGCCCGGCCGCCGGTACGTCGGGGCCGGGCCGGGCGGGTCAGACCTGGATGCCGAGCAGCTCGGCCGCGGCGGCGTTGCGGACCTTCTTCCACTGCTCGTGCGGCAGCTCGTGGAAGGGCTTGTCCTCGACGCCCTCGGGCAGGACAGTGCCGTCCGCGGTCTCGGTGACGCCGGAACCGGCGGTGACGACGTGCCCCTTGCGGCCGCCGATCGCACCAGCCTCAGCGGCGGTCTGGACGCCGTTGCGGACGCCCTCCTCGACGAGGCGGGCGATGCGCTGCTCCTGGGTCTCCTGCACCGGGGCGCCGATGCCGGCCTTCGCCAGCTGCTCGGCGACGAGGCGGGCGACGAGGGCCTCCTCGGTCTCCTGCACCGGGGCGGCCGGGGCGGCGGTCTCGGCGACGGGGGCCGCCGGGGCAGCGGTCTCGACGGGCGCGCCGGCGCCGACGAGCTCGGGGGTCGGGGCCGCCGCGGGGGCGGCCGGGGTCTGGGTGGCCAGCCACGCCTTGAACTGCTCGTCGGTCAGCGTGAAACCGGCGGGGGCGGCCGGGGCCGCCGGGGTGGTGCTGGTGGGCTCGGACACGCCGGGCTCCCCTTCCTTCTCGTTGACCTCCGCCGCGGGCGCGGCGTCGGGGGAGGGCTCAGCGGCCGCCTGGGCGGCCGGGTCTCCGTCGAGGTCCTCGTGGGCCTCGGCGGGCTCTGTGGCGTCCTCGGTGACGCTGGGCGCCTGCGAGGTGGTCTCGGAGGAGCCGTCGGGGTCGTCGACCGACGAGGCGCCGGGGACGTCGATGTCGCCGTCCATGTCGGGGTCGAGCAGCTCCAGCGCCTGCGCGGCGCCCTCCATCGCGGCCCGGCCGACCCGCGCGAGGTCGTGCGGGTCCATCGACCACGAGCTGATGTAGACCGACACCATGCCGTTGTCGAGGCGCACCGAGAACGAGCCCTGCGGCTCGGGCTCGCAGATCACCCCGGGCAGGCAGTCGAAGCACTCCGACACCTCGGCCGGGGTGGGCGCGGCGCGCTCCATCAGCCAGCCGTTCGGGAGCGGCTCGACGCCGTGGGACTTGAGCGCCCGCTGGGTGCGCTCCCGGACCCGCTTGAGCTGCGCAGCCGTGTAGGTCTCGGCGACCGCGGGGCTGCGGAGCTGGTGCCACGCAGCGCGGGCCTGACCGACGGTGTCGATCGGGAGCCGCGGCTCCGCGTGGTAGCTGGGGTCCGCGTACCGGGTCGGGGTGGTGGGGGCGGCCGGCGCAGCGGCAGCCTCCTCGGTGACGGGCTTGCCCACCAGGGCCTCCTGGACGGTCTCGTAGATCGGAGTCCGCGCGGCTGCGGTCTCCTCCGTGGTGGCGCCGTGGTCGAGCCGATCGACGGTGTCCACGACCGCGCCGACGACGCCGGGCCGCGCGGTGTAGTCGAGGCCGTCGAGGTCGAGGCACTCGCCGACTTCGACGAGGCGGCCGTCGACGAGCTGCTTGCGGACCTCGCCCAGCCAGGCGCCGCGGATCGAGACGCCGCGCAGGAACGCGGGACCGTCGTTGTTGTCGATCAGTTCGAGGATCTTGCGGCCCTCGTCGGTGTCGACGATGTCGGCGGCGAACTTCGCCGCGCCGGACTCCACGCAGTACAGCTCGGTGAGGCGGCCGACGATCCGCGTCGAGTCGTCCTCTGCGGCGTGGTGCGTCCGCTGGGTCAGCGGGTGCAGGTCCTCCCCGGGCACCTTGTCGGTCTCCTCGGTGAGGAGCAGGTTCCCGGTGTCCAGGCGCGGCTGGGCGCGCTGCACGGCGTCCGCGATCAGCTCGCGGGTGTAGAGCCGCCCGTTGCGGGAGACCCCGGGGACCATCGCGGTCCCGGTCACGCGGGCGATCACCTTCGGCACGGCAGCCCTCCTGTCGGGCTCACGGCGCCCCCTTTCTGGTCGGTGTGCGGCTCTGGCCGCGCCCGGGAGGGGACGGGCGCCTGGCGGGCTGTGGGGCCGGTCTGAGCCGGCCCGCGAGCGCCCGCGCGATGGCCTCCTGGACCTCGTCGAGGTCCAGGGCGTCGATGAGGCGGAGGACAAAGTCGACGTGGTCCTGATCCGCGGCGCGGGCGGCGGCGCGTTCGCGGGCCGGGCGCATCCGGGAGCGGGTCACGAGTCGACGTCCCCAGCGGCGAGCGCCTCGTCGCTGGTGTACCGGGATAGGTTCATCGCCCGGATCACCTCGAGCGGGTCCGCGGGCATGAGGACGCACCGGCAGTAGGGGTGCAGCCCGGGGTGCGGGACCTCGCGGATGTTCCACGGGTTCTTCGACTCGACGTCCAGGCAGAGCGGGCACACCCGGGCGCCACCGGCGGTCACGTAGTCGACGGTCTGCACGCCCTCGCGGGCGTAGAGGGTGGTGGCGCCGCGGGAGAAGGACTGCGACATGGCCAGGTCGATGATGGTGTCGACCGACCGGAACGCCTCGCTGTCGAGGACGTCCGCGGCCGCGGCCTGCATGTCCTCGAAACTGCCGCCTTCCCGGGCGACCGCGGCGAGCGCGTTGCCCAGGTCGGACGCCTGTCCGTCGAGGACCCGGCCGAGCCAGCTGACCTCATCCCCGACGGTGTCGCCGAGGGAGCCGAGCGCGGCGTAGGCGTCCTCAAACGCCAGGTCGAAGCTGACCGTTGCGGCGCCTTGCTGCTCGGCGGCGATGGCGACCCCGGAGGCGTAGCCCTCGGCCTCGCCGTCCTTGAGTGCGGCGCCGATCGCCGCGGCGGTGGCCTGGTAGTCGGGGGAGGCCGGGTAGATCACCGTGTGGAGCCCCGCCTCGGCCTCCGCCCGGGCGGCCGCGGTCTGGCCCTGCTTGTCGGGGCCGGAGTCACCGGGCGCGGCCTCAGTGACCATTCCGAGCTGCTTGCGGAGCTTCCGGATGATGCCGTCGACGTCCACGTGGGACATCAGCTGCCGCCACGCTACGGAGATCGCCGCGGTGTGCTTCGCGACGAGCTGCTCGCGCCGCTGGTACAGCTCCGCCCAGGTGCCAGCGAGGGTGCCGAGCTGGATCGTGGCGGCGAGCGCCGCGTCGGTGTCGTCGGCCTCGTGGACGATCCGGATCGCTGCCTCGCACGCAGCGTGGACGCGCTCGGTCATCGGCCCCCCGGAGAGCGCCCAGCCGTGCGCGAACGCCTCCCGGGCGGCGGTGGTGAGCGCGTCGACCAGTGGGATGACCGTGGAGACCCCGGCGAGTTTCACGAGGATGCGGTCAAACACGACCGGTCCCGTGTAGGTGAGCTGAGAGGCGTCCAGGCCGTACCCGACGGTCACATGGGGCAGATACGGCGTGTGCTGCGGGTGGTGGTCGTCGCCGAGGAGCTCGGCGCACCGGTCGGTGATCTCCTCGTGCAGCGGGGCCAGCACGTCGCTGTCGCCGATGAGGTGCACCGCGCACTGGGCGTCCTGGCCGGGCGCGAAGGTGGCGTGCCCAACCACCCGGGCGGCGATCGGGCCGTCGATGTCGGCAGCGGCAGCGCGGGCGGCGATGACCACGCCGTCGCGGCGGTGGGCGTCCCAGCCGGTGATGTCGGAGCCGAGGAACTGCAGCGTCAGATGGATCTGCTCGACGGCCTCGGCGCCCTCGACGTCGACGGCCAGGGCGTCGGGGTCGGCGGGGAGGAGAGCGATCATGCCGCCCTTCGACTCGGTGTCCTGGTCGGCCACGGCTCACCTCCTCCGGAGTGGCGCGGCGATTCGCCGGCGAAGCCGAGCGGCCCAGCCCTCTGCTCGCTCGAAGCGGGGGCAGAGGGCCGGGCCGCAGGCGCCACAGTCGGCGCCCGGACGGAAGTGCTCGTGAGCGTCACGGGGGTGCCCGCAGCGGGGACGGGCGCAACTGCTCACAGAGATCACCTCCGGGTCGGTGGGGTGCGGAAACCGAAGCTGGCGTGCTCGTCGCAGTGCTCCAGGACGTGGCCGAGGACCGCGGCGTGGGATCGGTCCGTGCCGCCGCGCGTGCACGTCGACCAGCCGCACGTCCAGCGCCACCAGTGCTGGGCGTCGTCCTCGCGCCAGATCGTGGAGCGGTTCGGGGTCCTCACCCGTCCCGCAGGGCGGCGACGAGGTCGGACAGGTCCGTCGGGTCGGGCTCGGGTTCCTCGGGCGGCTCGGGCGCGAGGAACACCGGGTAGAGCGCCCCGGCGGCCGCCGTGTCGCGGGCGTCGACCCGCCCGGTCCGGAACGGCGGGTAGCGGCGCGTGGTCGTCACGCGATCTCCTTCGGGACCAGGGCTGCCACGTCGGAGGCCCGGAGCGGGTGACCCTCGCCGTCGTCGAACGGCAGGTGCGCGTGCTCCGGTTCCTCCGGCGGGTCAGGCTGCGGTGTAGTCACGGGCTCGGTCGGGCAGCTCGGTCATCGCGCGCCTGATCCGGTCGCGGTAGGACTCGCGGATCGGGCGGCCCGTGCGGGACTCTCGTGCGGGCCGCCCCTTCCCCTTGCTGCCCTTCGTGTTCGGGGGCTTCGGGGAGGATCCGCCGTCGGGCTTGGCTGGGGTGGGCTGATCGTCGTCGTCCTCGTCCTCAGCGTCGCCGTCAGCGGCCTGTCCGGGTGCGGGCGGGGTGTCCTGCCCGGCGAACGCCTGGAGGGCGTCTGGGACCGGTTCGGGCTCCGGCTTGATCAGCTTGAGCGGGGTGTCCTCGTCGCCGGGCTCGTCGGGCTCGAACGCGGTGCCCTGCAGGACCTTCGCGATGTTCGCCTTGCCGTAGGCGTCCATGTCGCGCCACGGGATTACGCCGGCCTTGTCGACGAGGATCGCGGCGTCTCCGCCGTCGACCGGGGGCTCGCCGACGTCGGTGCGGGCCTTGTTCAGCGTCCAGATCCCGTTCCGGATCCGCATGTCGCGGATCTTCTCGACGGTCTCCGAGTCCCGCATGTCGACCTCGTCGAAGCGCAGCGCCCAGTCGGCGATGCCGAAGGCGTCGAGGAGGACGTAGTTCAGCTTCTCCAGCACCAGGGCGGCGATCGGCTGGCAGGTGTTGATCAGGAAGGACTTCCGCTGGCTCTCGCCGGTGCCACCGCCGAGGTTCCCGGACTCGATGATCCCGACCTCGGCCGGGGGCACGCCGTAGGTGGAGACGATGATGTCGCGCTGCTGGTCGAGGGTGTGGAGGATCTCCTCGATCCGGGAGGGCTGCAGCTCGGTGACCGTGCCGCCGCCCTTCGTCACGACCGGGCGGCCGATGTTCTTCGGCCCGACGTTGCGGGTCATGTGCTGGTCGATCCACTTCTGCTGGTCGACCGGGTTGATCGACGCAGGGTGGTCGACGTGCAGGTTCGCCGGCAATCCCTTGCGGAACAGCTCCTGCAGTGTGGCCATCGTGAACAGCCACACCTTGATCGGCAGCTGCGCGGCGAAGGTGGGGGACACCCCGAAGACGCCGGAGCGGGGCGCGTCGAGGCTGATGTGGATGACCTCGTGCGGCTCGAACTTCGCCTTGGCGCCGTTCGGGGTGACCTGCACGTAGCCGGTGATGTTGCCGTGGGTGTCCGCCACTGGGGTCGTCGACGGGCAGTCCAGGGAGTACATCGCGACCGGGATGCCACCCGCCCACACCAGCTCGATGTAGCTGTCGCCGAAGACCAGGAGGTCTGCGATGACGGAGCGGAGCAGCTGCACCATGTCCTCGCGCGGGTTCACCCAGCGCAGCAGCCGCTCGCACTCCAGCACCTGGCGGGGCTTCTCCGGAGTCTCCTGGTCGCCCTCGCCGTCGTCACCGACCCACTCGAACGCCAGGCCGCCACCGGTGATGGTCTTCGCGACCGCCCCGACCGACGCCCACGCCCAGGGGCAGGCGAGATAGGCGTCGTATAGGTCCGTCATCAGCGTCTGGCGGTCGTCGCCGCCCGCGCTGTCGGCGGTCGCGTTGGTCTCGTTGAGGCCCTGCGGCGGGATGCCGATCTCGTAGCCGCGGCGCGCCACTGTCGCCGAGACGGCGGGCCCGGGCTGGGCCTTCGCTTCGGTGACCGGGGCTCCGGCTTCCCACCGCTCGACCAGTGCGGCGCGAGCCCAGTTCGTGAGCCTGCTCATTCGACGATGACCACCTTCCCGCGGATGCCCGCAGCCGGTGTGACGGGGAGGTTGCCCTCGCTGTCGGGGAGGACGGCGATGCGGCCGCCAGCGAGCGGGACGCCGAGGTGCTCGGGCATCCCGTGAAGCGTCGCCGGGACGTTCGGGTCGGGATCGGGCTCGAGGTAGAACTCGGTGCGCCCGCCGATTGCCATCAGCATGTAGCGGAGGGCGTCGTACTGGTGGTCCTCGCCTCGGGTGTCGACGTCCTCGACGTGCCGCGGGTCGTAGGGCAGGTTCGGCAGGGTCCGGGTGAGCTCGGGCGCGGTGCCCTGGAGGACGTGCAGCATCGGGCACTCGTCGAGGCCCTGCTCGCGGTGGTAGCGGCAGGCCGGGCCGTTGGCCAGGTAGGAGTGGACGCGCTGCTTGCCGACGAGCCGGTCGTTGTCGGCCGGGATGACGACGACGCCCTCCGCGGCGTACTGGTCGGCGACGGAGAGGGCCTCACCGGAGCGCTGCCACATTGCGGGGTCGGCGGAGCGGACACCGACGATCTCGTCCGCCGGCTCGGCGGCGAGGATGCGCCGGGCCTGCTCGCGCTCGATGACCTTCGTTGCGGTGACCTCGCGGTAGATCCAGACGCGGCCGTCCTGGTCCTGCGCGCCCCAGAGCACTGCCCAGGGGGCGGCGAAGCCGTAGTCGATGCCGTTGTAGCGCGGCCACCCGGCGGGGATGGCGAACCGGGGGACGATGTGCAGGTCCACGTTCCACTCCTCGAAGACCTGGCCGCTGAACGCCGTCCAGGAGCCGTCCCGGAAGGCGGCGCGCATGGCGTCGGGGAGCGCGTCGAGGTCCTGCGCGTACTCGGGGTTGACGTGCGGGTTGTCGGACAGCTTCGACGGGATGAACCGCACGGTCCGGTTCCGCTTGTCCGTGATGATCTTCGTGCCGTTGTCGGTGGCATCGACGTAGCGGCGCTTCACGTCGCCGTGCCCGATCCCGCCCGGGTTCGTGCCCGAGCGGATGCCGATCACCGGGATGTCCTCGCGGCCCGAGCGGAGCCGGGACTCAAGGAAGGAGCACACCTCGGGCGGCGTCAGGGTGCGCTCGTCGAACAGGAGCAGCTGGTACTGGCCGCCCTGGCGGCGGGTGGCGTCGACCAGGGTCTCGGCGTACCGGAACATGATCCGGGAGCCGTTCGGGAACGTCAGGTTGTACTTCGTGCCGTTCCACTGGGCGCCGAGGACCTTCGCGAACCCGAAGTTCGACAGCTCGGCGAGCATCGACTCTTCGAGCTCGCTGTAGGTCCGGCGGAAGGCGCCGACGCGGATGCCCGGGTAGCGGACGCAGGCTTTGATGCCCTCCATGACCAGCGCGACCGTCTTGCCGCCACCGGCGGCGCCGCCGTAGAGGACGTCGAACTCGGTCGCCTCGTGGAACAGGGCTTGCCGCTCGGTCGGGACGTACTCCAGCTCGGCGAACACGTCGCGCTTGGACAGGGCGACCGCGGCGCGGCGTTCCTTCTCCCGCTGGAGCGTCCGGAGCTGGCGGAGCTTCTCCAGGCGGACCCGTTCGAGCATGGACGCCGGCACCGTGCACCGCCCCCCGGAGGCTCAGTCGTCGTCGGTGCTCGCCAGCTCCTCGACGAGGTGGGCGATCTGCGCGTCGATGGCGTCGATGGTGAGCAGCTCGTGCCGCTTCGGGGCTTCGAGGCCGAGGGTCTTCGAGATGTCCATGACGATCTTTCGGCACACCTCGGAGGCCTGTGTGTCGCCCTGCAGCGCGCGCGGCCAGTTCGCGACGAGCAGCCGTTCGAGGCGGGCGAGCAGGAGGTGCCGGTGGACCTCGACCGCGGCGGCCTCCTCGGCGACGTACTTCTCCATCGCCCTGGTGACGTCGGTGCAGGCCGCGCCGCGGGAGGCGTAGCCGAGCTGGTCCGCGATCTGCTGCCAGTCGGCTCCGGCGGTTCGCATCTTGATCGCGTCAGTGCGGCGTTTCGCCGTCTTGGCGCGCTGCGCCTTGCTGGCGCCGGGCATGGGGACCTCCCAGGGTGGTCGTGCTCGCCCCGGGAGGGGCCGTCAGCGGGTCAGGGTGAGGGTGTGGAGGTATCCGGGTCCGGGTCCGGGTGCGGGCCGCCAGAGGCCGTCAGGCCAGCGGCCGGACAGGATGCCGGAGCGGACCTGGCCGAAGCCTTCCCGCTGGGTGAGCGGTGGGGCCTGCCATCCGGCCGCGACGCGGTCGAGGTACTCCGCCCAGATGGCGCGGTAGCGGAACCGGCAGTGCAGCAGCAGATGGCAGGTGATGCACAGCGGCTCGTAGGTGTGCGGCTGGTCGTAATCCTCGAGGTGGCCGTGGATCGCGCCGTGCTCCTGCGCGCAGGCCGAGCAGAGGGTCGGACGAGGCCAGGCGGGGTCGCCGGAGTCCCACTGCTGGTTGAGGAAGCGCTGGACTGCCTCGCGCTTCTCCGGGGAGTGGCCGTTGTACCAGGACAAGCCCATCGGGGTCCTAGCCTCCTTACGTAGCGTACCGCAAAAGCGTACCATGCGTGACCAGCGGATACGCTTAGCGACACGCCCCTACGTCAGGAGACCCAGGCGTCACCAGCCGGACCTTCGATCCGCGCGCGAGCGATGACGTGCTCGACGGTCATGTGCTCTGGGCAGAGCGGCACCACGCCGTAGCCGTCGTCTCCCCACTCTGCGTAGCCCTGAGTCGGGCTCGGGCATCGCTGGCCGTTCGGGCGGGCCTGACAGCTGGTCCAGCCGACTCGGCCGGCGTCCAGCCGGATGGTCTGCTCCCGGAGGTAGCGGCCGTAGCACTCGCGGGCCTCCGCCTCGGTGGCGTGCGGCTCGTGCTCGGCGCAGTAACCGAGCGGCTGTCCGCCTCGACTGCTCATGCTGGCGTAGTGCCAGCCTCCGCCCTCGCCCCGCTGGGCAGCGGTCTTGTATCGCATGACTGAGTCCCCTTCCTCTGCAGTTCCGGGGTCCACCCCAGCGCCGCTGAGGTGGCCGTCAGCGCGTCAGCCCGAGGCGACGAGGTGGTAGAGCGGGCCCCGCCAGGCGACGGCCTTGAACGACGGGCCGAGTGCTCGCGCCTCGTCCGCCGCGGACGCCAGCGGGTGCGTGGAACGCTTCGACACCTGCCGCCCCTCGAGCAGGATGTTGCGCACCCCCGAGGCGCGCAGCACCTCGACCAGGCACGCGAAGTCCTTCTGGGTGCCACCCATCGCGTCCCACAGCTCCGGGAACGCCCGCCGTGCCACGACCGTCCGGACCGGCTCCGTGGCCGTCAGGCGGCCGCTCAGCCACTCCGCCAGGTCGTCGAGCGTGTCCGGTCCGATCTTCAAGGGCATCAGCGGGATGTGCTCGTACACCCTGTTCTGCCGCCCGAGCTCCAGCCCGGGCCCGGGCTGCTCGACCGCGCGGACCCGGTAGCCGGCCTGTGCGAGCTTCCGCCCCAGCAGGCCCGTCGACGAGCACAGGTCGAGGACGTGGCCCTCCTCTGGGCCGACGTTCTCCCGGACCCACGCCGTGATCGGCACATGGATCTTCGGGTAGTCGCCGCGCTCGACCCACGCGGTGACGTACTCCTCGGCGTCGAACCGCGTCGAGCCGGCGCTCACTTCTTCCCGCCCGGCTTCTTTCCGTCCTCCGCCGGGTACCAGGCGGGGGAGTAGGCCCAGTCCTTGATCCCCTTCGCGGCGAACACGCCGTCCTGGGCGAGCAGGTTGACCTCGTCGAGCGTCGCGCCGATCTCCTTCGCGATCTGCTGCGGATCGAGGTGATGCTCTTCGACCAGCTCGCGGACGATCGCCGACATGTGCACCGCGACGTGCGAGCCCTTGGCCCGGTTGATCCGGATGGTCATCAGCATCGCGGCGGGCCGGTCGAGGTTGAGCACCGCGACCGGGACGTGGCCGTCCCAGCGGTCCCGGATGGCCCGGGAGTCCTGGGCGAGGCGCCACCGGTGGAACCCGTCGATGACGAGGCCCTCCGGGTTGGCCAGGATCGGCTGCAGCCAGCCCGTCGACAGCACCGAGTGCTCGAGGAGCCGCAGCTCGGCCTTGTGGACCCTGTTCGGGTTCCACCCGTTCGCCTCCAGCGTGGTCGCGGGGACCCACTGGACGTGATCGATCGGGTCCTTCCCCTCCGGAGTCGGCGTCAGCGTCGCCACCGTCGTCACACCTTCCCGGCCGCGCGCATGCGGTCGATCTCGTCCTTCATCGCCTTCGTGCGCTTCGACGCCGGGTAGGCCGTCAGCCGGCGCTTGTAGGCGCCGCCGATGAACTCGCGGAGCACGAACTCCACGGGGTAGCCGTACGGGTCGACCTTCGCCCGCTGCCGCACGTCCGCGAGCCGCGTGGTGGCCAGCTCGTGCTGCTTCGGGTCGGTCAGGGTGTCGTCGATCCAGCGCTGCACGCCGTCGAACCCGTCCTGCGTGTACTGGCGGCGCTGGCCCTTCACGTCGAGCTCGGACCAGTACCGCTCCTGCACCAGCATCTCGGGGAACAGGTCCATGACCTGGTCGTAGAAGACGGGGCTGGTCTCGCGGAGCTTCCCGATCTGCTTCGCGTTCTCCGCGTGCACCGGCGTCGACACCCGCAGCGCCTGCCCGGCCCACAGCTGGGCGTCGTAGTGCGGGCAGTAGCGGATCCCCCGGTCGTAGAAGTACCGGAAGATGTCGTTCTCCTGCCAGTCGAAGATCGGCTTGGCGAGGCTGGCCTTCTTCGTCTTCGTGGCGTTGATGTAGTTCTCGTTCAGCTTCACCGTGCTGGCCTGCCAACGCACGATCGACTCGGCGGCCCGGATGCCGTTGAGGATCGCGACGCGGCCCTTGAACACGGACGCGGTGACCTCGTCCATGTCGTATTGCGACAGCACCGTCGACTCGGGGAGCCCGAGGTCGGCGAGGGTGATGGCGTGCTCAGGCTTCGGCCTGATCCACTCCCGGGCCGGGTCCCACTGCAGGTAGTGGTAGGTCTTCCCGAGGATGAACTTGTTCGACGCCAGCGGGACCGCGAACCACCGCATTCGGACCCAGTCGAGCTGCCGGTACTCGTCGACGAAGTCGAGCACCGCGTCGGGGATCAGCTCCTCGTCGCGGAAGATGACGTTGACGTGGCCGATGCCCAGCTCGTCCGACACCTCCTTCACGAGGTGCAGGACGGCCAGGGAGTCCTTCCCACCGGAGAAGGCGACGACGACCTGGTCAAACAGGTCGTAGATGTGCCGGATGCGGTTCTTCGCCTCCTCCAGCACGTTCGTGTCGATGAACCGCTTGACCCGGGTCATCCGAGGTCCAGCCCGCCGAGGTAGGCGTGGATGCGCTCGCCGATGGTCTCCAGGTCCGGGTACTGCCGCCGCAGCCAGCGCATCCACTCGTAGAAGCGGCTCTGCTGCACCTCGTTGTCGAACACGAGGTTGTAGGCGACCACGGCCTCACCGAGGCCCTTCGACCCGCCGCCCTCGTCGTCGTCCTCGTCGTCCTCGTCATCCCCCGGGAACGACGGCGGCTCGATGAGTTTCTGCACGTCATCATCGGTGTAGCCGAGGCCGTCGTAGTCGCCCTCGAAGTAGGAGAGCAGCTGCACGAGGTCGTCGGCGTCGTCGTACCCCAGGCTCGCCTGCCGGTTGTCCGCGACCACGATCCGCCGGGCGAGGTCGTCGTCCATGCGGTGCACCTCGCAGCGGACGTTCTTGAAGCCCTCCGCCTTGAGGCCCTGGAAGGTGTGGTTCCCGGCCAGGATCCGGAAGCCCTCGGGGCCCCGGTCCTGGACGATCAGGGCCCGGTACTGGCCGTGCCGGCGCAGCGACTTCCGGAGCTCGGCGACGTTCCCGCGCCGGGCGTTCCCCGGGTACTCGTGCAGCTCGCCGAGCGGAATGCTCCGCGTCTCGACGAACGTGTCCAGCTCCTCCGTGTTGCTCGCCACGGGGGTCACCTCCTCAGCGGGAGGTCGCACCCCCGCGGTCCAAGTCGTTGATCGCTGCGCGGGGGCCGCGCGAGGGTGTCCAGAGATCAGAGCCGCAGGCCGTCGGCCTTCACGGCACCATCACCGAGTACGTGGCCACCGCCGACGAGATGAGCCGGATGTACGGCGGCCGCGTCTGGGACCGCACGTACGCGGAGGTGTTGGGCTGGACCAGGATCGTGTCCCCGCCGCCCACAGTGGCCGGGGTGCCGTCCGTGGTGAAGTACACCGGCGCCGACCCGGAGGTCACGAGGACCTGCACGCACGGGGCAGATGGGAGCGCGACCGAGTCGGTCAGGAACCGCACCGTGTCCTCGGTGTTCGCGGCCAGGCTCTTGTTATGCACGGCGATGTCGGTCAGGGGCGCGACGTAGTCGGTCACGGCTGGTGCTCCTCTCGCGCGGCCCGGAGGCCCTCGGGGACGGTTCCGCGTGCTCGAGCGGCCGCCTTCGCGGCGTCGTAGACGGCGTTCCACGCGGCGTCGGCCGCCCGGTCCGGGTCGGCCTGCTCGGCGAACTCGACCGTGACCCGGATCTGCCCGGTGTCGGTGTCGCGGTCGGTCACGACCTTCACGTCGACCACCTGACCTGCACGTTCCCGGCGGTAGCCGACGTCGACCAGGTGCGCGTTGTGGCGGTCAGATGGGCCCGCAGCGCGTCAGCAGTGGCCGCGAGGTTGTCCGCTTCCCGGGTCAGGTCGAGGAACTCCAGCGGGCCGCTGCGGGCCGCCGGCTCGGGGTCCGGGTCGGGGGTCGCGACGAGGGTGTCAGCGGGCATCTCGCCACCACCCGGGCCCGTACAGCAGGGTCGCCGTGTAGAGCGCTGCCGCCGCGGTGCCTGCCCGCCACGGCGGGAGGACGACGCCGAGGTACTTCTCCCACAGCCACAGCTTCACGACGCCACCCCCAGTCCGAGAGACGCGGCCGCGGCGAGGCCGCCGGAGGCGACCAGCACGGCGAGGGTCGTGGCGTAGGAGCGGACGCGGCCGCGCGCGGTCGCGCGGAGCTCGGAGATCCCGACGACGATCCCGACGGCCAGGACGCCGGCCACGGTGAGGCCGGGCCAGCCGGGCAGCAGCGCGACCGGCACCGCGGGGGCGGCGGACCCGGCGAGGGTCGCGCCGCCCATCACCGCGGCGCCTCGCGGCGACCCGGCGGACAGGTAGTCCCCGGATGCCATCCCGACCGCGGAGGCGATCGCGAGGCCGACGGTGGCGGCCAGGACGGTGAGCGGGGGAGTGTGCGCGGCGAGGAGACCGGCGAGGACGCCGACGAGGCTGGTCAGGCCGTCGAACGCGCCGAACACCAGCCGCGAGGTCTCCGTGCGCACCTCAGACGACGGTGAAGCTGGTGACGTCGCCGCCCTGCGACAGCAGGTACTTGAAGTCCGCGTAGGACAGCCAGCCCCAGCCCTTCGCGCCCCAGCTGGTGCCCCAGGAGTTGGCGAACCGGACGCGCTGAGCTGCCGGGTCGATGCCGTCCACGCACACCTGGTGGCCGCCCGCGAGCCCGGAGTGCGGGTCGACCTTCACGACGCCGTGGGAGTCGGGCTCGAACATCGAGTTGAACCACGGCACGCCGATCGTGACCGGCTTCGAGGCGATCGCGGCGAGCGCCGTGGTCGCGGTGAACGCGTGCATGTACCCGGAGATCAGGCCGCGCGCCTTGAGCGCCTTCGCCGAGTACAGCCCGGTGGAGCCGGTGTCGTCCGGCGGGTAGTGGCCGGGGATCTCCCGGTCGTCGATCAGGGTTTCCTCGTGGTACAGCTCGACGGCGTCGGTCTCGCTGTAGACCTTGCCGCGCCAGTTCGGGCCGGTCACGAGGACGCCCAGGGCGGCGTTCGCCGTGCACGAGCCGATCTGGCCCTGGTCGAAGATCGGCACGTGCCGGGTGTGCAGCACGGTCTGCACCGGCAGGATCGTGCTGGTCAGCGCGAAGCCGCGGGAGCGGGGGTCGTGCACCTGGTGACGGCCGAGACGGCTGTCGGTGCGCTCGAAGACGTGGACGTCCACGGAGTGGTCCTCCTCAGGCATGGCGAGACCCGGCCCCTCTGCGATGGGGTCGGGCCGATCGGGGGTCGGGTCAGGCCTCGGACGGTGTGCCGGCGGTCAGCCCGGTGGTCACGGTCGGTGCGCCAGCGATCAGGCCGACGACAAGCGGAAGCCCAGCGGCCAGCCCAGCGGTCACGGTCGGTGCGCCCGCGGTCAGCCCACCGGTCTCGACCGGTGTGCCTGCGGTCAGCCCGCCGGTGACCAGCGGGGTCCCGGCGTGCAGCTCCCGTATCGCGGACCGCACGGCCGCCAGCGCAGTGAGTCCGCCGAGGAGCGCGGCCGCGCTCGCGGCGAGGGACTTCCGGGCGGCCGCGCCTGCGGCGAGCTGCCCGAGGTGGGCGACCGCGGCGGCCAGGACGAGGGTCTCCGCGGTGGCGGACGCGGTGAGCGAGCCGAGCGGAGCCGCCGCCGCGCCGAGCGCGGTCGGGGTGGCGGCGGCGAGCGCGACGACCGGGCCGAGGAGCGCGGCCGCCGTGCCGGGCCGGATGGATTCCGCGGCTGCGTGCCCGATGAGCGACCCGAGCGGTGCGACAGCAGCCGCTCCGCCCTTCCGCACCGCTGTCGCAGCCCCGGACAGGGCACCGAGGGCTGCCGTCGCGGATCCGGAGTGCTTCACGGCGGCGGTCGCGGTGGCGGTGAAGCCGAACGCGCCCACCGCACCGGCGGTGACCTTGACCGACGCCGAGCTCGCGGCGACGAGCCGGCCCAGCGGGGCCGCAGCGGTCGCCTGCACGGTCGGGGTCGCCCCGGCGTGCCCGCCCAGCCCGCCGAGCGGCGCCGTAGCCGAGGCCGAGCCGCCCGTGGCCGCCGACGCGTGGGCGGTGAACCCGAACGACGCCGCAGCGGACGCCCCGACCTGAACTCGAGCAGCCGCAGCAGCGGCGAGAGATCCGAGCGATGCGGCAGCTGCCGCCTGGCCCCGCGGTGTCGCCGACGCGGTACCGGTGAGCCCGCCGAGCGGAGCCGACGCGGAAGCGGCCCGGGTGGTCCGGGCCGCGGCCGAGGCTGCGAACTGGAGCGGCGCCGTGGCGGACGCCGTGTGCTTCTGGGTCGCCGACGCGGTCGCGGCGAGCGGCCCGAGAGCTGCCGTCCCGGTAGCGAGCTTCGACCCGCTGCTTGACGCGGCTGCGACGAGCCCGCCCAGCGGGGCTGCCGCGGTCGCGGCCCGCGCAACGGTCGCGTGTCCCGTCCCCGTGAGCCCGCCGAGCAGAGCGGCCGCCGTGGCAGCCCCGGTCCGGACCGCGCTGGCGTGCGCGGTGAGCGGCCCGAGGGCGCCGGTCCCGGTGGCCGGGTGGGTGAGCTTCGCGGACGCAGCCGCGGTGAGCGCGCCGAGCGCGGCCGCCGCAGCGGCCCGGACCTGCGGGGTCGCTGTGGCGTGCCCGGTGAGCGCGCCCAGCGGTGCCGCCGCGGAGCCGGTGCCTGTCCTGGTCGCCGCAGCCGCGCCGGTGAAGACGAGGATCGCGGCGGCCGAGGCCCGCACGGTGGGCGTGGCTGATGCGGTGGCGTGGAGCGTGCCGAGCGGGGCGGCAGCGGTGGCCTGCACCGTCGGGACGGCGTTGGCGTGGCCGGTCAGCGCTCCAAGGGGGGCGGCCGCGGTCGCGGTCCACTCCTCGATCGCCGTCGCGTGGCCGGTCAGCGGCCCGAGCGCGGCAGTGGCGGCCGCGGGCACCGTGACGGCGGCCGTGGCGTGCCCGACGAGCGAGCCGAGCGGTGCCGCGGCGGACGCCCGGACGGTGACGGCGGCGGCGGCCGTGGCGGCGAGCTGCCCGAGTGGTGCCGTCGCGGTCGCCCGCACCTGCGGTGTCGCGGTTGCTGCTGCGGTGAGCCCGCCGAGGGCGGCCGCAGCCGACCCGGTGGTCGTTCGGCCCGCGTTGGCGTGCGCGGTGAACACGAACGGTGCAGCCGCGATGGCCGGCACCTTCACCGACGCGTTGGCGTGGCCGACAAGCTGGCCGAGCGGCGCCGCAGCGGTCGCGTTCACCAGGGGCTTCGCGGTCGCCGTAGCTGCCAGCGCGCCGAGCGGCGCCGAGGCGGAGCCGGTGACCTTCGGCGTCGCCGAGGCCTGCGCGACGAACCCGAACGAGGCCGCAGCGGAACCGTTGACGCGCACCGAGGCGGCGGCCGTGCCCGTGAGCCCGCCCAGGGGGGCTGACGCGCTGGCGCGCACCTGAGGCGTCGCTGTGGCGGTCGCAGCGAGCCCGCCGAGCGGGGCCGACGCGGTCGCGGCCCACTGGCGGTGAGCCGCAGCTGCACCGGTCAGCGACCCGAGGGGCGCGGACGCGGCCGCGGAGACCTTCGGCAGCGCTGTGGCGCTACCGGACAGTCCGCCGAGGGGTGCGGCCGCGGTCGCCTTGACCGTCGGCACGGCGGTCGCGGTCGCCGACAGCCCGCCCAGGGGAGCACTCGCGGATCCGGTGACCGTCGCGGCCGTCGAGCCGACGAACAGCGCGCCCTGGCTGGTGTACTGGGCGCTGACGCTCTGGGTGGCCGTCGCCGTCACCGAGCTGCTGGTGAAGGCGAGGTTGTAGGCGCGGACAGCCGTGAAATAGGTGTCGATGTTGAAGGTGTAGCCAGTCCCGCTGCCGCCGGAGCCGGTGCCGCTCGTGACGCAGTACCCGACGTAGAGGGCCGAGGTCACGCCCGAGAGCAGGGACGGCTTCTGGAACGACATCGTGGTCGACGCCGCGCCGTTCGCCCCCGAGTAGTTGTTGACCGTCCAGTTCGTCCCGGAGCCGAGACCAGCGCTGTAGAAGTCCGCCGAGATCTCGCAGTTGCCCGGGGTGCCCGTGCGCGTGACCGAGATCGTTTTCCCGGTCCCCACGCTGTTGATCTTGCCCGCCCAGAACGTCACCGTCGTGACGGCGCCCGACGAGCTGCTCTGCCGAGTACCGACGAGCGTCAGCCCGGCCGACCCGTCGATCCCGCCCGCCGCGGTGCAGGTGACCGCCGTCGCCCAGCTGGTCGCCGACGACGTCGCATCGGTGACGACGATCAGGTCGCCCAGCGCGGTCGCGCTGGTGGAGATCGACAGGGATGTGACCGGCTGGGTGACGTTCCCGGTCGCCGTGAACGTGCCCTTGTGGGTGTACGCCACCGAGCCACCCCCGATCGGATCCGGAGGGGCTCGGGGCGGGTGCAGGCCGGGGCCGGGGAGCGGCCCCGGCCTGCGGAGGGGCTCAGGAAGCCGTTGTGAAGGACGCGGTCAGCTGGCCGCTGGGGATCGTGTAGGTGTCGCCCGCGTTGTACGGGTTCGCCGTGATCGACCCGGACCAGCCGAAGTTCCCGGCGCCCGCGGTCACCGAGTCCCAGGCCGTGAAGTCCGTGGCGTCCTGCGACCCGGCGATCGACGTCCAGGTCAGGTCCACGTTCGACGCCTGCGAGCCACCCGAGGCCGCGGCGAAGGTCGCGGCCTTCCGGCTGGTCTCGGTGGCGACCGCCGTCGTGCCCGCAGCACCGGGCGCCGCAGTGTGCAGCTGGATGTTCTTGTAGGTGCCGGTGAGCCCGCCGGTGACCGCGCTGCCGAGCAGGGCGTTCGCGGCCCCGGTCGAGAGTCCGTCAGCCATGTCTCAGTTCCCCTCTCCGGGCTCGACCACGGCCTCCTGGCCGGGGTGGTGGAGGCCGCGGGCGCGGAGATGGAGCAGGTGGGCTCGCAGCTCGTCGCCCTTCTTCCCCTTCGCGTCCTTGATCTGGTGGGCGCAGATCTCGCAGCCGGCCTTGATCGCGTGGCAGTCCATGTGCCACCCGATCTCCTCGCCCTGGAACACGTGGCGGGGGTGGTTGTCGATCTGGTCGCAGCCCTTGCAGGCGCGCACGAACGGCGCGGGCGGCAACGCGGTGTCAGCCATTCCTTCTCCTTATCGCCTGGTCAGGCGGCTATCGGGTGGTTTCCGGGGAGACGGACACGCGGCCTTCCGCGAGCCTCCACACGGTCTCGGGGTTCGCCGCGGGGTCGGCCAGCTCGACGGAGTAGACGCCCAACGTGAAGTCCCACGCCGACGATGTGGCGGCCGGGACGGTCAGGGTGACCGTCCGGTCGTCGGTGCTCACGACGATCCCGTTCGGTGGGGTCGCGAAGTCGTAGAGCAGGACCGCGTCGCCGGGGGAGCGGCGGATCTGGGCGCGCGCCGTCAGTCCGGTGACGTCGGCGGGCGTCCCGGCGGCGTCGCGGACCGGGAAGCTGATCTGGTAGGTCGCGCCGGCGTCGATCGACAGGTTGTGCTGCAGCGCCATGCGGGCACCTCCTTTGCAGGTCAGCGCCCGGGGGCGGGCATGACGAAGGCCCGCCACCCTTCCCCGGTGGCGGGCCTTCGAAGATCAGTTGTGCGGGCTGGTCAGTGGCGAGGGAACGTCCCCTGCAGGTGCTCACGGGCGCGTTCGACGGCGGCGATGAGGAAGCCTGCTGCCCCGAACAGGGCGAGGATCGTGTTGGTCAACCTTCTACTCCCGTTCGTGCTCGTGCGGTGGGTCGTGCTCGTCGCGGACGATCCGCAGATCGGGCCGCTTCGGTGGCATGGCTCGTAGCTCGTCGAGCAGCGTCTCGACCTGGCGGCGCTTCTCGCCCGTGAGGCTGTCGCGTGTGCGTTCGAGGTCGGCGATCATCTCGTCGTACCCCTCCTGCGGGGTGAGCCCGCGGGCGGATGGGGCGGCTGACGCCGGCCAGCGGTAGCTCTCCGTGGGCAGGTCGGGGCTCTCGTCGTCGCTCACCGGCTTGCCTCCCGGACCCGCGTCAGCCAGGACACGACCGTACCGATCGTCGGCTCGTCCAATCCGGCGAGCCAGTCGATCATCCGGCGGTCGTAGGCGCCCAGCTCGACGCCGTCGAGGGCCGCCTCGATCGCTGCGACCCGGGCGGCGATGCGGTTCTCCCGCCACCGCTCGGTGTCCGGGTCGTAGGGCTGCTGGCGCGGGTACTGGTCGAAGGGCGGACGGAAGTTCTTCGGCGCCTCCTCGAGCGGACCGGTGCTCATCGCTCCATCCTCACCCAGTGCGAGAGCATCGGGCCTGGCACGGAGGCGTGGACGACCGGGATCCCGTACAGCGCGGCGCACCCCGGGAGCACGTCGTCCGGCAGAACCCACGTCACGTCATCGAGGAGCGCCTGCTCTCGCAGCCTCTGGATCGTGGAGATGCCCGCGACGAGCAGCGCCCGGGCCTGGTCCTCCTGAGCCGTGACTAGCCTCATGACCTCGTCGCTGATCACAGGACACCTCGCATGGCGTTGTCGCGCCACGGATCTGCGGCTCTGGCGTACTTGACGACCATCGTGCTGTTCTCCGACCAGCGGGCGTGCCGGGCGACGACACCTGCCGGGACGCCCTTCCGGAGCGCCGCGGTGGCCGCTCCGGAGCGGAGGCTGTGTGCGCTGTAGAGCTCGGCGTCGGGCAGGCGTGCGGCCTTGGCGGCGGCCTTCACGACCCGGTCGACCGCCTCGCCCGCGATGCTCATCCGGCGCGGGGTGCCCCACTTCGTGACCGGCCGGAACAGCGGCGTCTCGGGGTCGAGCAGGCCCGGGGTTATGACAACCTCAGCGAGCTTCGCCCTGTAGACGCGGTGGGTCCGGACGGGGCAGACGGAGACGTGCGAGCCTGGCGGGACCGCCACCACGGTGCCTTCGGAGTCCTTGTCGGTCTTCGACGTCCGGATGGTGACGAGCAGGCCCTGCGGGTCCTCCACGACGTCGGCCAGGCGCAGCGCGGCCAGCTCGGAGCGGCGCACCATCATCCCGTAGCCGAGGGTCAGGATCAGCTGGTCCCGCAGGCCGACGTACGTCGTCGGGTCGAGGGTCTCGACCATGCGCTCGATGTCCTCGGGGGAGAGGGGTCGAGCTTCCTTCGTCCGGCGGCCTTCGGTCGCCCGCTTCCGCTTGTACCCCCGGAGGAGCTGGAGCGCGCCCTCGGTGTCGGGCTGCCCCTTGAAGCCGGCGACCGCGTGCAGCTTCCGGAGCGCGCCGATCGTGGTCGAGATCCGCGAGGGAGCGGCGTCGATCTCGATGAGGTGGGCGACGAACTCGGTCAGGGTGGCGTCGGTGGCCGGGATGGCGGTCCGGCGGTGCAGCCGACACCACTCCTCGAACTCTCGTCCGATTCGCTCGTATGTCCGCCGGGTGTTCTCCGGTACCGATTCCGCCAGCAGTGTGCGGGTCGTGTCGCTGATCCGCCAATCCGCATCGGTGTACGGAGTGACTGATCTGTTGAGGTTCGGGTGCTCTGGCGCGGGAAGGACCACTAGGTCCGTTCCGGGGGTTTTCGCCGGGTGATCTTGAGTCACGGTCCGACCCTAGCGTCTCAGGTCGCGATAACTTCGCTTATCGCGTTCTGACGCGCCGGTGTCATACCGGAACCCCGGACCGTCCGAATGGCCGCAAGGCGACCCTCAGCGACACTGAGGAGGCCCTGTCTCCCCGTGAGGTCGGGCTTCCCTACCGGTTAACCGGACTCGCGCCCGTCTTGGCGCTTTTCAGTATTACGCCAGAACTGTCCGATTAGGTGGTCGACCCGGGATGGCTTCCCGGCTTCCCGCACGACTGCTCCGCGGACCCGGGCCGACCGACGGCGCCGGGTTCCACTCCAGACGCCGAGCGCGTGGCGGCTCGAACGCGTGTTCGATACGGTGCCGCGATGGGCCGACAGTACGACGAGAAGGCGGCGCGCCAGCGGATCGCCGAGCGGGACCTCCTGGAGAAGGCGGCGCGCGAGCTGCGCACCCGGGCGCACGCCGACGGGTACGCCGGGCTGCGCGGGGAGTGGACGGTCGACGCCTTCGCTGCGGCACTGGAGGCCGAGGCCCTCGGCGCGACCGACACCGTGCGGCGGGATCTCCTCGTCGCGGCCCAGCGCATCCTGCGCGGTCCGGACGGGCCGAGGGACGGGCGGCCGGGTGGTCCGGCACCCCTGAACGCGGGCCGCGGGGTGTGACCGCCCATTGCGCGATCGGGGGATCTTCCACTCACTCGGAAGGCGGAGTTAGCCGCTACACGGCTGTAGTTCGCGGCGTTTCCGCAGGTCAGATGAGTTCGGGTCTCGCGGAGCGCCGCTCCGAAGCTGTGGTGCAGGTCATCGAAAGGGTCGCGTTCGACAACATTTCCTCGGGATGACCACTACTCTCAGATCAACGCGAGTGCAGTGCAACACGCCGGACCGGGCAGGCCCGGCGCGACGCATAAAGAAGGGCCCCGTGCCACCGAGGCCCCTCGCGGATGTCCGACACCTACGACCCGCGGCGAGCGGTTAGGAGTAGTACACCCATGGACGAAGCTACCTGGATTAATTTTCCCCGGCCAGGCGGGGAACCCAATCGGATGAGCTGGGCGGCCGCCGTCGCGTCCTGCGCCGGCGTCCTCCACGACCCGCGCGCCAGGCGCTACCTGGTCATCGTCCTGCGGTACGTGGTCGTCGTCCTGGCGATCACGCTGGCGATCGCGCTGGCCTGGCAGTTCCCGTGGACCCCGGCGCTCGTCATCGTCGAGCACCTGCTCGGCATCCCGCCCCTGCTCTGACCTGCGCAGGAGCCGAGGCGGCCTCTACCTCCCGTACTGCAGAGGCTGGGAGACCTCAGGTAGAGGCTGCCTCCAGCTCCCGACCGGGGCCGCCCCAGGTGGCTCACGCGTTCCTGTAGCGCTGCGCCTTCTACGGCACCCGGCGGAAGTTCGTGAGGGCTGCTCCGGTGCTGCCCGGGCCTCGTCCCCCGTCTGCATGGAGGACGAGGACCCGGGCCCTCACCGGCTGCGACAGCCACGATGCAGCGTAGAAGCTGGTCGGCCGCGGAGACCCGCACCCCGGCGCTACTTCGGCAGCCAGCCCGCCCAGGACGCCAGTTCGAGCAGGCCGACCGCGGCCGCGCCGAACACCGGGACGCCGATCACGAAGCCGACGAGGAACCACCAGGCGTTGACGAGGCGCTGCCGCCAGCGGGGCCGGCGCCGAGGCTCGAGGCGGAGCGGGACGCGGGGTCCTTCCTCCAACGGGCGAGGTTCCGGCCGTACACCGTTCCGTAGATCGCCACCGACGCGAGGAAGCCCCACTGTCGGGTCGCAATCGCGTACGCCAGCCACAGGCCCTGAGCGGCCAGGCCGACCGCCCAGCCCGCCGAGCTCCGTCGGCCGGCCAGCCACATGCCCGTGGCTCCGACCAGTGTCAGCAGTACGGACCACCACCAGTTCACCGGAGTCCGATGCTTGAGGCGCCGACGCCGAGGATCCCGAACAGGCCGAGGGTCGCGAGGACCAGGACCACGGCGGGCAGCAGGATCGGCAGCACCACCAGCGAGGCGGGGATGACCACCGGGGCCGTCGACCACCAGCCGGACCGCCGCGCCGGCGTTCCGGCGGCGCCCCAGCGGATGCCCAGCCAGATGAGCCAGCGGAGCAGCCAGGGGACGCCTTCCTCCCACATGACGCGGCGGAACACGCCGTCGGCGTCGACCGCGGAGATCGCGCCGGTCTCGATGCCGGTCACGCAGAACCAGTCGTGGAGGATCGAGCCCTCGGTGTAGCGGCCGGTGATCGGGACGAGCCAGGTCACGAAGCGGGGGACGGACGCGAAGTCGGTGACGAACCCTGCGGGCACCTCGAACAGGTCGCTGCGGCCCTGGTAGGCGACCGGCTTGGTCAGCTGCCAGAGGGTGTCGGAGACGCGCTCGACGGCGACGTCACTGGACAGGAACGGCATCCGGTGCCTCCTTCCGCGGTACTGGGGGGCGGGACAGTTCGGCGACGAGGCGGCCCATCAGCCCGTCCTGGCGGGTGCGGTAGCCGAACTCCTCGTGCGCCAGCAGCTCGCGCTGCACCAGCTCCCCGATCGGGCCGGGGTAGCGGCGCTTCGCCTCGAACGCGGCTGTGCGGATCCGCATGCGCTCGTGCGGGTCCAGGCGGTCCGGGCCGGCGGTCGGCGGGACCTTGGCGATCCCGAAGGGGCCGGTCATCCTGCACCTCCCGTCGGAGTGGGGATCGGCCAGGCCGGGACGGGCTTCTTCCCGTTGCCGTCCCAGGGGGCGGCGTAGCCGTCGGTGACCATGCGGTGGGCCACGTCGACGCCGGCCGGGGTGGTGACCAGTGCGAGGAGGCGGCCGTACTTGTCGAGCTTCACGACGTCGAGCTGGACGGCCGCGGGGAGCGGGCCGATCAGCTGGGCGAGGTGCGCGGCAGCTTCGGGGCCTCCGGGCTCGGAGTGCTCGCGGGCGTTGACCCCGGCGAGGCGGACGTCGAGCTCGATGCTCTGCCGTGGGGTCGGGAAGATCAGCGCTGTGACGTGGAGGGTGTCGCCGTCGACGACCTTCGTGACCGTGGCCGGGTAGGAGTGCGTGGTCGTCGTGCTCATCGGATCCTCCACCAGAGCGGCAGCAGGAACCGGGCGCTGGCGCGGGCGAGGACGGCGAGGGTGCGGAGGTTCGACAGCATGTCTCACCCCCTGGCTTGCTCACGTGCTGAGGGGGTTGGCCGCGAAGGTCGGCGCCGTGCGTCGCGGGGCGCTGGCGCCGACCTTCGAGGTCGCCCTGCCGTCGGGTGCTCGGCGGGGAGCTGCGGGGCCGTCGCGGGGCCCGGGGGGCGATGGTCGTATCGCTGTTGATCTAGTTGGCGTAACCGACGAACTCGTAGACCAGCCTGTGGCCTTCACTACAGGGTGAGCGTAGTTCGTAACGCTCAGTTGCGCTGTTCCCGGGGCGGGGTGCTTCCGAAACCTGCCCGTTGGACCAGGCCGCAGCTGCCGAGACGATCAATGACCGCCCGGCATCCTGCGGAACCTCGACAACCTCCACCGCGGCGCGCGGTCCGCCGCGCAGCTCCACCTGCATCAACACCACCCCTTCGGAGTAGTCGGCGAGATGGTGCAGCCGCAGACACCCGAGAAGCTGCACGCGCTACATCCGGGCTTCTCAGACAGGGAGGGCGGATCGACCGGATCGGACGAAGGTTCGACAACCAGACCGCGCAACCGGGATTCCCGCCACAGCAGACACTCGATCGCCGGATCACCCTCCGCCCACTGCTCCCAGCGATGCGGATCGCAGACCCGGCAGCGCACGTTCCACAGCGCCCGCCCCTCGACGGTGCGACGGCCCAGCTCGGTGCGCTCCGGCCGGTGCGCTTCCACCAGGGCAGCCACGAACTCGAAGAACGTGCGATGCACGGCGCGCTCCTCCCCCGAACTGTCGGCCCCGGCCGATACGCTGGTGAGGCACCGCACGGGGAGGGGTTCTCGTGCGTTGGGGTCAAGGCCCGGCCGCCGCGAGGCGACCGGGCCTTTCCCGTTCCCCCTTGGACCAGGCGGGCGCTCCCCTGCTCGACAGCCCAGACCGGACGCCCTGCTGGTGCCTCAAGCGGACCTGGCGACCCCCCGAGCAAGGGCAGGCCCAGCACCTCGAGTGCGCGCGTCAACGGTCGGCCGCCCGATGTGGGTAGCGCACCGCCTGGTGATCGTGAGCCCCTCAGCGGCGCCGCAGCTGCGGGCCGGGCGCGAGGCGCCGTGGCCGGCCGAGCCGGTTCACCGTGAAGGACCGCTGCGTGTCGCCGGGGGCGGCGATCAGCTGGGCGAGGTGGTGGTCGAGGGCGTGGTCCATCGCCGCGTACCAGGACCGGGGCCACGTGGTGACGATCTGGCCGTCGCCCTCGGGGCAGAGGTGGCAGGTGACGGTGATGGGGTCGTGCTCGCCCACGCGCCCTCCTGTTCGTGCTCGGAGGTGCGCAGGGGCTGGGGACGACGAAGGCCCGCCGACCGGATCGGTCTGGCGGGCCTTCGCGAGTGTCTGTGCGTGTCTGGAGAGACACGTGTGGCAGGCAGGAAGCTATCACCTATCCGCGGATCACTGTCAACCCGAGGCGCCCAGACGGGGGTCGATGCGGTCGAGGACGACCGGCCAGCGGGCGAGCTCGGCGCGGAGCCGCGCGATCTCCTCCTGCCGGCGCATCGCCGCCCCGGGGTCGTCCACGGAGCCGTACAGGGCGGCCCGCAGGACCCGGTCCCGGGTCTCGCGCGGGATGCCCTCGTCGTCGAGGGCGATATCGACCATGCCGAGGATGCGGCGCAGCATGTCCATCTGCAGCCGGTACTGGGCGTCCAGCTCGTGGGCCTCCGCCGCGGCGGGCATGCGGCCGAGGTAGCCGCGGACGATCTCCTCGACGCGCTCAGTCCTCACGGGGCTCCCCCTGGGCTTCGTGGATCTTCGTCTCCAGGCCGTCCAGCCACTCGGACTGCTGCGCCTTCTCCAGCTCGTGGAGACGCTCGACGGACTTGATGCTGGCCGCGACGTGGTTCTCCCGGTCGGCCTGGCGCTGCTCGTCGTCGCGGGCGATGTCGACCTCCCGGTAGTGCTCGAAGCGCCGCGCGGCCTCGCCCTCCCGAGCCTCCAGCGAGGCGACCGCAGCGATGTTGCCGTGCGCGGCCGCGAGGTAGGCGGAGGCGAGCGCGCGGAGCAGGGCGAGCGGGCTGCTGCGGTTCAGCAGACGCCCTGCGGACGCGGCGGCCAGCTTCGCCTTCGCCAGGTGGGCGGCCACGTCATCACGCAGCTTGCGCAGCTCGGCGTCGGAGATCAGGTGGGGGGTAGCGGACACGGGGTGGTGCCTTCCTGCTCGGTAGGAAGCTGCTCGGACCCGGAGCAGCGGCGGGCAAACACGACCGTGCTGAGGGCGCCGAACTGGTTGTGCGCCCACACCTGGCCGTTGTCGTTGAGGCGCTTGAGCTGCCCGCAGACGGGGCAGCGCCCATACCGGGTGCGCTGGGGTACGTCGATCACGTTGATGCCTCCGCGGGCACGCTGGCGCCCTCCGGGGTGTCGCGGATCCGGAGGAACGCGGTGACGTCGTCGGGCTTGTAGCCGCCGGGGTGTCGCTGGAGCCGGTACCGGACGCCGCCGCGGACGATGCCGCGGTTCCCCCACATCGACACGACGTCCGGGACCACGCCCGCGAGCTCGGCGACCTGGGCGCGGGTCATCAACTCCCCCGGCGGGGTCGTGTCCGGCTGCGGGACGAGCCACAGGTCGTCGCCGAACCGCTCGGCCATAGCGCGGATGCGCTCCGCCTCCACGGGGGCGTGGCGTTCGAGTTCGGCCCAGCAGAACTGGGCGTAGGTGCGCGCGCGGTCGGCCGGGGTGTCGTTCCCGAACGGCCACGGCGCGCGCTGCGGGACGCGCTGCCGGATCACGACGCGACGCGGCCGGCCGTCGCGATGAGGTTGCGCTCGTCCTGCTCGTGCCGCTCCACCGACGCCTGGTTGCCGCAGGTGGAGCAGGTGATGAGGTTCCGGGTGTGATCGCGGTTCAGGGTGCGGCAGTGGCAGTGCCGGCACGGCGTCCGCAGCCGGGTGGTGGCGATCTGCCCGGTCGCTTCCTGGGTGGCGCGGAACAGCTCGAGGATGCGGATGGCGGCCGCGGGGCCGTCGCGCTCCACCCAGAAGTCGGTGCCGTCGCGGCGCACCACGACGCCGCGGCCCTGCCCGCTCCACGGGTTCTCCCCCAGTGACCGGGCCCGGTACTCGTGCGGGCCGAGGGCGAGCAGCCAGCTCGTGTTGCGGCGGAGCAGGATCGAGCCGCGGGTGACCCGGTCGATCGTGCGGGACATGCGGGTGGCCATCGCCGACCACGGCAGGCTCATCGCGTCGGCGACGAAGTCGGCCCAGGTGCATACCTCGTGGTCGATGAGTCTGACGATGGCGTCGAGGTGGGTGTCGAGCGGGATCGGGGCGTGGATCTCCCCTCCCCCGCTGCAGTCGTCCTGCCGGTAGATGATCGCGAGCTTCGGGAGCTGCTCGGCCTCCACGGCGAGGACCTGGCGGGGCAGCTCGTCGAGCGCGTAGGCGAGGGTGCGGCGGCATCCTCCGCACAGCGCGTCGTCGGTGTGCGCTGGGGTCCAGCCGGTCCGGACACCACCGGGGCCGTAGACGGGGATCCGCTCGGTGCAGTCCTGGCCGCGGCGGCACTCCTGGGCGGCGCTCACCGACCGCTCCGGTAGCGGGTCACGCCCAGCTCCACGACGGCCATGAGGAAGAACCACAGGATGCCGAACGCGAGGGGCCGCAGCGACAGGAGCGCGAGGGTGGCGGCAGCACCGGTGAGCAGGCCGACGAACGCGAGCGTGGCGAACGGGCCGAGGCCCGGCTTCTTCGCCGGCGGCTCGGACGGCTGGGGTGCGGACTGCAGCAAGGGGGGACCTCCCGGGGAGCAGGAGGGGCCGGGCCGCCCGGGCACGTGGGCGGTCCGGCCCCAAGGGGGTGGGGAAGGTGAAGCGGGGGCGCCGCCCGCCCCGGGTCGCGTCGGGGCGGGCGGCGCCGGTCAGACGGCCAGCTGGTGCTGGTCGGGGTCCGGGGCCTCGGTGGGCTCGGGGGGCGTGGGCTCGGCTGCGCTGGGCAGGCCGAGCGGCCGGGGCTCGCGGACCCCGCAGGTGAGGGAGACGATCCGGTCGAGGATGGCGACCATCCAGGCCCGGTCGGTGTCGACGCGGCCGTTCGGGGAGGCCATCGCGATCACCTGTCTCCGGTACTCCTCCGCGTGCTGGCGGACCCGGTCGATGCGGCCGGTGGCCTCGTCGGCGCGTGCCTGCTTGGCGGTGGCGTCGTCGAGGGCGCGGAGGAACGTCTCGATCGACGGCGTCGCGGGGACGTCGATCTGCAGGACGGCGCTCACCGGGACCGCCGCCGGTTGAGCCGGCGGGAGGCGCGGGCTCGACGGTTCCTCGAGCGGGAGTCGCGGCGCGTCTGCTCCTGCGCGCCGGTGACCCAGTGCTCGCCGCTGTAGCCAGCGGCGAAGCGCGCCAGCATGACGCGCTCGTCCTTGTTCTGCGGGGTGGTGTCCGGGTCGTCGTCGGCCTGGACGTGGACAGGGCTGTCCGAGGGCATCGGGTGCTCCGTTCCGGAGGGGTGACCGGTCGGGACCTGCTCGCTCGCTCCGCCCCCGCCGGGGCGGGGAGGGGTGTGCGGAGGTTACGGGCAGGGTCGAGCTACTTGCGGTGCTTCACTGGTCCATCGGTAAGACGTGGGACCTCCGTTACAGGTTGCTCGGAGTCGGTTTCGGGTTCACGCGGGGCGGGTAGCTCGATCGGTTCGTGCTTGGCTCGGTCGTCGCGTAGCGCTCCCCGGACGACCATCCAGAGGGCGCCGACCACTCCCCCAGCGATGATCCCTGCCGTCCGGTACACGGGAGGCCATCCCCAGCCGATCGCGAGGTAGAACAGCGTGTTGCTGGTGGCTACCGCGGTGATCGCGGTGAGCAGCTTCGTGTACTGGCTCACCGGACGGTCGCCGTCACGAGCAGGGTCGCCGTCTGGGTGCCGGACTCCTTGAAGGCGTCGACGGGCAGCTCCCGCCAGCTGCCGGTGGCCTCGATGCGCTCGCGCAGCGCGGTGATGGCCTTCGTGGACCGGTAGGCCAGCGAGGCGGGCACGATCGCGACCAGGCGGCCGCCGGGGCGGACCGCGGTCCAGGCCAGCTCGAGGTGCGCCACCCACAGCGTCTTGTCGGCGTCGCTGGCGAACGGCGGGTTCAGGATCGCGGCGTCGTAGAGGCCCTCCTCGATCGTCGTGGCGTACTCCTCGAAGCTGCATTGGTAGGTCTCGGTGGCCAGCTCCTGGGCGGCGAGCTGCTGGTAGCGGTGCTCGTCGGGCTCGACGGCGTCGATCCACGCGTCGGGGAGGACCTGCCGCGCGGCGCGGACGAGGGAGCCGTCGCCGGCGGACGGTTCGAGGATCATCGCGCGGTCGTCGAGGCCGTCCAGGTGCTCGGCTGCCTCGTCGGCGATGACGTCCGGGGTGCGGAACCACCCGGCAGCCTGCTTCGGGTCCACAGGCATCGCTGCGGAGCCGACGAGCGCGGCGAGCTCGGGGCGCGGGTCGCGCGGGAACAGGTGCAGGCCCTGGCGACGGTTCCACTGGCCTCCCCCGGCGATCCGGGTCAGCGCCTTGTTCACCTCCCGGTAGGTGGAGGGCTGCAGCTGCATCGTGAGGCGGACGGAGGTCTCGTCGGCGACGGCCATCGACAGGGCGGTGCGGGCGTCGTCGGACAGGGTCGTGCGGGGCATCGGGTGCTCCAGGGGGAGAGGCGGGGTTCAGGGGAAGGGCCTGGGCGCGCCGCGGGGTGTACGGCGCGCCCAGGGCGGGGTCAGCCCTTGACGGCGATCGAGGCGAACAGCTCGTTCGCCTTCGCCTTGACGGTGTCGACGACCTGGCGGCGGGCGTCGATGATGACGGCGTTCAGGTCGCGCGACATGGCCTTGTCGACCTCCTCGCGCAGGAGTGCGCGGAAGCCGCCCTTGCGCTCGTCGCCGCTGTACCTCGACGGCTTCTCGCCCAGGTAGGCGGCGATGTCGGCGCGGATCATGTCGCGGAGCGTGGTCGGCTCGCCCTGGGGTTCGCCGTACCGGTTCGTGGGCCGGATCTCGCCGTCCAGGGCCTCCCGGACGAGGCGGGTCGCCTCGGCGGCGATCGCCTCGCGGGCGGCTTCCTTGGCGACCTCGACGGCGTTCCGGTACCGGTAGTCGTTCACGTCCCGCTTGATCTCGCGGACGAGCCGCTCGGTGATGGCCTCGACGACCATCGCGCCGAGCTCGATCGGCTCGCCGCCCTCGGGGGCGCCGGTCTCGGGGTCGTACGACTCGTTACGGACGCCGATCACGGTGTCCCAGTGGACGGTCAGGAGGGCGGGCGTGACGGGCTGCTGCTCGGGCATCGGGTGCTCCAGGGGTTGGGGTGAAGGGGGTGCCGGTGGGCGCCCTCCGCTCCCGCCCAGAGCGCGCTGGGCGGGACGGGGGACGTCCACCGGGTCAGGCGATGTCGTCCATCGGGTCGTCCTCGGCCTCCAGCTCCGGGTCGTGTTCGGCGTCCTCCTCGTCCTCCCACTCGTCCGGGTCCTCGTCGTCGGCGGTGAGGTCGTGGTGCTCCACCCTCGCCACCACGACGCCGCCGATCACGATGGCGCCGACCTCGTCGGGCTTCTCGTCGGCAGGGGCGGGCTTGAACTCGTCGAGACCGGACAGGTCGACGTCGGGGGCGTCGTCGTCCTCGTCGTCCGCGTCGTCCTCATCGGGGTCGCCGTCGTAGATCGGCTCGTCGGCCAGCTCCTCGGCGAGGTCGGCGCCGTGCGCCTCCCGGGCCTTGTCCTCGGCGTCCTGCCGGGCCTTGTCGACGGCGTCGATGGTGTCCTGCTCGATCTCGGCGAGCTGGTAGCCCCAGGCGGCGAGCTGGCGGAGCATGCGGGCGTCCACGTCGTTGGGGTTCCGCCAGACCTGGCGCTCCTCGGTCTTCTCCTCCCATGCGCACAGGACCAGCGCTGCGGTGTGCACGGCGAGCTTCTTCGGCGTCCAGTGCTCGGCGCCGGCGCGGAGGGTGGCGAGCTGCTCGTCGATGGTGCCCAGGCAGGAGAACTTGTCCTGCGGGCGTTCGGTCTCCAGGCCCATCGCGTCCCGGTACTTCCGGAAGCCGTGGTACCCGGACAGCGCTTCCTCGAGGTAGGTGTTCGAGTGGAGCATCTCGAAGTACACGAAGCGTTCGACGTCGGGCAGGGACTTGCGCTGCATGAGTTCCTGGCGGATGAACGCGCGGCGCACGGTGGTCGCGGCCTTCCAGAGCTTGTTGTTGGCGATGACGCGCTTGCGCTCGGCGGCCTCGGCCTCCCGGTCGGCGTCGGTCTTCTCCTGGGTGGCGGTGCCGTAGGCGGCGTGTTCCTTGTGGCCGTTGGCCTTGAAGTCGGTGCAGTACGGGACGAGCTTGACCCGCTTGACGCGCTCGCGGGCCTCGGCGTCCCAGCTCAGCTGGATCCCGACGTACACGAGGTGGCCGGGGCAGGTGCGGTGCTTCTCCTCGGCCTCCTCGGGGGAGTCGCCGTGTGACCAGCCCTCGAAGCCGTAGACCTGGCGGGCGCCGGACTCGTAGGCGGGGGCTTCCTTGCAGACGTTGGCGACGCCGGCGGCGCGGAGCTCGGCGACGCGGGCGTCGACCATCTCCCGGTCGGCGCGCTCCTCGCGGGCGATCTCGGCGACGTGGTCGAACTGGCCTGTCGGGGCGGCGGCGGTCAGCTTCGCGACGACCTCGGGCTCGTCGGCGAACTCGTCGACCACGGCGGCCTGGTCGATGGTCAGGGCGTGGGACTTCGCGACCTCCTTCGCGACCTCGGACTTCGAGACGCGCAGCGCCTTCTGGACGGTGTCCTTGCCGAGGTGGGTGCGCTTCTGGATCTGGGCGGCGGACACACCGAGGAGGGCGAGCTGCTCGACGGCGGCGATCTCGTCGGCCGCGGTCATGGCTTCGCGGTGGACGTTCTCGACGAGCTGGTCGGTGATGCGGTCGATCTCGTCGGGGTCGGTGACGACGCGGACGGGGACGGTGGGCAGCTTCGCCTTCACGGCGGCGAGGGTGCGGCGCTGGCCGCGGAGGACGGAGAGTCCGCCGTCGTCGTCGCGCTTGCAGGTGATGGTCTCCAGGACGCCGCGGTCCTTCACGGAGGCGCAGAACTCGGGGTCGAGCTTCACGTCCTGGCGGACGTTGGCGAAGATGCGCAGCTCGGTGGGGTCGATGTGGAGGATGCGGTCGGTGTCGTCGGCCAGCTCGGTGGTGGTCATGTCTCGGGTGCTCTCTCTCGGTTGGGCCGGGGGTGTCGGCTCAGTGGTGGAAGGGGGCCAGCACGCTCTCGCTCATCGCGGCGACCTTCTCGGCCAGCTCCATCACCAGGAGGTAGGCGTGGGTGCGGAGGTGGGCGTGGAGGTTCAGCGTGCGGGCCATCGGGGGGTGCTCCTCGGGAGGGGGGTGGCGCCCTCGGTGGGCGCCTCTCGGGGGGTACCGGCAAAGCGTACCTCTCCCGTGGAGCACTGATCAACACTGAAAAACGGTCGGGCGTGTCGCCCCGCTGATCAGCACTGACCCTCTGACCAGGTCAAACAGGCCCCTCCCCGTGGCACGGCTGGTCCGGCGGCCGCACCGCAGCACAGGTCCCGCAGACCCACGCCGGCGACAGCTCCCGCGCCTGCAGCGGGTCCGACGGCCGAGGAATCCAGGACGGATGCCGGACCGGCCCGCCCGGACCCATGACGGCCCAGGACGGGCGACGCACGAGCGCGCTCACCGGCCCGACCCCTCGAAGCCGACCTCGGGTCGCCCCTGGACGAGGTCGCCGTCGTTCACGGCGATCCGGACCGTGCACTCCCCCGGTCCGCCGAGCTCGTCGGGGACCTCCTCCGTCACGACGTTCACGACCAGCTCGCCGCCCTTCCAGTGGGCGATCACGAGGGCGCCGCCCACCCGGAGCGCTGGGCGCTCGTCTGCGGTGGTCTGGGGCAGGAACTCGGCGGCCTGATTGAGCCGCTCCTCGGTCGTCTCCGGCACCCAGAGGTCCACCGGCCAGTAGTAGCCAGACATCGCTCAGACCTCCTGGCTGGTCGGCAGGCCGAAGCGGGCGGCGTCGCGCTCGTAGACCATGCGCGCGAGCGCTCCGCCTTCGTAGGCGGCGCGCTGGGCGTCCTGCAGCGTCGGGTAGTGGGTGCCGTGGAGCGGGTGCCGCTCGGCGATCTGACCGATGCTGTCGTAGCGCATGGAGAGCTTCCGGCAGAGGAGCTGCCAGATCGGCTCGCCGCCCTCCTGCTGGTAGGCGACGTGCCAGCCGCCGATCACGGCGCAAGCCGGGCCACCCTCGGCGTAGGTCGGGACGGCGTCCCAGGGCAGCTCCTCGACGGTGTAGAGCCGGTACAGCGTGTTCGGGCTGCCGCCCTGCAGGCGGGGCAGGCGGGTCGGGGTGACGGTCGCAGTCATCGGGTGCTCCTCAGGGGTGGTTGAGGGGTTCGAGTGTTGGGGTCAGGCGGCGAGGTGGTCGCGGACGGCCTGGACGGCGGCGTCGGTGAGGACGTGGTCGCCGCAGGTGAAGCCCGCGGCGTCGCGGTAGTTGCGGTCGACGAAGCCGCCGCGGTCGGGGTCGTCGTCGAAGACGTCGTCGGGGTCGAGGGCTACGTGGAACAGGCCGTAGACGATCGTGTCGACGGTGGCGGGCTCGACGTCCAGCTCGGTGGCGAGCGAGCAGATCGTGTGCTGCATCGGAGGCTCCTCAGGCGGGTGGGGGTCACGCTCTTGGGTACCGTTAAACCGTACCGTGCGGTGAAGGGCTGATCAACACTGAAAAAGGCCAGGCCGTGAAACCACGGCCTGGCCTGCGCACTACTCCCCCGACGGCCGCCAGCCGCCCTGCTCCCGCTGCCGCTGCAGCGCCTGCAACAACGGCGACCTCGACACCTCCAGCGCCCGCTCACGCAGCGCCTGACGCCCGAGCTGCACCCGCACCGCCTCCGCCGTCTGCAGCTTCCAGGCGTCCTCCCGCGCAGCGTCCTGGATCTCGAAGAGCTGCCCCCACTCGGCCCGCGTAAGGAGGATGCCGATCACCGGCTGGTCAGGCACCGGCCACCGCCTCGGCCGGCTCACGCTCGCGGAGCTTCTCCACCGCTGCCTTGAGGTCGGCCAGGTCCCGCTGGTCGAGCTTGCGGAGCAGGCGCTCCACGTCCTGCGCGCTGTGCCGGGCACGAGAGGCGACCAGCTCGGCCCGCCGATACACGGAGCCGAGGTCGCGCAGAGCAGCGATGACGTCGGCGACCTCGACCTCGTGCTCCCAGCGCCCGATCCGCTCGGCCTCCAGCGACTGTGGACCACCGAGGCCGATGACGATCCGCTCGACAACCTCGTACAGGCGTTCCCGGGCAGGGCTCTCTCGCGGCGTCCGGAGGCGCAGCTCCGCCAGCTCCTGCTGCTGCCGCTGGTAGGTGTCCTGCATCGCCCGGTGGTCGACGCCCTGCCGGTACAGCCGCCAGTGCAGCCAGCGGGCGATCGTCTCGTACGCCGGCCCCTTGTCGACGGGCTTGAGCCTCGGAGCCTTCCGCAGCACCGTCATCGACCTGGTGCGGCGCCCGGACGGCGGCGCCATGATCCCCCACAGCTCCGGGATCTCCAGGCCCTCGATCAGGGCGGGGTCGGAGACGACGAGCCACCACTCGTCGCAGTACCGGAGCCATGCGTCGGGCTTCGTGGCGTCGGCGAGCTCGGCGAGCAGGTCCGACCTGGTCACCTTGATCTCGTGGCCGATCAGCTTGCCGTGGGCGGCGATCGAGACGCCCTGCCAGATCAGGTCGGCGCGGCGCGGCGACGCTGGGGCCTGGATCTCGGGGGCGAAGATCCCGGCCGGCTGTCGCCCCTCGGGTAGGTAGTGGCGGCGCAGCAGGTCCAGGACGTCCCGCGCGGTCACCGGCTGATCACCGGGCACGGAGCACCACCTCCAGCTCCTGCAGCGACACCCATCGCCGCTCCCCGCCGCGGGTCGGGGACGCCGGCCACTCCACGATCACCGGGGCGGCGAGGCCCGTCGGCACCATGCCGTCCGACTTCCGGGGCACAGCGAGCCACCCGACCGCGGCCCACGTCGACGAGCGCTTCTCCGGCTCGGCCAGCCGCACCCGGTTCCCCCACAGCTGGGTGGTCAGCACCCAGCACGACGGGCACAGCGACTCCCCGACCCAGTCGTACAGAGGGGCGATCGTCGGGCAGCGCTCGCACATCCTGGGCGCCGTGATCGGCTTCGCCTTCGCCGGGGCGGTCACCGCCGGGCTCCCGTGCGCAGCGCAGACCTGCTCGTGCCGATGTGCTGGGCGCCCGCCGGGAGAACCGACTGGGCGGTCCAGACCTGCCAGCACGCCGGCGAGCCTGCCGCGCGCGTCCATCCGGCCGGGACGTCGCCGACCTTCGGGGGCCAGATCCAGACGACGTCGCCGACGATCGGGCGCATGTCGCGCTCCTGCTGGGCAGTCACCGGGCGTCCTCCGCATCGGGCGCCGGCGGGACGACCAGCTTCGCCGCGGCGGTGCCGACGATGTCCTTCCGGCCGGCCGTCTCGGCGGCCTGGTTGAGGGCGTCGGCGAGCTGCCAGCGGCCCATGCCGTCGAAGTACCGGGCGAGCGCGTACAGGCGGCGCTGGGCCTGGCAGTTCACGCACGTCGGTGAGCAGTCCGGGGTCTCCTGCGCGCGGTGGAGCTCGGGCAGGTCGGGCGGGCGGACACCGCGGGGCGGGTAGACGCCGCCGTTCGCGGCCTTCGCCCAGTCCACGGCGTGCGCGACGAACTGGCGGAGGATCTCCTCCTCCGCCTCGTCGCCATCCCAGCTCCTGCCCGGCTGGTCGTCGCCGGGGATCAGCTCGTCGATCGCGTCCCGCAGGAACCGGTACGCGTCGCCGTCCTGGTCCACGTGCTCGACGACCCAGGAGACGCCGCCGTCGGAGTGCGGGCCGTGGCCGCGCGGCTTGCTGCAGCGCCGGTGCGGGTGGAGTTCCTCGCCGCACGGCTCGACAGCGAGCCGCGACCACGGCGACTCCACGATCGGCCAGTCGGCCACGTAGGCGTGCGGCAGGACCTCGATGCCCGCGAGATTCCCGGCGGCCGAGGGCCGGCCGACGAGCCACAGCAGCTCGTGCTCGTAGTCCGCGCGCAGGGCGAAGCGGTCACCGTCAGTACGGATCGTGCCGAGCGGGTCAGGGGTCGGGTCAGCCACGGTGCACCTCCGCGAGCTGCTCGACGTGCGCGACCGCGGCGAGCACCGCCAGGGCGTGCTGGCGGGCGTCGTCGAGGTGCTCGTGGTCGATCGTCCGGCCGTGGATCTTCACCATGTCCCCCAGGACCTGCACACCGCCCTCCCACGCGGCGATGCCGGTGCCGGCGTGGAACGACCTCCACGGCGGCAGGACGACGCCGCCGCCGACGACGTCCTCCACCGTGGGCGCTGCGGACTCGGCGAACTGGGCGGCCAGCTCCTCGAGCGTGGCCGGCGCGGCGGCGGTCACCGGCTGCCCGCCCACACGAGCGCGGCGGCCAGCAGGTACCCGGCGACGTGACCGGTGACCTTGCGGGCCGCGTGGGCGGCATCCCGGGCCATCCCGGGCAGACCAGGGCTGTTCAGTTCCATCGGGTGCTCCTCGGTGAGGGTGTCCGGCCCGGGGGTGGTCGAGCCGGTGTCTGGGTGCCTGCTCAGGCAGGCGGTGGGTCGTGCGGAGGGTCCGCGAGCCACTCCAGGCAGCGGCGGGCGGCGTCGAGCTGCTCCCGGCGCAGGTGCAGCGGGGCGCGCCACCAGCCGCCGTGCTCGTCGAGCCGCTCCGGGCTGGTCGCCCAGGCGGCGTGCGCGAGCCGCTTGATGTCGGCCGCGCCGGTGGACAGGGCGATCACGCGGGAGCCGCGCCCGGTCGGCGGCTGGACGGCCTCAGTCGCTCGCTGAGCGGGGATCACTGGCGTGGGGTCCTCCGCCACGGGGGCGGTGCCGCTGGTGTCCGCCAGGAGGAGCAGGAGGTCGTCTCGGGCCACGACCAGACGCGCTCCCCCGTCCGCCTCCGCGGCACGGCGGAGACGGACGCGGTAGTCGGCGGTCATCACGAGTCCACGCCGTGGGCGCTCACGCGACCCGTCCATCGCCCATGCCGGGGAGGCGAAGCGACCCGGTCCGGACGTACCCGGGCCGCTGGTCCTCGTCGTCCTGCTGCCACGGGTTCGCCGGGCGGCCGACGGCGCGCTTGTCGCCGGCGGCCTCGGCGCGCTGGTAGATCCCGTCCCACTGCTTCAAGGTCAGGCCGACCCGGGCGGGGAAGCGGGCCCAGGACACGACGTCGCGCAGGGCGTGCCACTCGGCGAGCGCGACCTCGTCGCGCATCGAGTCCTCCGGGATGGTGACCAGCTCGTCGCGGGCGCGGCGGCGCGCTGAGGGCGACTTGCTGCCCATCAGCCCCGGTCCAGCCGCTCGGCGATGTGCCGGGCCTGCTCCTCATAGGAGCGGCCCCGCCACTCGTCGCTATCGGTCTCCACGAGCAGCTCGGTGAGCTCGGAGATGTCGAGCCACACCGGGCGCCGGCCGCGGAGGACCAGCTGGATGGCGTCCAGGAGCGGGTAGGACTCGGGCCGCATCACCGACACGCGGGTGTCGGCGGTGACCGTGGCCGTCGACTTGTGGCCGTCGGCGTGGCGGATCTTCACGTCCACGGTGTCGTAGCTGGCGAGTCGATTGTCGGGGGCGCTGCGGGCGCGCTCCAGGAGGGCAGCCTCGTCCTGGTCCACGGCGGCCGCGCGGAGCACCGCGGTGGCGGTGGCGACCGCGGCCTCGTGCATGTTGAGGCCGGAGTCGCGGGCCGCGTACAGGGCGTCGATCGCGGCCTTGTCGACGTCCTCCCGGCCGGTGCCGCTCATGCCCGGGCCTCGGCCTTCACGTCGTGGTAGGCGGCGATGATCCGGCGGGCCAGATCGTGGAACTCGACCACGGTGCGGTGATAGGGAAGCTCGGCCAGCCGGGTGTCGATCGCGTTCACCGGGGGCAGCTCGTCCCGCACCGCCCACAGGACCTCGGCCGCCGCGGAGAGGTCGCCGAGCCCGGCGGCCGGGGTGCAGTCGCAGTCCTGGGTGAGCGCGCCGCCGTGCAGCGAGCACGTCTTCCAGTCCCCGTTCTCCCAGCGCGTCGGGGCGCTCTCGGGGTCCAGGAGCGTGACGACCGTGGAGTCGCCGCAGCCTGCCCAGAACTCGGCGGCGAGCAGGGTGTCGGGCAGGTTCTGCTCGAGGACCGTGGCGACGTCGGCTTCGACGTGGTCGGGGTGGATGTCGCAGTGCTCGGCCCACTCGCGGCGGTCGACGGTGACGCGGAGGACGCGTTCCACGGTCACGGTGTCGGGCTGCGCGGGCGGCTCGACGACGACCTGCCAGGTGGGCGCGATGCGGAGCAGGTTCTCGGAGTCCAGGTAGCCCTCCATCCCGGAGAGCTGCCAGCGGGTCGGACCGGTGCTGCCGGCGGGGATGGCGAGTACCGCGACGGCGGGGTGGGGCGGGTCGACGGGGCGGATGACGGTGCCGCGGGCGAGCCGGTCCAGCTCGCTGGCGGCGGCGTACGTGGGCAGGGCAGAGCTGTCGGACATCGGGTGCTCCAGTGAGGTGCGGGGCCCGGGGGTGGTCGGGCCTTGCGGGTGCAGTGTGCCCGCCCCCACCGACAGGCCGTCGGTGGGGGCGGGCCGGAGGATCAGAGTCCGGGGTAGGGGGCGATCTGGTGGCAGGTCGGGCAGGCCGCGTCGGTGGCCGCGGCGAGGCCGGGGACCCAGCCCATCTGCGTCCAGCGGCGGGCGCCGTAGTGGGCGCCGCAGATCGGGCGCATCGTGTCGGCGTCGGCCAGGTGCACGCTGGGGGTGCCCTCGGCGACCATCAGCGCGTAGGTGAAGCCGCCGTCGGGGACCCGGTAGAGCTGAGGGTCGCGGAACGGGCGGTCGTCGCGGATCTGGAAGACCTCGCCGCGGATCTCGACCAGGTCGCCGACCTTCACGTCGATGACCGGTGCCTGCGGGAGCGGGACCGCGGCGATGACGGTGCCGCAGGCGATGAGGTCGGCGCGGACGCCTCGGGTGATCGGGCCGTCCTGCTCCTCGCGGCCTTCGCCATCGGGGCCGCGGAACAGGATCCGGAAGTTCGTCTGGTGGCCCTGGTGCTTCGAGTGCATGCGGAGCTCGGTGCCGAGGTGCGGGGTGCGCCAGAAGTCGGGGCCGTAGTCGACGGGCTCGACGTCCAGGTGGATCGGGGTGCGGGTGGCGGTGGCGGTCATCGGGTGCTCCTCGGGGTTCGGGGGCGGGGGTGTCGCCCCATCAGGTACCGCTAAAGCGTACCGCGCCCAGCACTGGGGCGCAATACTGAAAATCAGACGCGCTCCTGCCGC